GACTTGTTAGATGACAAAGCAGATAAGTCAACTACGTATACCAAAACAGAAGTAAATGACTTGTTAGATGACAAAGCAGATAAGTCAACTACGTATACCAAAACAGAAGTAAATGACTTGTTAGATGCAAAAAACGACACATTGACCATTATCGCTGGGGAAAATGTTGCAATCACAACAGATGTTGATAATAATGAATTTACAATTAGTGCAACGGATACCACATATGATGAAGCATCGTATAATCAACTCGGTTTGGTGAAAAGTGGTTCTTCTATGAAAATGATTGATGATTCATATCAACCATGTCCTATCATTGAGGGCATCCCTTATTATTCCGCATTAGAAATACCTCGTAAAATTGAGAGATATGGCATTAAAGTAGAAAAGAATAATTCTAATCCAGAAACCAGATGCACATACATGTACGATGCCGTTGGCTTTACGCCAGCAGGAATGCAGTATAATGATAGTGATATCGAAGTCTCTACGTTCTCGTATGGCAGTTGGGTTGATGCTTTCTTCGTGAAAAATAATTATCCTGTAATGTGTAACTATGATGGTTCGGAAGATTATAAACTTTCACCATCTAATCATGCATATAAAGAGGATGGTGAAACAGCATCCGATATCTCTGATACAGCATATACCGGAAATGCTATGAGTTGTTTCGATTGTAAAATCTGGATTAAGATGTGGGAAGATGCTAATTTTGAATATTATGTTGTGTCGAATTATCGGCTTGATGAAGATTATAAAGATTATCCTTATATCAGAGCAGATGGCACGCATGCTGATAAACTATATTATCCCATGTTTAAAGGTAGTAGTGTTGACGGTAAACTGAGAAGTATTGCGGGAACATATCCGCAAGGCAGAACAACTGCTTCAACAGAAGTTACAATATGTTCTGCTAATGGAACCAATTGGCAAATTGGAGACTGGGCACATAGAACATGGTTGAATGTTTTATTACTATTAATGGGTAAGAACGATGATACACAGCTGGTATACGGTGAAGGTTGCACCAGTAATGGCCGTGATGACATAGGAATCAATTATGGTTTTCCAATAAACGGTTCTCTTATGGATAAAGGTCAATTCTATGGTTATGCAACAGCAAAATCAACCACGAAATCCATGAAAGTTTTCTATATAGAAAACTGGTGGGGAACACGTTTGGACAGATGTCTTGGGTTGTGGAATGATAAGGGTACCTACAAGATTAAATGGACGCCAACTTATTCTGTGAGTGCTCCAGATGACGATTGTCTCGTCATGAGTGGCGTTACGGTTCCTGAAACTGGTTATCAAAAGACGATGTCAAACACTTATGGAAGATTATGTGTTAATACTTCTTCCGGTTCTGCATCGACATATACTTGTGATTATCATTATACGAATAACGCGACGACATGTTTAGCGATTGTCAGTGGCAACAACTGGAGTAGTTCTTACGATGGTGCCTGGTTCGTGGACGTCGCCAGTGTGCCGCTGCGCTCGGCCTGGTACATCGGTGCTTCGCCATATCTAAAACAACCTTCTTAAGGGGTGGGCGTCTCAATCACAGACATACGGATTTTATCAACGGTTTATGCAAGATAAATTGAATGCAAAACAATTGAAACGGACAGTGTCGTCACATTTCAAGAAACTAAAGGAGAGTTCAATATGGAATTAAAGTTTCATGTGTCTGAATCTACGATCGAACCAGAATTATTGGACATTACATCATGTCCAGATGGTGTTTATATCAGAAGAAATGCAACAACTACACAACGAGAAATGGAAGACGGTACTCTTCAGGAAATGTATCTGTATGAAGAAGCATTTCTTTCTAAACAAGATTATGCCGTGTATTTGACACAACAAAATGCTGCAAACATTGACTATATCGCTATGATGCAGGAGGTTGATTTATAATGAAACATTCTAAAAATTTTGAAAAAGTAAAGAATTATTATGACAATGGATTATGGAATGAAACGCGTGTTCGCAATGCAGTCGGTAGATGGATTACTGCTGAAGAATATGAAGAAATTACTGGCAATCTTTATGAATCTTAATTGAAATTATATGAAAGGCGTTTTCTATTATGGAAAACACAACAAAAACAACAGTTACAGAAACAACAGCAACTGATGTAAAGGTTGCAACTGCTGCAGTTACTTCTTCTAACAAGAAAGTTGGCATTTCTTCCCCGTGGATTGAAACTTATAAGAAGATTAAGGCTCTTTTTGAAACAGATGAAGAACTCGAAATCACCGATTGCCAGCAGCTAATTGGAGCAAACAATTATGCATTCTCCATCGGTTCTCGCAATACAGCAAAGCTGAAAGCACTTGAAAAGATTCTGAAAAGCGAATATGTATTTGGTAATATCAAGCTATTCGTTAACTTCGAATATCAGGAAAATCTGGAAGCTGTAACAGATATGGATTACAAGACTGCATTTACTGGAAATGGTGTTCTTTCTGACATTCAGGTCTCTACCAATCCGATTGTTGATGGTACAACATTTGTATTGTTTGCACCTGAAGTCATCCAATTCTTCAATGATGACCTTGGTGACTACGATGGAAACTTCAATGGTCTTGCAGAAGATATCGCCAGAGAAATCTTTAAAGAACAGCCGAATGTTAAGTTTAGCACTGATGTTTATCGGTAATAAAAATACACATGTAAGAATAGAGCCCCCATATGGGGGCTCTTCATATTATGATGATTTAGCTTGATGTGACTCATTGTATTTATCAACACCACGTAGAAATGCATCCACGTTTGGATTAAACCGAATATGCCATTCTTTGTTATCGTTCTCAGTGCCATAAATAGTAAATGTATCAGCAAAGTTCTGTATGTCAGTCTTGTCGGATATCTCGGACTTTACTGATTCATCCAATTCCGGAATATTTGCATACAGTAAATCGCGAGCAACACATGGGTGATGTTTGTGTTCTTTTGGGTTATATCCCTCGGGGAATGTAGCACCGATGTTGATTAACATGCGATGTGTATCTTTGTACTTGCGGACAATTTCAACTTGTTCTGGGTTGGACATCCACGTCATGGGGATTACGATAACATCTGCTTCGTCGATATTTTTAGCAGGTTCGATTGTACATGCATCCTGATAGATACTAGGAATGATTCTGCTCATGAACAGGTTATATTCCAGCTGATTAATCTCCTGGAATATTTCAACATCGGTCTTGAGATTGTCAATCATGATGTACACAGATACAGCTTCATCTTTAAATTCAGTCATAGTTATTACCTCCAATATATTTTTTCAATATGTTTGTTCTTTATTTGTATTAATTTCCATATTCACAAAAAAGTAAACATTTCTTTTTAGAAAGGAGAAATCGTTATGGCAGTCATTTCATATGCATACAATGACAAAACACAATTGTCCAAACATTTCAATGTACAAGAGTTTCGTTGTAAATGTGGAAAGACACATGATATTCTGATATCACAAGAATTGGTATATCAGTTGGAACGTTTGTTTGACACACTTGATTGCTCCAAGATCATTGTGTCGTCAGGACATCGTTGTTCTGAATATGACAAGAGGATTGGTAATTCCGGTGTGGGTCAGCACATTCTTGGAAAAGCCGCTGATGTGTATTGTTATGATCAGAACAACAAAGCAATCTCCACTAAGATTGTGTCTTGTGTTGCCCAAGATCTTGGATTTGGTGGAATTGCAAACATTAATTCTGCATATACTTGGATTCATTTGGATGTTCGTACTTCCAATATTTACATGGGAAATGAAATCATTAACTATCACACATTGACTGATGATTTCTACAAGTATTATGGATTAACCAAAGAAGAAGTATATGGAGAAAAGTACAAACCACCTACAACAACAGAAACTAAGAAAGGAGAAGATGTAGTTATGACACTAAAAGGTGTAGACTTATCCAAGCATAATGGAAACGTTGACTTTGCAGCATTATCCAAGAATGTGGATTATGCAATCATCAGAGCTGGTTATGGGAAACTTGCCTCCCAAAAAGATACCAAGTTCGAAGAATACTATGCTGGATGCAAGAAGTATGGGATTCCAGTTGGAGCATACTGGTATTCTTATGCAACATCTGTTTCTGAAGTAAAACAAGAAGCACAAGTATTCCTGAATGTTATTAAGGGCAAACAGTTTGAATATCCTGTATATTTTGATTTGGAAGAGAGGAAGGCATTCAATACTGGTAAAGCAAACTGTTCCGCAATGGTTCGTGCATTCTGCGGAAAGTTAGAAGAAGCTGGATATTATGCTGGATTGTATATGAGCAGAAGTCCATTCACTACTTACATGGAAAGTGATATCAAGGACAAGTACACATTGTGGTTAGCAGAATACAATAGTAATCTGAATTACAGTGGTACTGTTGATATGTGGCAGTATGGTGATAAAGGACGTGTGAATGGTATTTCGGGCAATGTCGATATGGATTACTGTTATAAGGATTTCCCAAGTATCATTAAGAAAGTGGGCTTGAATGGATATCCGAAACAAACAACAACTCCCACAACCACTCCGGTAGAAGAAAAAAAGCAGGATGATGGGGAGATTGTGGATGCTCCAGTTGTTGCTCCGACTGTTACGGTGGAAGATACACAAGAGAAAAACAAAAAACAATTTACCATTTCATTCGACGATCATACTTACTCTGGACTACTGGAAGAACAATAACAGTACAAGAAAAACGCCCCCGTTGTGGGGGCGTTTGTTAATTAATCTTCACAATGTCCAGTCTTTCGGTGGTTCGTCACTGGGATTTTCTATCAGATATACATTCAGGTCTGGACGTCTCCAGTTGCCAAGAATCTCAGAACTCGTTGCACGAGGGATATATTTGAGAGTATATTGCAGATGCGGTTTCTCCACAATGTTCGCAATGAAATCTTCCCAGAACTCTATCGGTGCTGTCACCTTCATGAGGTTTCGCTTTGCCTCTTCATCAGTGCCTTCGAGGATTTGCATAAGGACATGCTCGAATATCGCCATTTCAGGAACGGAGGTATGGGATTCTCTATAGATAATGACACTTCCATCGTCATAATCGATGACCGCAGGATTCATGGCCATCATACAGTAACATCCGATGTGCATTTGGACATAGTAACGAAAACTACTGGGATCGCCAGGATCCCTTATCCCGATTCTCGTTCTGACATTCATGTTATTAGGGTCTGTAATATCAACATTTGACATGGTTATCGGGTCTAATCCATTGGTAACAACCGACGTCTCCTCTATTGTGATTTTACGAATCATCCCATCGTGTCCGCGTACGATGAATTCCTCAATGCTACGTCCTGCATTGATGATGTGCCCTGAATATGCCTCGATAATGGCGCCTCTAAATAAGTCTGACATTAACATAATTGATTCCTCCTATTGTTAATTTCTTGGAATTGCAATCCATACCATCGGTTTAAAATGTGTTCCTAAAGAACTATTTAATACGGATAAATCCATTCGGCCGATGATGAAGGGTTTGTCCCAGGCTGGAATGGACTTATTTGGCGCTGTGGCTTTGACATTCCAGCTGATTTCAACATTAGCTGTGTTCATATGTGTTCACCTCCCTTCGTGGATTTTATTGATGCAATCGGATTCATACTGAACCAGCTCCTTTAAATTATTTTATGGAATACCCCGCCCATATGGGCGGGGTACATTTTCATTCTGAATTATTTGACATCGGGGATATTGACGAAGACTCCCAGTTCTTTGGCATATACGAGAAGCGCTGTCATCTGCTGATGAAGGTTGATAACATCGTTGACGAATGCGGAACCGGTGGGCCAAAGACTACTGAATCTGATTTCGGAACCGCCAGTGGCATACAAATTGAGCGCCGCTAACGCCCTTACAGGAACACGTGCAGGTTCCAAACTGCCTGTATAATATGCGTCGTCAACTTTGGCCATTTCGACAAATGTCATCGAAATCCCGGGAACCAATGCAAGGGGAGAGATTTGGATTACCAATCTGATATTCTCATTCCAGTCAAATTCCGCCAATCCTTCGGGAGGTGCTGCATCTGCATTCTGAGGTTCCATTGCGTTTCTCATTATGAAGTCCTCAGATTTATGAACTGTGTATTCCATGTTGGGATACAGTTCCTTCAGACGTGATATGGTCATATCAGCAAATGCAAAGTTCATTTTATTGTTAATAGCTGCCACTTCGTTTGTGTGGTTCATGAATTCGTTCAGTCCGTTGTTCATGAACTGATACTGATTGTTTACCTTTTCCATAATAATAGTTCCTTTCTAAATTAAAAGCATTTTGAACCCTTAATGGGTGGCATGCCTGTCTGTATACTGGCTAGCGCCACCACATTATTTATGGGCTCGTCGAGATTACACACAACAGCAGAATCAAAGATTACTCAAGTAAATGTGGATAGATTTTATGGTATATTTTTTCTTTTATACATTCTCTATTCATATTCTTGAGCAATACATTGCTTCTGTTATTGTTGTGATAAATCGTCTTTGTAGTCATGGTTTTCACCTCCATTTCAACATCTGACACTCTTGTTATTCTTCGTCTCCGCGGAAGCGGACTGTGTCAGTTTCGAAGTCATAGTCGACGGGCATTTCGTCGGCCGTATCGAAATCACCCTTCTTGACTAATTTCTTAAGTACTCTCCAGATTGTGCTGAAGAAAGATTCACATCTGAGAGATTTCTTGTATTTACTTGCCCATTTCTTGTATTCTTTCTGGGTGGTCATCTTTTCTTCTGTAATGAAAGTAAAGATGACTGTGGGTTCTACATAGGTTTCTGCCAGATGGGCTTCCCATTCGTCATCGCTCATGTCAATCGCATCTTTCTTTGCTTTTAAGGCCTCGATTTTTTCAATCAATGTTTCAAGGTCCATGATTGTCAGTAAAATTTCCATAGTATTATTATCCTTTCTTTGACTCTTCCGTATTTCATAATCAGAGTCTTTGCAATTTGATATTTTAAATTTGTGCGCACTTTATGTCAAATGAGAACTACATTAGAGGGGAGCTGCAGTCTCCCCTTAATGCAATTCATCTGAGGTTAATGTTAGCCTGTGATTTTCTTGTAGCTTTCACCGCAGTCAACAACTGCCATGAGTTTCTTAATCCAGTTGGCGAGGTCCGTATTGATGACGTCATCATTTTCAAATCCGTCAAATGTCTTTTCGCGATAGGTTCCGTTTACCGTGTCGATGTCGAGTCTGTATCCGTCACCATTGAGAGGTCTCCCCTTTGTTGTTGCTGTGAGGTTCATGCTCACGAATCTTCCATCTGTCTTGATGTGGAACACCATCTGCATAACGCCCTCCGGAGGAACCTTATCCCCTTTGATGTTGACATCAATGAAAAGGTTTCCGTTGGCATGTTCAATATGCCAGTTTTCGAACAGCATAAAGCCATCGAGTTTGTCGAACAGGTCTGCGACTGTCTTATGCAGATAGGAATTGAGCTTATTGTTAGCATCGATATGATCAAGCCGCATTAAGAAGTCCATACAGCCTAAGAGTATACCTTTTGCTGTCTGGGAGTCGAGCCCAGTCACAGCGGGAAGGCTATTAGGTCCATTCCACAGTCCTTCAGCTACGGGAGGCTGATTTAAGAGCGTATACGGTGCACCACCGAACGAAGGCACGGGGACAGGAGGGGGTGTCATCATCGGTGCCTGAAAAGGAGGTACAATCATCGGTTCCTGAGTGGGTCTGGGACCCATAGGAATAGCAGGTGCTACCACAGTCTGAGTCTGCTTCTCAGGTTCTTCGACTGCACTGTCATCTTCGACTTCAGTGAATCCTTCGCTTAACATTTTTACGCGAACGAAAAAGTCGGCATCATCCTTGATGTCGAGCTTCTGCAGTGTCAGATTGACTGCTTCCATTCTGGTGTTCACGTTCTCATCGGATACGATGAACTTGCGGGTTTTGCCGTTAATCTTAATGGTTACATTATAAACTTTACTCATGATAAATTCTTCCTTTCTATAATAAGAGAGACGCTCCCCGAAGGGAGCCGTCTCATTTGTTGATTAGTCTACTTTTGTGAATGACAGGCTCTGCGTAGATAATAGCACTGTGGAGTCTTGCTCTTGTGTCTTTAATCAGACCAGTTTCGATATCATACAGCTTGTCTTCCCATACCAGTTCGTCGGTGGTGATTTCAAGCTCATAAACCAATGCACCATTAACCCCGACAGTGTAATGAGGCAGTGCAAACAGATGCATTGTGACTTCGTCCTTGTTTCCACGGAATACACATTTCAGTGTATCAATACTGTCGTGGAGTTCTAATTTCCATTCACCGTCATTATAGGTCTCGATGATATAGGAACCATCACTGCTACGGAAGCCGCAGTGTTCAGCAAGTGCTGTTACCGTTGTCAGCACCCAGTCTTTGATGTCGCAATCTGTGTCGGCATCATCGAGCATTTTTTCGACATCAATTCTCAGGGTATTGTTGCCACCGAGACACTGATGAATGTCAGGACGATTAATCTCTACATAGGCGTCATCTGCGAGTGTCTTGACGTCTACTGTATGCTGAATGCCATTCCGGATTTCCTGGAAGTGGAATTCCATTGTTTTGACTTCATTTTCCCCGTCGGTAAGGGGAGTGATATCTGTCAGTTCAGCAAGCTTATTCTTACCGAAGAAGTCTTCGCCTGCCATAATCTTCATCAGTGCCTGATAGTGACTGAATGCAGCGGTGATAAATTCCTTGACCTTATTGCCGTCTGTGAGGTCATGTGTAGATACTTTAAACATTTTCTTTTCCATAATAATAGTTTCCTTTCTATAATAATCGTAACTTTCATATAGGCTCTCATGAAAGTGTATGAGTTGTATCGGATGATCAATTGCGGATAATTACAAAGATTCAATGTAGGCGGGAATCAACTCAACCGCAAACTACAACGTCACCCTGATTGGGTTTGATAATGACGATTTCTCCAAGGGTATCCATGGTTCCACATCATCCTTTCTTCGTTATTTCCGTATACAATTCATGCACTCACATCAGAGCCCATATGTTAGTTAATTGATTAAGACAAGCGGGGCAAAAGCCCCGCTGTCGCTGTCAGTTAGTTTGTTCAGTCTTCTGCAGTGGTGATGTTGACATTACCGCCGATATTGATGGTGATATTGTGGCCGATATGGCCGATTTCTGTAATGATGTCGCCAGTGGTGATTTCTACATTCGTATCTTCGATACTGTCTGCTTCTTCGGAACCCATCTGGTCTGTCGGCACGGAAAGGGTATGGATTGGAGCGGGTTTATTTTCTCCAAGCTGTTCAATGAGGTTCATTACCTTATTGAATGCTTCAGAGTTGGAACGTTCAGAAGGAGTTCCAGTGTTGCGGTTGTTCTGAGCAGTGTCTGTTTCTGTATTGTCATCAGTACTAGGCTTGATAGTGTCAGAGCAGCCATTGGTGAGAACATCTTCCAGTGTGGGAAGTTTTCCGATGATTTCGGAGCCATTTGCGATATACTTTTCCTCTTCGGCTTTCAACTGCCAGTTAGCCAGAAGGGATGCTCTCATTTTGTCTTTGGAGTTCTCGAGTTCTACGATGTCTTCGGCAATGCAGTCTGCACTGTATACAGATTTGTCGAGTTCATTCATACCACTCATTGTGGTTTCAGGAAGCTTGTCGAGTTTCTTCGCAAGTGCTTCCATCTTGCTGATGGTTTCAGCTTTTCTGCTGTCCAGCTGTCCAGCTGTGTTTCTGGTTTTCTGGAGTTTTCTTGCAGCTGTGATAATTGCCTGTGCCTGTGCTTTTGCTTCGTTAAAGTTTCTCATAATAATGATTCCTTTCTGTGTGTGACCCGTCTGTGAATTTGCGCGTTGACCTTTGCGCTTGGGTCGATTATGAGTATCGGTTTTGGTGGTACAGATGTTTAATCTTAGATAGTCTCCACCGTAGGCTATTAAGATTTGATGAGTGATCATGACAGTGCATAACATCATGTGGAGGAGCAATCGGATGTTATCTTTTCAGGACATTAGTCCATTTTGATTCTGTTGTATACATTTAAGAGATTGATGAATGCTTTGATTTGCTCTGGTGTGGGATTCGGGACCCCTTCGTTGGAGCAGTATTGGTGGATGAAGTTGAGGAATGCTTTATAGTCAAATGTATTGTTGTGATTATTATCCAAGACATCACCTCCTTTCTTTTTATGATTTCCATCATGTGTTGTGCACTCTCATCATCACTCATCATGAGAATATTATATACACCATGCCCGGCTTTGCCGGGCGGTATCATACATTTTTTTACTTCTTCAGAATAATTTTTCCAGTCAGAATGTGCGTCCCATCAGGACGCTTCATATGAAATGCATTATCCTTTCCGCAGAGTTCTACCATTTTATCAGGAATCTGGATTGTTCCGTCTGCATTGATTTCATCATCGTCGAGCTCGATGAGAATGTTGATAATTGCGTTAATGCCAGAAAGCGGTTCGAACTCGTAATTGATATAAGTCGGTCTACCAAGTTTCGAGCTGATATAATTTCTACTTCTTTCAACGCAGAGATTTTTCAATGTTTCATCTGACGGAACTTGTGTCTCGAAATAACGAATAACATCATACCTCGTTGCATACAAATCGAACAGAGGAGTATCCTCATAACGTTCATATATACTACGAAAGGACTCGATTGCTACTGCGAGCATTTTGTCATCGCCGGCGAGCTCATTGCGTTTGAGCTGAGGAGCCCTTTTGAGCTCAAGCAGATGTTCGATATGGTCATGCTTCGTTTCTTCGTAGATAACTCTGCGGATATATTCCAGTGTTTCATGGAGCTTTTCGGTATTCAGAGCAAGTTCCGGATATTTCTCAATCCACTGGAGAAGTCCCAACTCGGATGTCGGATTCAGTGCGATAGCTGCCTGAATGATTGCCAGACGGAGTTTGTCATACAGGCTCACAGCTTCGGGCTCTCCACCAGCATACTGCAGACGTTCATTAGGGGTGCCGATGGCACCCTTGATGATATGAGACAAGAATTCATGAAACTCGAATGTGAGTTCTTTGATCTTTTCTTTGAACACACTCAGCAGTTCCTTGAGACTACCGGGAGTGAGAACGTCGCTCAATGCATCCACCAGAATCATGTCTGCATAGCTGATTGCCTTGTCCGGTATGTCGATTGTGTTCATTCTGCATTTGCCGTTTGTAGCAAACGAGATAAAGTTGACTGGCCATTCATGGCTTTTCCAGTTTACGAATAATTCTTTCATGATAGTTCCCCTCTTTCTTTAGCAGGTGTGTGCAGGTTTTGAACCTACTACGTTGATTGTGGATGCTCCGAACTTGCATACGATATTCATAGTTTTCATGATAATATTTTCCTTTCTTTCTTTAGAGGTTTAAAATGTGGGCGGAGTGTGATGCCCTTTGCCGTCTGTAATTGGCCAGCTAATGCTCCGCCCTCTGTCTGTTTGAATAATGCCCAATGCCGTGGGCGATGTGGTGGGTTCATGGAAGTTAAATTACTTCACATCGCCCAGGAGTCTTCTCAGAGAACCAAATCCGAACATACGATTCACCCCCTTTCAGATGATACATTATTACACATCGACAATCTTATCACCGTAATGCGCACTAAGCGCTGCGGTTCCGAGTTGCAGAAGTGCATCGGATTTCGAATGCTTATGGTGACGATGTTTTACATATGCAACACCACCAACGATAGCCGCACCTGCAGCAACGCCTACTCCAACTTTCAATGCTGTGTGGCTTTTGCTGCTAGATTTACCGCTATTCATGTTCCACATAGCATAGTCGACCTTCTCGTCAAGCTGTGCAATCTGCTGTGCAATCTGCTGTGCCAGTTGATTGTAGTCGGGTGTTGCAGCCATCATGTTCTGCATAAACGCTTCCCGTACATTTGGCGGATACATCATCAAGTCATTGACTGTCAGATTGCCGAACTGACTACTCATTGAAGGGTTATTATTTGCACCATATCCCTGGCCATTGAGCATCTGAGCAACCATTCGTGCAACTGCATACGGGTCGATAGCAGGCTGTTGTGCCGGTGCCGGAGTATTGGGAATCACAACCGGCTGTGTGGGCTGATTCTGAATCATCGTCTGTACCTGAGTCATCAGGTTCTGGTTATTTTGTTGGCATGTTGCTTGAACCAACTGCTGAATGTTGTTTAAATCCTCTTGTGACAGAGCCATAATATTTTTCCTCACTTTCTTTTTGTGTCGATGAAAGAGTCATGCGCATTCGTAGGTTGAGGAAGGCATATCAATATGAGTCTTTTGACCTGAAGTCCCTCGTCATGGGCGCACTCTGCTCGTGGTGCAGAGCCATATTAATATGGGTTACGATTACTGGCTTGCGATGCCTACTACTCGTGGTGTAGTAACGGGTTCTTACACCCGAAGCTTATCGCATCTTCGTTGATGCATGTTGTGCACGACTCATCCATCTATGTTGTTATTCTTCGCTCTGCTGATGGATGGTGTTCGTCCCGTACCGTTTATCGAAATCGAACACAATCGCGCAAACCTGAGCGAATGTGGTTGTCAGTTCCATTTTACTGGTGGCGGCATGACGGATTCTTGCCGCTAATTCAAATCTGTCAATATCTGAACAATTTTTCCAGATTTCTCCGAAGTCATGTCTCTCTTTCACCGTTAATGGTCTTTTGCCAACAGCGTTGGCAATTTCGAGGGCTTTTAATTTTTCCATATCTTTTCCTCCATTATACAGATTATTAATGACCGATGATTCTTCTGAGGCTTTTGGTGATGTGCTCAGCAATCTCTTTTCGGGTCATTGTTTCAGCCGCAGGTTTTGATGTGTTCGTGGAAGCTTTGGGCTTCATCAAATCATCCGGCGTAACCTGAAGGATTGTGGATGTGTTATCCATAATTTTTCACCTCCTTTGCATTGGACTTTGTCAATCCAATCATAGGACCACTTCCTTTCCGAGAACCCGGGCGAAAGCCCGGGTCTCATCATTCTTCATTCGTTCTTGTAATTTTCAAGCTCGTCAATCACGACTCTGCAATCTTTGATGACATCAGCAACTGTTGCCGGTTCAAGCTTGCGTTCGGACGTGTTAGGGAACAGCTTTGCGATTTCTACGTCTTCGTATTTCAGAATGAGGGCAATTTCCATGATTCCCTTGAGTTCACAGACATCCTCCTCTACACCAGAACCGATGACAGCTTCTGCTGCACCAGTCAGGAGTTTCGAGGTTGTTTCTGCATCTGGCTTGTATGCAGTGCTGGCATAATCCCAACCGAGAAGACGATGGTTTGAACCCAGTCTGCTGTTTGGAAACAGATGTTCTGAAGATTCATCCAACAGTGTGACACTGACGGAATTGACTACATCGTAGATTGTGTCATCATCCGGGTCATCCTGATTCAGCAGAACATAGCCACAGCGATGTCTGCCAAGGACACTGAATGTAACTGCATAGAGATGACCCTTGTAAAGGTCAAATTCTTCAATGACTTTTCCACCAATGTCACTGGCCAGTGTCGGCAGATTTGTCGCTTTGATAATATCCAATTTCATTGTACATTCCTCCTTAGAATGTTTGGACAATGTGGTGGCTGAGACAATACCACTGGGTTTAATATTGTTGGCAGATGGGGGTTGACAGATCCAAGAAGAAAGTAATCAATCAATCGATGTGTCTCACACTCGATACCCTGGGATAGTGCGATCAGCATCATGAATTCATAAATAGAATTACATATGCTGATCGCACTATCCCAAGATACCAAGTCATCAATGACTTGATAGCCTTTCTCCTTGGAGGCGGACTATATATTCACAGGGGAGGGTGAGCTCAGATTTCCCCTGATTGCTAAGCAGGATACAAGGTGTCCCTCATATCATAATAATATTATATATATCAAAAAATAAAAAAATGCAGATTTTGTATGCTACAGCGATATCCAAACTTTTTCATTTTACACATATACATTGTTAAATTGACCGGAGGTCAATTAGTAATAGTAATATAGTAAATACTCCATAAGAGTAGACTAAAGAGTACTTTACACAAGAAAGGAAGTATGATAGCATGATTGATCGATTATCCAGAGTAAAGACATATGCACAACCAAAGCCATTGCAGTATTCTGATGGTGCAATTCTGTTCGATGTCAGATATGTGAAGAAGCCATCTGAAGAGTTTGAAGTCGTTTACTTCGACCCTATCACCAACCAGTTAGAAGTTAACTATGAGAAACCCATTGTCGATATCTGGTTCTTGAAACCCGAATACAGAACCAACAAGTACCAAATTGCCCAAGCGAAGATGGATGACTGTTACCCCGTCTATTGTAGACCCTCTCAGATACCCGCAGTCATTGCACAGGAGATTGGTGGAGAATGGGCAGACCTTTTTGAGCGTATCAAATCCGCATATGGTATCTATGATATTAAGCGCAAGATGTGTGAATGCCCATGGGTGTTTAAAGCTGATTTCAAAGAGGATGTCTACTTCCGACTGAGATGGATTAATCAGTATGGAAGGGACTTCGATATCTCCAAGGTCAAAGCGGGATATTTGGATATTGAGGTAGATACCCTCGACCGCAGTATTGACCCACGTAATTATGAGACAGCTCCCCAACCCATTAATGCTGTATCACTCATCTTAGAACAACAGAAGATTTGCTGTCTGTTTGTATTGGGACCTCGTCCGGAGTCGGAAATCGATAAGAAATTCCATCCATTACTGCAGCAACAGAAAGAGGCATATGCTTGGCTTACCACGCATCAAGAGGAGTTTAAGCGGATGATTATCGAGGATGATGAGGACAACAAGAAGTATCTCAAAGGGTATGACATCCGGCTTCATATCTTTGACTATCGTGATGAGATATATATGATTAAGATGATATTTGAGTATATCAACAAATATCGTCCATGGTTTACCTTCTCATGGAATGCACCATTTGATGATAACTATCTTATGAATCGAATTAAGTGGTTGGGATATGACCCACTGACATTCTTCATCCCGGAGAAGTTTAAGACACGTTCTTTATATTTCTCTCCGGATAAGAATGAAAAGGCCACTATGAAGGATTCCAAGGACTTCTTCTACTGTTCATCCTATACACAGTATCTGTGTCAAGAACGACTGTATGCGGCGACTCGTAAATCCCAACAGAATCTGAGAAGTTATTCATTGAATTATGTTGGTAAGATTACCGCTAAGATTGAGAAGTTGTCTGACACGAAGAGTGGCACATTTCGTGAGTTTGCCTATACAGACTTTATCAAGTTCTTGTTGTACAATGTCAGAGATACTGTGGTACAGTTGGCAATAGAACAGAATTGTGGAGATGCTGGGTCATTTGCATCACGGTCATATACCTTCTGTACCCAATTCTCAAAGTGCTTCCAGGAAACCCATATTGTCCGTAATTCCAGAGAGTATTACTTTGAGAAAGAGGGATTTGTACAGTCTTGCCGTTTGTTGGTACCTGAGGGAATTGATACCGCGTATGAGGGTGCTTATGTGGCAGAACCCGAACTCAATAATCCAACCGGTTTAATCATCAATGGTAAACATGTGAACAACATCATCTATGGTGCATTGGATGCTGATGCAAAGGCATATTATCCCTCCACGAAGATGGGTGAGAACCAAGACCCGATGTCACTGGAATACAAGTGCATCACAAACAATGAATTGTGGTTATCGGGACAATTGAAGAATCGCTCCTTCAATCAGGAATACTGGTGGGTTGATACGAACGGTGATTCCCACAAGAAAGATTTATCCGGACAAATCATCAACTCTTATAAGAATGGCAATGTGGCATCGACGATGTACAATTGGTTCCATGCACCATCCATCTCCGATGTCTTTGCCTATTTGGATGCTAATTTAAATTAAGAAAGGATATGATAGAATATGAACAACAATGAAATCCCAACAGTAGATGTCTATGACCAATCAGAGAGATGGATGTGCCTGTACGGTTTAAACTTAAACCTGCAGAGAGCCATTCCTGATGTATATGATGGACTGAAAGTCATTCATCGTCGTCTGCTGTACACGATGTACAAGACACATGGCAAAGGTGGTACCGAGTCTGTGGCGACACTCGGTGGTGCGGTACTGAAGTATCATCCCCATGGTGACTTGGGGATGAGAGATATCATTGCTGGTATGGCACAAGACTTCTCCAACAACATTCCGTTATTCGTTGCACATGGTAATGCTGGTACAAAAGATACGGGTGACAATCCCTCAGCAGGAAGATATTGGAAAGTGTCTGTTTCCGAATTCGTGTATGATGTACTGTTTGATGAGTTCGATGGGAAAGTCGATATGAAACCCAATTATGATGAATCATGTGAAGAGCCCGTCAGATTTCCTGCGAAGTTCCCCATCATTCTGCTGAACGGAACCATGGGTATTGGATGGACATTATCCTCTGACATCTATCCGTATAATCTGAACGAGGTTGCGGATGCCACCATCAAATTATTGAAGAATCCCAAATCCAATATCCGTTTGGTACCGGATTCCCCCACGGGATGTGATATCATTATCAAAGATGAAGAGTCATTCTGGATGCAGTCCACATTTGACGTGGACAATGTCAACTACACCATCACATTCAAGAATACCCCATACAAAGAGTTCTTGACAAAGATTCACAAGAAGCTGTGTGAAATCCAGGACTCTAACAATCCCATCTCTGAAATCATTTCTGCTGACAATGAATCTGACTTGGTACATGACAAGCTCAGATATGTCATTCGTTGTAAGCCGTGTAATCTGTATCAGGTGTTGAATAAGCTGTTCAAACGGGTGGATGGACTTCGGATTGCCATCTCTACCAGAAACATGCTCGTGGTAGACGGGGGAATGAATAAGAAGTACAATGTGAAACAGATTCTGTTGGCCTGGATTCGCACTCGTGTACAATCCAAACGTGCATGGTTTCTTCGTCAGACAGTACAATTGAAGACAGACTTGAATATGCTCGAAGGTAAATTGTTCATGTTATCTCCTAAGAATCTGCAAACGACGATCAACACATTCAAGTCTTGTAATACACGTGACGACATCGTTCCATCACTTGTTAAGGTCTATAAGGGAGATGTATCCACATCACAAGCGAAGTATATGATGGATGTGAAGATGTATCAGTTGACACATGAAGAGTTCCTGAAGACGGAAAAGAAGATATCTGAATTGACGGAAGAATTGGAACGGATTGAGGACATCGTGAAAGACCCTCAGAAAATCAATGATGAAATCATCAATGAGATTAAGATCATTAAACAGAAATATGGAACACCTCGTAAGAGTAGGATTGTCAACTCGACTACATCCGATGCCACAAACATCGGATGTGTTCAGATTCTTCCCGATGGTGCATTCATCTTTACAGAGACAGAGAATCCAGAACATCTGTCATCGGATGTGATTCCGATTAATGGCGACGATGTATGTCTGATTGATGAGAAGGGACAGTTCATCTGGGTCGATACCACAAAGGTTCCACATGATACAAAGCTCACACTCACTTCTATCGGTAAAACCCAAATGGGTCGTTGTATCGTGGCATTATCTAACACATCCCACAAAGTAGCTCTCTTGTCCAATCGTGGTAGAATCAAGTATATGCCAATTGACAGGCTTCCGTTAAATACGAGAAAGCCGTTACTCCCGTTGGATGCTGATGAAGAATTGGTATCCGTATTGGAGATTGCAGATGAGCACTCCGACATCCTCATGTATACACCCGATGGATTTGGGAAACGGTTTAACATCTCAGAGTTGAATGAGGTAGCATCGTTGGATGCGCAAGGTCAGTTCCTCATGAAAGAAAACCATGGTGCTGCTGGAATGTTCACACTGAATCCCAAGAAACCATTGTTACTGTATGTCACAAGACTTGGTCGTCTCAGACTGAATGAATCTCGCTTCTTACTCTCCGGAAAGAAGTTCGGCAATACCCAGCCGCTCATCAAGCTTTCTCAGCAGGATGATTTAATTGCCGTATTATGTGTTACCAAAGACCAGGTCATCACACTCAACCATGCAGACGGTAGAGTGACAACCGTGCACGTAGATTCTATTGACCCAACGACCATGAGTATGCCTCCGGTTCGTCCGAAGCATGTGCCTGGCGTCAAAGTCATTCGTGCATCCGTATCGTAAACCCGTATGAATCTATAGAATCTAACAAGAAAGCGAGGTGATGCCACATGAGTACTGGGTTTGAAATCAGAGTCAAAGCGACGTCGGTACAGGTATATCCCGGGAGAGAAGCCATCGAGCTTCTCACCCCATTGATTAATCTCCTCACATACGAGGATGAGTTTCAAGAGATGACAAAGACATTGGGATATATCCTGGATGAATCTGAGGATTTGTTGTATCTGCACAAAGGTGTGGATATCAACTACATTCACAGATTACTTGAAAATGCAAAGGTGATTTACGCTCCAGCAGATGATGCACGTCCCATGCAATTTGAATATGAGGAGATTGTTGCTCCCCGTAACAAAGAGCAAGAGGACTGCATCAATTTCATTGCTGGATTACAACAGCATTCCACCAATCAGAATGACCGACAAATCTTTCTCGTAAAAGACCCAGGATTCTAGGTAGCATCGGAAAGACGTATTGTTCCGGTGTGGCATCCTGTATTTATGGCGTAAAAACACTCATCATTATGCATCGAGACCAATTGCGAAAACAGTGGTTGCATTCCTTGTATAAGATGTGTGGTTTATCAGAAGATGAAGTTCATGAGATATCCGATTCACAAGAGGTATTTGATATCGTACACGACAATCATGAATTTGATTACGATGTGTATCTTATGACGCATGCCACATTCCGTGCTGGATTCCGAAAGGTTGGAAACATGAAAGAGATGTCCAACTTAACAAAGAATCTTGGAATTGGATTGAAGATTATTGACGAAGCACATCTCGAATTCCGTGATACCATACTCATGGACTTTGTGTTCAATGTACAACGCAATCTGTATTTGACAGCAACAGATGGTAGAAGTACCAAAGCAGAAAACTCCATCTTTCGTCATGTCTTTGCCAATACCACATTCTACAAACCATCCACATTGTTGACGTCCAATCAACCATCCAAATGGGTGGAATACAATATGGTGCAATTGAACACACATGCAAAACAGAATATTGTCAGATTCAGAGTAGAGGGTGGACGCGGAATGAACCAGAATACCTATGGTAGATGGGTCATTGGCTATGATAAGAAACAGACACATTTTAAATGTATTCGAGATATTCTTAAAATCATTTATGAGCGAGATTCTTCTGCAAAGGTATTGGTGTTCTTACCATTGATTGACCTGTGTACTGAATGTGCGTATTTCTTGACAAAACGATTGAACTATGATGAATCATTTGAATATGATTTGGTAATCCGTACGATTAACTCCAAGAACTCGAAAGCAGAGAATGAAGAGAACAAACATGCAGATGTAATTGTCACGACTATCATGTCATGTGGCACTGGTACGGATATTCCAGGGATTACTGATATCATTAATTGTTCTCCATTTGTATCACGTGTTACCGCAAAGCAAGTATTTGGACGAATTCGTTATTGTGGAAAACAATGTCATTTCTACGACGTATATGATGCATCTGTGAGAATGGATGGATTCTGGATTAAATCTCGAGCAAAGGTATTTCAACAATTGGCGACGAATACAAACTATATCACATGGGAAGATGATAATCCGGACGATGTAAAAGAAGAAGATTGATTATTCCCATATTTGATATATATAATATTAATATGAACAAAGAGTACGATGTTCCACTCCATCTCTCAGAGTTCATGTCAACCCTATCCATCTTTTGTCCCAAATTAAGAAAGTGAGGAATGTATTATGGGAATTAAAAGAGACCTTTGGCATGCCTTCAAGGATGCCGCAAGCACAGCAGCTGCTTATGAAGTGCTGAAAGAAGCAGCAAAGCCGAATCAGACGACGGTATTTATTCAACAGACACCGCCTCCACCCCCCATGCGGCCCACCGTCTATGAGCAGCACATCCAGCAGCAGCCGGGTGTTTACAGCACTCCGGTCAGACCAATCTACCGTGACCAGACTCCGCCTCGCGTGGTAGTTGTTCAGCAGACTACCACCACCGCTTCTGATTGGCTGGGAGACTGGTGTGCCGAACACGGTGTTTCCATCTTCAAGATTAACAATCTGAAGAGAAATATGGCTGCAAACGGATGGAGTTTCCGCGACTCCGAATCCGACCTCAAAACCGGCACAGGTCTCCGTCTCTACTGGCGTCGCGGTGAATTCGAGCTCCGTCTCAAAATCAAGCACGGTTCTGCAGAAGTTCGTGTTGAGAGATGGGAATTCGACACCACCATTGCTACGATGGTTGGTGGTTCCGTCACTTATGCAGGTGGTGTTACCGGCTTCTTCCGTCCCCGTGCTGCTGACGGGTGGAACTCTGTTTCCTCGTACAACCAGCAGATGATTGGATTGATGTTTGACGTTGTCAACACATCTCTCCAGTAAACAACAACTTCTCCATCTTAATGATTGGGGGAGTGGTCTTATGCCACTCCCCCATTTCATGAAATTTGGAAACACAATTATTTTCTTTTGGAAAGAAGGTGAAATGATGAAAGCAAAGACGGCCACAATTGAACAGATGCTGAAAGCAAACGCACTCATCTCCATGATTGCAATCATTGGCAGTGTTGCATTAGTGGAAATTGTACCACATTGGATTGCCAATCGTACATCTGCAAATGAACATACGTTGAGAATTTTGATGGCGATCTTAACAATGTTCTGTACATCCGGTGTCTTTAAGATGTTGCAGAATGTTTGGTTAGAATCTTATAATGAATTGCTCGAAAAGGATGTATACGATATCCAGCAATCATTAAAGAATAATGGAAGAATCGATATCGACGATTTAGACTGGTCAATCCGTATACTTCAATCCATCAAAGATGCAATTCCCCCAACAACAAACAATCCTACGGAAGAAAAGCCGAAGAAAGATGAATAATCGATACGGGGGCATGTGCCCCCGTTATCATGTTTCTCTTATGTTGTTGGGGGATCTGAAAACCCTTGTGGTGGTGTATCCGGTGCATCCACATCTTGATCCATAAACTTCTGCACAAATTTCGGTGGTTTACGAAAATTAGGAAACTGAATACTGGGATCTCGTTGTAGCAGTTCTCGTTCCAACCATTCCTGATATCGCATGGAATCATAAACGACCCATGACATCAGTTGGTCGATCTGACTGTTCAAATCCTTCACTTGTTTTGTCAGTAATTCATTCTGTTTCCGTAATTCGTCAATCTCATTGGAACGGCTCTCGAATTCCTTCTTGTAAGTATCGGTGATTTCTAACATCTGTTTATGGATATGCTCATCGATCTTAATCTTTGTATCAGCTTCTGCGTCCTGTATCTGTTGACGAAGTTGATCCGTCTCTGCCTTATGCTTTTTCGCAGATAAGAAGGAAGCGATTACCGATGATAAACCACCCGATCCAATGACTGCCACAATCAGTGCGGTAATCTGTTCAATACTCATAACGATTTCTCCTTTACGATAGTTTGTGTTACAACCAAATTACCATTGGGTGAAATCCATATATTCAGAAAGGAAGAATTTATCATGAATAAGAAAGAAGAAACCATCCGTGTAAGACTCATCGTCATTCTTACAATTATCGCATCCATCTTTGCATTTGCATTGGGTGTTAACATCCGTCTGTATCAGCGTGATATCGAACGCTCCAAAGTAAATGTTGTCACTATGTATACTGCACAGTATACAACTGAATCCACAAAGGAGGATTAACCATGATTAACGAGAAGGACTATGCATATCTCGCAGTACCTCAGATGATACACCGTGAAATCATCAACGCCGCTCTGTTTCGTACGGAGTGGATTGACTTCTTTACGCCAATTGTGTGTGGACTGATGAACATCGAGGAAGAGAATCTGACCTTCACATCCGCTGGATTTGCGATGCCGGCATCCGATTATGAACAGCAGCCGATGTTCCGTTGCACTCGTAATATGTCCGACTATTTGACCCGTGCACGTGTACTGTGCTTGCCCGGCGGCTGGGAACTGCATCAGGAGAATGTTGTGGAAGCATGTACTGCTTACTTATTCCATATGCCGATTATTGCAGTGATGGATTCTCCCATAATGAAATCATCATTCCGCCGGGATGGCTCTGACGTAACCAATATCACATTGTCAGTCTCCAACATTTCGTTAGGGATAAAAGAACCGTTGGATGAACCGTCCTTGTTCGGTATGTATACTGACAAACATGATAATGCATGCAGACTGTTTATCCGCGACGACTTTGACCTGATGGAAATTGTTCAAATGTATGAAAGGGGGTGAGACCCATGTCGAAGCAGAATCTCAAAGGTCAGAAAATTGACATCATTTATATTGATGGCAAAACTGGCAAGATGCAAGTCATCAACGACGCCGGTGAAGAAATGAAGACCACCAGACATCAGCGTGCTGTGCTGATTGATTACAAGTCTGAGAACTACGAAGATGAAATCAGACACATGTATTCTAATCCGAGCATTCTGTCTGACGAATTCCGTGTTGTGCTTGATGACAAGTACGTGTATGGCAAGTATGTAAAGTAAACCCGGTAAGCGGGGCAGATGCCCCGCTTTTCCACATTTAATTTCAGGAGGAATTAACATGACTCAAAATGCAAAACAAAGAGTTGTTGTTATCGACGATTGTATCGCAACAGTACCCATCTCCATGGATAGATGTTTGGTGATTATGGAAAGACGCGGTAACCAGATTCTCACATGTTTCTGTGATGATTCCAATCCGTTCATCGGATATAATCCCAGATGGACAAACATTCGCTACTATAAAGAGACTGACAAGTTTGCTTGCTTTGTACAACGTGACGGCATCAAATATGACCTGACGTATGTCCTTCATTAATCTCGACATTGGGTTTATCCAATTGCTTTCCAACTTGGTTAATTCCAACGGCACTTGCTCCAGCACTAATGCCTAAGAATAGTGATTCCACTAAGTTGGATCCTGTATCCATATCGGGGATACAATAACCGAATGCACCAAGAATCATTCCGAAGATAATGGATGTGATGGGGATATACTTCTTCACATCCTTATCAAAAGATGTCTTGGCAATGTAAATCACAATATCATTCAGCAATGTTACGAATGATGTGATGGTGATAATGCTAAACTGCATAACCTTCATCCTTTCACATATATAATGTTATTATGAATATCACGGGGATATTTACCTCAATGTGATATACCAATCGATACCTTTCAAGGTAATCTAAATTGTAGGAGGTTCTTATTATGAACGAAGAAATCAAAACAACAGCAGCGTTCCTTGACGAGGCGCTCACAGGCAATGACACATCTACTATCACAGCGACAGATGATATCGACGTAAGTCTGTATACACCCGATGATGTTGTAACAGAAGAGCTGGTGGAATCTGACGTGGCCGGTGAAGAAGATGACATTCTGAGAATCGACCTGATGTCCGGCGCGTCACTCACCATGAAATACGATGACATGGATTGGGGAAAAATCTGGTCTGATAATTACGCCGACATGTTTAACAATGTGATGGCTATCATGGCAATGAAACGTGACATGCTCCGCAAGAGTGGTGAAGAACGTACAGCTGTTGCCGACAGAATCATTGAATGCATCAAAACAGGCTTCAAGGAAATCGGTGTTCCCGAACTGGATTACTCTGCTTACACATTCGAAACCAAGGTCGAAGAGGCTGACCTGTATCTGGAAGACTACATCCGTCTGATTCCAGAAATCATGCATACTGCTCAGGTAGATGTGCTGATGAAACCAACAGAAGGAATGTCTCTCGAGGATATCATTAACAAAATGGCAATAGGACTGCCTGACGAAGAAGACGAAACTGTATAAATGAACAATAGCGGGGCATCTGCCCCGCTATATTATTTTCATTTAATCTTATGACATTAATAATACATGAATCCTTCATGATTACTTTTTTTATTAAAGGAGAGAAATTTTATGAGTATTAATTATGTCAGACCGTCTGTTCAGATTGTAGACCCTATGAATGGTGTACATATTATGAAGAAACTGGAAAAGTGTGCACGTACCTGCTATCAGTCTGAAAACAAAGAGCATAAGACCACAACAGAACAGTTCCTGAAGAGCATCATCAAATCCGGACACACCTCTGTATTGGAACACGAATCCATCACCATTGACCTGATCACATCACGTGATGTACTGGTAGAACTCACCCGTCACAGAATTGGCGTTGGTTATTCCGTGGAATCCACCCGTTATGTGAACTATGAGAAGAGTGTTGACTTTGTTCGTCCTATGGAGTATGATTTCGAAGGAACCGGTCTTGCTGTTAAAAAGGAAATGGAAGCTCGTCGTAAGATTTTTGAAGAAGCATGTGAAACTGCAGCTTATGCATATGCACAGCTCATCAAGAATGGTGCTAAACCCCAGGAAGCACGTTGTGTATTACCTCAGGCACTTAAGGTCAATATGAAAGTTACCATGAACATCCGTGCATGGAGACATTTCTTTGAGCTCAGATGTGCTCCCGGTGCCCATCCCAATATCAAGGAAATTGCAATCGCATTACTGTTGTATTTCCGTAAAAAGATGCTTCCTCTGTTTGAAGACATTCCGTATGACAAAGCATTTTATGAGAAGTATCATAACAGAATTGACAGAATCATTGTCGCCCCAATCGACTCTTCCTTCCGTCCTCATCAGGAGACCTGTCGTAAGTTCTGTAATCCCAAAGATGCCGTTCCTGCTGGCCGGAAATTAGAGGGTAAAAAAGATATTGAAGAAATCTGGAAGAAATACAATGATGACATCAATCTTGTTAAAGAAAAGCATAATGAACATATCGATTCTATTTCTGATATAATTGCATATATGACAAAGAAGCTGAATGAAATCGATGAAGCAGAACAGAAGAAAGAAGCTGAGAAAGTCAAGAAGATGACTGCTGCAATGGATATCGATGATTCTGGACATCTCTCCGTTGATGAAGCTCTGGATGCACTCGGTGAAGTATTCGAAAAATGGGGGAATCACAAGAGACCGAAAGTGGAATGCTTTCATTTAGAGAATCCAGAAGATGCGGCACGTTTAATGAAACATTTGTTTGGGGAGTGATAATATGAATTACAAGAAATTATCCATGTTGGAGTTGGTTGATGAATTCTGTAAATTAACCAAATATTCCGAGGAAATTTTCTATGCCACTGCGGTGGTACGGAATCCATTAACCGGTGAACATTTCCTCAGGATCAATGCACGTACAAAGACAATCGACCATCTCATTCTCTGGTTCTATGAGAGAGAGGAAGACACCGTTGTAGTAAATGTGCATCGCAGTTACCGTATCAAGGAATTTGATTTCAAGACTCATGATGAAGAAGCGATGACAATTCATATGTTGTTTGAAATGGGATATCGTGTTCGTGAGATTGCTGCCTTCACTGGTTATTCTGCATCGACATGTCGTCGTCGTGACAACCAGCTCCAGAACAAGAAGACATTCACGGATGCAAAGTACAAGCAGTTCAAGAAAAAGCAGTTTGGTAACTTTAGAAAGTGATGGTGGAATATGAAGTGTATTTATCATAATGATGCAGACGGGCATTGTTCTGCTGCAATCGTACGTCTTGAATTGGTTAATAATTTTGAACCATTATCCGCAAAAGACTTTATCAAATATACCCATGGAAAAACGATTGAGATTGAGCCAGAAGACATTCGTGAGGGTGAAACGGTGTACATTGTTGATATTGCATTAGATAAGATCATTTTATCTTTAATCACCATCTGTGCAGCTCACAATTGTAAAATTGTTCATATTGATCATCATATCGGTGGAAAGCGTTACCATGATGAACTCACCGGTTTTGATAAGGAATTATATGACAACAATGTTATCACATTCTATCGTGAAGATGTATCTGGCGCAATGCTCACATGGATTTATGCATGTATGAATGAAGAAGAACGTAAACATCCAAACGATGTTCCATTGGAGTTCGCCAACGAACATACACATGTTGAATTGAATCCCTGTGATAGTAGTGCTAAACGGGAATACAGAATCCCATACGCCGTTCGTTATATTGATGACAATGATGTTTGGAGACATGAGTTGGAACAGTCTAAGTATTTCGCACTCGCATACACTATCTGCAACAATCATCCATTGGAGATGATCTTTTGGGGTGAATTACTGTATGAAGATCAGGCTGTGGATGCGAAAGTATTTGAACTGGTAAAGACTGGTGAAACATTGTACAAGTTCCAGGAGAAGCTGAACAAGCAGGCAAACGACAATGGCTTCGAATATGAGATTGATGGATTCAAAGGATGGGTTGTAAACTGTCCAATTGGAAATTCTCGTTTGTTCGGTGAGAAGTACGACGAATATGATTTCGTGTGCAAATATGCTTACGATGGTTCAATTGACAAATGGAGATACACCTTCTACTCTAAGAAGGATTCCGAATTTGATTGTGCCGATGTATGTCAGAAAGATTTTAATGGTGGCGGACACCACGGCGCAGCAGGCGGATGGCTTGAATATAATATCTTTGATAAAAATCATATGTGATCTAAGAATACGGGGGCATATGCCCCCGTATTCTTATTTCTATTATTCTATTTTTTCAATCTTTTGTATATATAATTAATATGATATAATAACATATATCAATTCTATTACATCCGCTTGCATGTAATAGTCTACTTCCGCAAGCATGTCATCAAAGGGGGTGATACCATGATGACAGATAAATACTTTTCAATCTTGGTGAACGATCGAATCGCCGATATGGTTGAAATGTCCAATGTTGAGTCGGCGTTGGATCTCCAGGAGATGTGGGGGTATAACGAATTCGTTAAAGTTCTGAAAAAGAATATGGCGATTTACGTTGTAAACCACGATCTCATTGAAGAGCTGACAGACGACCAGATTGCGACATTTGATCCGATATGGGTGGGTTGATCTTAACAATGGATTGAGAGGACACCCCGCACGTGGGGGAAGGACAGCAAATACGCGTGCAACAGAAAGAAGGTAAGTGAGACTCGGCAATCGCTGAGTCCGCTGAATTCTTTTTTTCTTGTTTAAGCCAGAATGTCATCATCAATCACGTTGATTTCAATATTCTGATCTTCCAATACAAACATCTCCGGGACATATCGTTCCAACTCGTCTGTTGGCATATCCTCCAGCTTTCTCCATTTCATAACAATTGCTTGTACGGATGGATCCATATAATTTCCATTCTTGATATTTTTTTCATTTGTGTACCAACCATTGAATTTTAAGTATGCTACGTTCTTATCCGCTTCCATCATCTCCTGGATCAAATGAGAAACATAGATGTTGTTGTTCATGGTAACAAGTTGTTTTGGCATATGTACTTTCGTCAGTCGATTGAAATAATCCTGAATAGTTTGACGTAAATTACTGATGGTATTGACGGATAATGCACGGTTGTACAATTTCACATCGAATGAAATCTGGACACTGAGATCCGGCCAATAACCATTCTTCAACTTGTATTGTTTGTCCGAACAATAGGAATGTGGTAGCCCATATGTTGCCATCAGTTTGCAATCCAGATAGTGATTTCCTTCCAATCGTTTGAAGATGACAGGTTCTAAAGCCTTGTGAACTTGTGTAAATGTGGATACAAAGTCTTTGAACTTATCGGAATTCATCAAGGAATATTCCACAAACGGCATGAGTTGAATTTCCAGTCCCCCATTTACATTTTGTGATTCAAACACGTTCTTGATCAAAGCAGTGTATCCGTCGATAATGTCTGCTAAGTTCTCCCAAACAATGTGGTTGGGTTGATATACCAATGATATATCATCCAATGTGTAGATTCGATCAATTGTTGTGTCTTCATGTACACAATAGAAGACATCGCTGACGGGATTGATGCGAATTGTACAATCTTCATCCGCATAAAACTTTGTGTAATCCTTATCCGACAAGGATTCTTTCACTTCTTGTACATAGATTGATTGCATACGAGATGTCCAAGCATAAGCGATTCGTTCTTCGTACATTTCATCGTTTTCCGTTGACCACTTTGGACGGTCATCTTTGAATTGTTCATATGCACGGGATAACAATTCTTTCTCTGATAATGACTTGATTGTTTTGACATAACATGGAACGATGCCTTTCTCATTGGAATACATCGGTAATTCCACATATCCTTTTCCTTTGAGGATGGTCAATACATCGACAATACGATTCCATCCCGTTGTCAATTTGACTCTTGCATCATATGGTAAAATGGATCTATCATCCGTCACTTCTGACACAAGAGAATTGATTCGATTTAGAATATCTTCACATATTGTCGCAACTTCTCCACGTTTCTCATCTGTCAATAAGACACCGGAAAGTTCTTGTGTATGAATCAGATCCAAAAGTGTTGATAATGAGACATCTGCATTTGCATTGAATTCTTGCATCAGTTTTCGATACCAATCCAATTGTTCTGTAGAGGGAATTGATGTTTCGGCAAAGTTTACCACACTTCTCATCTCTTTCAATTCTTGTACTAATGAGAATCCAGTCACATAATATTGATCACAACGGATATATCCCGTGTACATGTCATTTGGTTCGATATCTGAAACACGGTCTGGATTGTTGGTGGATTTGAACAAGATAGAAATTCGTAATTCGGGATGAATGGCATCGATGTTAATCATCGTTCCACTCTTGCTTGCTTTCCAATTTCCACCACCATATTCCAAAGAAGCAATATGAATCAGATTGTCAACATCCAACATATCATTCAGGGGATATAGATCTGCCTGGAATAAATATGTTCCATCATCATCTCTGGAGACGGGAAGCATTTCTGTTCTACCGGTTTCAGAACCATTGATGTATGCATGTAAAATCACACGCATATTGTTTTGATCCAATGCCATACCATTTGTCTTAATATAGAACATGGGAGTTTCTGCTTGTAACTCTGAGAAAGGAATTCGATAATAGTCCACTGTCTTTGTAGAAGAAGCTGCTTTCATGGTTGCATATGCCAAAATTGTTCCCGGTTCTAATCGTTCTGTATCATAAGCATTCGAAGTAATGGGATATGTAAATTCCCATAATTCATCATTATGACCTGGGATATAGTCACTCTGATATGGTAAGCATACATCGACAGCATTCTGAATGGTATAAACAGCATTGAATACACCACCATCTCCACTCTCCACATCAATCATATTTCCATCTTCATCTTCTTGTGTTGTGACATACAAATATTTGAATGACATATTCAATTTGACATTCTGGTATTTTCGACCAACCGTATAAGTTGCTTCTTCACCAAATGCAGTTCGTTCAGATTTCTTTGCTGCATCAACTGTGATGGTGACACTTTCAATATGAATTGGTAAATTTTCTTTGGTATCCGGATCGGTCATAAACAACCGATTCTTCAATTTCAGCATATAATAAGAAGAGGAAGATGAACGAACAAACTCCACGAAATGTCCAGTCCCAATTCCATTACATAAGATTCTTGTGTCGGAGACAACTTGTACACCCTCACATTGTCCTTGCTCTCCCCATAATGTATTGGATCCAAATAAGTAATTCATATTGGTGATATTCATTGAGATCGTTTTAATATCATCGGGATTGGTATTATCTTGAATCCATACATTCGTTAATGTGACATTTCCATCATCTCGTACATTTTTCTTAGAAACACATAAGAATGTATTTGTTGGATCAAAGGATAAAGTACCGTCATCACTGGAACGGATCATCATGGGAATCGTATCTGCATATAGATCAATTGGTGTTTTGAAATACGTATATACAATCTCATTGATTTCGGGAGGTGTCATATTGATTAATAATTTTTTTACCCACATCTCACCTTGATTGGTTTTCAATTGCGATGTGTCAATGTATGTTTCCAATCGATAAAAATTGTTTTTGTAATTCCTTGTGATCTCCACATCGATTGGGGTAGCATGATACAATGCGGATTCATCATCTGCATCTTTAATGGATAACACATTCATATTTTCCACATACGTTGGTGCAGCAACTGTATGAATCCATGGATTGAAGTACGCAATAGCGAAGGGATCTTTTTGAATCTTAATCCCGAATGGGTTTGCAAAGATGAATTGTTTTGTTTTGGAATTGTCATCATTTAATCGTAGATTCCGAACTGTCTCAATGACATTGGTTTCTGTATTTCTGACATAAGGTGTGACGGTATATCGATTGTCATCTTGATATACCCATGTCCATCCAGCAGGAATGATGATTTCATTCTTCGAGAATGTATTGTCATTGTTATTATTTAACACTTCATACGGGATGTTTCCATGTAATGTATTCGTCTTGTAGATATGGTTTTCTTCATCTTTCAACGCCAAATAACCACCCCATATTCTTCCCCATGGATCGTCTCTCCGTTTGAAGAAATAAGGATAAACGACATTTTTGAAATAGAATGTCTTGAAGTATTCATCAATGTCATGGTCAGTGGAAATGACATTTACCGTATTATATGCTTCAATCGTTTCACGGCGAACGGTTTCTGCTGTGCCAATATCAGTTCCACCCAATGAACCAGCGACGCAAAATGCCGCTTTCATCACATTTGCATTGTTGGCATATTTCGATGTTGCCGTAATCAATTTTGGTTGCTCTGTTGGTGCTTCCGTAAAATTACCAGACATTCCATGTGAAGTGTATACAATAATTTCATACTGAGAATTTAGCTTTGGTGTGAAGAACCGTTTTCCACCCATCTGAAACATCAATCGAATCACATTGGGATTGTCCATGATATAATGTACATAGGGATCCAAATCCTTTACATCATCATGAATCGGAAGAATATGATCTTGTCTAAGTGGTGTTCGATTTCCATCTGGATCGATATATGTGACATCGAATCCACAGATATGATCGTTGATCTCAATCAGATAATCTTCATTGGGAATGTCATTGGTACTGGTATTGGTGACGATATATCGCATTCTCTTGTATTCGGACACTGTCACAAATAGACACATCCAAATATCTGTCACACGATAAACAATGTATCGGTTTTTGTTAACGGCACACATATTGTTTTCAATATTGGTATATTGTACATTCCAACCTTTGATATCTCCTGCTTGGTTTTTAATACATTGAAACAGAATGTCGTAGTCCAATGAATATACATTTCCATTGCTCAAATTGAATTGGGTATCTTTATCCAATATGAATTCATAATAACCCGTGTTGGGATTATAGGTCGCATTTTTCACCAAATCCGTTAATCGCAATTCCAATAATATTTTTGTTGTGGATGGTGTTGCAAATGCATATCCCAAATTGAAAATCGCAGCTTCTGCATAAATGGAATCTGGTAAGACAGCTTTGGTGATGAATGATTCATTAAAATAAAATGTAGATGTGAATGCCAATTGCTCCGTAATCTGAGAGATATATTCTGATAGAATAGAAAAGGAACCTGTATTCAATACATTGATTGGGATATCATGGAACACACGTGTCATGAGTTCTTGTCTCATATACTGTTTGATTCGAGAATCATCGGAATAATTATTCAAAATTTGTTTAGCCATTCTGACTCCTCCTTTGTAAATTAAAATCGTAATATATAGATGTAAAACGGATATGTAAGCCCAGCGAACCTGTATGGTTCGTGGATTGTGAACTTATGATTTCGTTTTGATATGAAATAGAAAGGACTGAAGATGATGGAAAAGAAAGTGCAACTAAAAGAACAAGAAATTGTCGGACAAGAAGTTGTTTTGTCTGACATTTATCCAAAGACGGATACGTCTTCCGTGGAAGATGTTGTGACTGGTGCTTCTTTAGATGTGAAATTAGATCGTATCGTCGAATTGATTAATGACAAATTAACACGTGTTGTGAATTCCGTGAATGCACGAACGGGTGTTGTGGTATTGGATGCGGATGATGTTGGTCTTGGTAATGTGGATAATATCTCATTCAATACCATCAAAGAATGGGTGATTGAAACCATTGAACAATATTTCGATAACAAGCATTTGCTATTTTTTAGCGATGAGATCTCATTATCCGATCGAGTGAATCAAAATGATTTGTCATTGGCAGATACTCCGTTTTTTGTGGAAACGTGGAATGCTTCTGAAGACGAATATCGTTCTGCAATTGGATACATTTCCATCGATCCCAATCATGAGGAATTGTCTTACAAATATAAACTCATCAACACTGTCAAAGAGACAGATGAATCACTTGTATATGAGAAAGGAAAGCTTCATGTAAAAATCGCTAATTGGAATGATAATGTATTAACATTGAGAAACAATGGATTGATGGTGGCGAGAGAAAATACCGGTCACACGATATGCTGTTTGAGAAGTATCTATCAGACAATAGATGGCTTGGATGGGATCCGTAATCAAAGAGTCACCTCATTTTTATTGGAAACGGATGACAAATATAACGATTCCAATTTGTTAGATGTTCGAATCAAGATCAATGATACATCCATTTATAATGAAACAACAGGTTTGGAAACATTTAAATTGAATGATAATCTATTGTCGGATTCGATATTAATGAATTTAGAAAATGGACATGGTTTCATTTTCATTGAGAATTCATATGACTTGAAAGATCTTATGTCAACAGAACATATGACAAAGGCATTATTATGTCATCAACCATTAATTGGACAATTAAAAAAATCATCCGCAACCGATTTTTTATCTTTGTATTTATATCCCATTTCCCCATATGTCTCATGGGGTTTGACAAATGATAAGAATTACCAAAAGAAATCAACAGATGGTGAAAATACCGTAATGACAGATTTCTTGGATACGGAAACACGGATTGCAACGACTGCCAACTATTCTAACATTCAGGTATTGTCTCACCCGGATCAATATGATATGTCCATGTATCAAACCGGTAAATCAACATATAAAACAATTAGTCCCTTGACCAATGGCATTGATATCCATAAGATGAGTCAAGTGTTCAACCCCTCCGGTATTGATACTCTCTATGATAGTGCAAATGTTTCCAAAAGACAAGGTGGTATGTTTATTCCTACTGATGCTTCTATCTCATCCATTCCTTACCGGGATTATGGTTTAACAGAAGATACTAATTCCACAGATTGTCATTCTAATAAAGTCACAAACTGGTATGCCAACACACCATATTATTTAACGGCTGAACAAGTGGCTTCTCATGATGGTTACTTGAATGAACCAGTATTCTTAGGTGTGAATCTGGTAAAAGGAATTTCACCGACTTCGACAGAGGATACACAGACATATCTACCTTTGTCCGGATTAAAAATTATGGATCCTTATGAAACGACATTTTTCAGACATGGTGATACCCGTGCAAGAATTGACTGGGGTACGATTGGTTTGAATGGTGATTGTCAAGAAGACAAAGATGCATTCTTATCAAAAGAAAAGAAAAACAGGAACATTAGTTTCTTCAGAAATACTGGTGGATTGATGGTCAATTGTGGAAAAGGACTCGGCATCATTCCTGAGAAAATACCAAGATCCGGAGAGGAATATAATTCGGAAGGAAAAGTAACAGTTCGACTTGGAAAAGGTTTGATGTTTGATGAATATGACCGTATCACTTATAATCCAAATGAATTAAACATCACAACTCCTGCGACGGCAGTTGCAGCACCAGCATCAACCTATTTACAAGGTACGATTATCAAAGGACTCCAAGACACAGAGTCTTCCATCAAGTATTACTTATATCCCACTGCAGTATATAATGATAATATGATTGAATCCATGAATACCATTACCTTGGGAGATGGATTGCGAATTCATCTTGATCAATCAGATTTACAGACCATGATATGGAATTCATTGACGATCATTCAATTATCCTATTATGAGAACAAGACGTATTCAAATGGGAATATTAAAGTTTCAGATTATTTGAATACGGCTTATACATTAAAGCAGTTGGAAGATAATTATATCCCACAATTCTTATCGAGATTGGAAGAACATGGATACATTGGCAGTGCTTATAATGATATTGTCGATGTACAGAATGTGCCAGGTGCGACATATTCCAACGTCGATGTGGTACATTCTTTGAGTATTCATCGATTATATCTTGATGAAATCAATGCTGGAAAGACGTTAGCGACGAATGCAAAACAAATGACCGTTGATCAATTGATTCAGAACTATGCGACACGACATGAGATGGAAGCTGGAGAATATCAATTATATTCCACAAATGAAGAAGTCATTCAGAATTATACGCAAGATATTAAGACGATTGATTATACAAAATCGAATTTACCAATCTTCTATGGATTGAATGTCGCACAAACCACATTCATCAATACTGCATTTAATGTCATTAGAGCCATTAAGAAAGCATTGCTTGATGAAGAACAGTTCTCACAATTACAAACAGATGCAACGTTAAGTGATGCTTCTTATACAAGTAACAAATCTTTGACAATTCAATTGGATGATGAGGAGTATACATCCAGAATGGATTGTTCCGGTTATATTGCATTTATTCTTCAAGCAATGGGATATCAAACAAAAGATTTCGTCACCAGCTTATTATTAGCCGAAAACGAAGAAGATCGTGCAAAGATCTTAGAAAGTGATGGAACAACCGTATCTGAACATTTTATATACAATTACAACCCAACACTTGATGATTTACGACTTGGAGATATTGTTGTTAGAAATAAACATATGTGGATCTATGGAATGAACAATGTACAATTGGATCATGAGACGGAAGAACCGATGCAGTTTGATTTAAAGGGATTTGATTTCGGATCCAATGAACATATCTTATCATTGATGAATCATGTGGAAGCATTGCTTGCTGGAAAGTATATGGATGATGAGAATCCAACAACAGCAAATCGAAGTGCAAAGAATTTATTATTCAATATAAAGGAAGCAACAATTTGGCCGGATGATGAGGACATCACAGATTCCATATCACTCGTCATTCGTTATGTTGGAGCAGGAGGTTGATGACAATGGCATTGATTGAACTGAATCTGGGAGAAGGATTATCTACTTCCAAATTACAAGTAAAATTAGACGAGACAGATGAAAACAATGAATTGTTCGTAGCCAATGATGGATTGTATGTCTCAAGCGGAATCATTCCTGATAAAGCGAATGATTTAAACCTTGATAAGTTACAGAACAATTATGCTGTCACAATTGATTATTCACCATGGGGATATGAGTATTCCAAATCCAATGGTTCATTCCAGAACCACATCACATGTGATTGTAAAACCCATCGTATTTGGACTGCCGAATGGGATAAACCAGATGATGAAGAGAATCGATTACCCATCAAACTAACTGGAAGAAACAAAGATGAACCATTTCGTTCAAAGATTGATTGGGTATTACCCGGAGACTTCTTCCGCGTTCGTAGTTCCAGTAAACGATATCAGTATTATATCATTACAGAAGTATCGGCAGATGGTGCATCGGATCAAGACATTTGTGGAACTTGTGGGCAAATCATTTTCGAAAATAGTGGAACATGTGACACTTGTGGTTCTTTATTATATGAAGAAGGAAAAGGTCCGGAAATTTGTCCAGAATGTGGACAACCCATTTACAAACCAACCGTAGAAGATCCGGATGAACTCGTTGGTTTGCCGGGAAATCATGTGACAAAATATGCGTCGTTGGGACCGACGATTGATGAAGAGGAGGATGACTAATGGATATTCGAATCTCAACAGATACTTCATTGACAAAAGATGAGAATGACAAATTGACATTACGAATCTCACAAAGATCTGATAATCTATTGGAGTTCACAGAGAATGGTGAATTGACCATTAAAAAGATTGAATTACCAAAGGGAAAATATCTTCCCATGAACAGTATGATTGGAACATACAATGTACCGATGACACGGATTGGATGTAATTCATCCGTGTCCCGTTTGGCATCGTATGATGATGATGCTGGTAATATTTGTGATGTTTCAGGAAGAACTGGCGATAAAGATACAGATGGTGTCAATCTAATTGAATTGTTCAAAAAATTGGGAATTGAAGATTTGTCGGTTACATTTTGGGATAAAGAATATTATGTGAAAGAGCGTACATTCAAAGGAGATGCATGGGACTAATGCCAACATTAAATATTGAAACTGGACAAGGATTGACGGTGAATAAAGAGAAACAACTTACTGTATTAACGGATCCAAATTGTGAAGATATTGGTGTGTCGGAAAATGGTGTATTTGCACATGCAAAAGCGATTGAAGATACACGACAATATCTTGATAATTGGACGGTCCTTTATTCAGAAGACTCCGAAACCCAAATTCGTGGAAATGGACGAGTCATTGGTAGATGTTATACATTATCATTTTTAAAGGTTGCACGAGCATGGACAACAGCAACATCAGATGCTGACAGAGTTCGTATTTTAGTAACAAAGGATCCCAACAATGCAACTGCATCTGATTTAAAGAATGCAAATGATGTCATTCGTGAAATCAATTTCCAAAAATTTTATGCAGCAAAGAATTCAAGTGGAAACTATTATGAACCGTATATGGTCATTCGACCAGGTACATTGATTGCTTTCTCAGATACAGTTCATTCTTCCACATTACAAACAACCAGAATTTGTGAAAGTGGCATTCGAATTCCAACTCTTACAAAGTATACCATAGATGGAACAACGGTGACAGAACCGCAACATATTTATGCATTGTTTATGGCGACGCGAGTTCGTTATACAGAACAAGGTGCTTCTTCACAAGCGATATCGGGATTTCCATCGGCAACACCATCAGGATATCGATGTATGATGAATCTGCAGTTGAGATGCTTGTGGAGTGATACGGAAGCATTTAATGGTTTATTGGACACGGATGGATGGAGACAAGGAGAATATTTGAAGGGAAACAAATCCACATCAGGAACCACGGAGACGGGAGTTGGAGATTATGGCTCATGGAATGTCAATAACATTTATGGAGCTGAAGCAATTGGCGATTCCCGATATACACAAGCATGGTGATTTTAATTAAGGAGGCCTTATCATGCAAAAAGAATATTATGGAGAAGAACAGTTATCTTTTAAAGATACCGCAACACAGGAACAACATGGATTACATGGTGTTGTGCAAATCTATCGTCGTAACAAAGAAACAGGTGAGGTATCATTCTGGGATGAGAGTCATAATATCATTCCCATCTCCGGATATCAATTCATATTGATGAAACTATTTAATTTATTCTTAGATTCTTCCCATGGGAAAGTGACAGATAATTTGACAAAGGATACGACACTGGCCATTCCGGACTTGAATGAGAAATTGCAAATTGGTACAAAGCCATCCGAGTATTCTGTAATGGACGATAATATCTCCGTTAACAGTTTCTGTCAAGGATTCATGATTGGGAATGGTGGCGCGTCTGCTGATTCTGTTACCACAAAGAATACGGCTTATTCTTATACCTCATTACGTAATCCCATTCCGTTCCAGCAGTCTACGACATTGGACACTACCATTGCTGGAAAGTATCTGGGACTGTACCATGGCAATGCGGATTCCGAACAAATTGCACAATCGGCATATATCAAGAAATTTGATGAGACACCCCACATCTATCACTCATGGTGGGTGGATGGACAAAGATGGGACTATGTGGATCCCGTTACACAAAACGATTTAGGCCCAGATGCCATCAATGGAACACCAAAGACCAATCGAATCGAAACCTATGTAGAGTGCAAATTATCTTTGTCGGACACGGATTGCAAATCTTACTTTGACCATTCTGGCAATACCCAAACGCCTATGATTAATGAATTGGGATTGGTTGCATTTGATACCGTTCCTGGTACACGTTCCATCATGGAGAATTGTTATTCCCAATTGATTGTGCCATTTTTGAAATTGGTATATCGTACAAAAGTGCATACAGCAACGGAAACGAATATTGATACTGACGATGTCGGCAAGATTCATACAAGTAAAGAAAAAGAAACGATAATAACATTGATCAAAGAGATTTGTAATGTTCTTGGAGAGATTGTACCAAAGACTGGTTTTGATCAATTCAACATCAGCTCCTTTTATAATCAAACCTATGCTGTTTCCGAAACATTATCAAATACAGATAATTTATCAGATACTGACTTTGAAGAATGTTGCGATTATTTAAGATCCGCTTATAATCTATCTATTGAAGATGGTGGATTGGCCGTACAAGCATATTATAATCAGAATGGGGATCTTCAGTATGTAGAAGATACGTTCTTAGCATGTTTACAAGATTCCACCACATCCAATCTGACAGTGGACGAAGCGCAGCGTATCAAACTCATCACATATTATACATTTAACAGTATTCCAATTTCTGAGAACTGGGAAATTCTGATTAACTATCGAATCTATGCAAATTAATAAATGAGGTGATTTCATGTCAGATATCAATCATGAGAATGAATTACAGATGCGAGAGGAATATTCAAATACTGTCATCAATAATGTGGCACAAACAATCTCTTATTTCAAGCACATTACATGGACAACGGTAAAGATCTCCATCAATAAAGAACCCAAGCCATCTCAAAGACCACGGTTATCTGGCTATCGGATCTACGTCCCAGGGGCATACAAAAATACGGCATTCTTTCATAAAAATGTGATGCCGACATTAGGTGACTTGTGGATTGATACACCATGTAAAGCAGAATTGGACATTTATGTCAAAACACCGACATCATTTTCAAAAGCGCAAAAGTTATTGGCAGAAATGAAGATTCTTCGACCTTGGGCGCATACGGGTGATATAGACAATTTTGAAAAAGAGGTGTGGGATGCTTGCCAAGGAAATAAAAAACGAGGACACAGAGGCATCCTTTCAGATGACAGCCTAATAATCGAGTCACATACGAACAAGTATTATTCTATTTCACCAAGATATGAAGTCACCTTCACGTATATGAACAAGATTCCAGAATGTATTAAAAACATATTAAAATTAAGAAAGAGAGATGATTGATTATGGCAAGAGAAGATTACCAAGACTGGCTATCGAGTCAATCGGGCGCGTCTGCAGAAGATTATGATACAGACTTTAAAGCGGCGGGTAATATCAAAGACATTTATGACACAACCGTTGGTAGATTCATCAAAGGCTATAATAAAGGGAAGAGTACAAAATCCATTATTGGTATGGCAGCAAAGAACACATTTGATTTCCCCGTGTTTATTTCTAAAAGCATTCCATTGGATTATGCAACGGCAACCAATCAGTTGCTGGAACAACTGTATGCCTCTTATTTACAGATGGCGATTTCACAACAACCATTTGTCGACGCGAGGAGTGTAAAACATGGTGGTTTCTTGGCCAATTACCAGACAAATATCACCAAATACGTGGAATATACGGACATGGCATATCAACATGAAGCATGTCACAATGAAATTGTCACGGAAGACGCAAAGTTCACATTTGACATGTTGAATTGTTCACGGCCGGATGCGGATGTAATTTTGGAATGTATGGATTATGAACCACTATCGGAGTTTCAACATTTCTTCCAGGAACGTCGTGAAATCGTAGATGATTATGGTCCGGAATCACGTAGACATCTTGAACTTCGTTATGATAATCATGGTAACTTCGCTGGATTTGGACATCGTGATGAGGAAATCATGTTTGATGACCATGGTCGTGAAGTTGCGATTGGTGGTCGTGGTAGAACGCATAGACGACATGAGATTGCCCCACGAGAGATTGAATCTCGTTTGAAGATTGAAGATACCGATACACAAGGGAGAAGAATTTACGATGACAATGGAAGACGGATTCCCAATCCACAACGTGATGAATATTCTCAATTCCGTCGTCAGCAGTATCGTGAAAAACAAAAACATGTCGCTGATACAGAAAAATCCAGAGCTGATGCAATGGTTGCAACCAATAATGCAAACAACTGGAAAGCGGTTGAAAATGATCGTCGTGAAGAACATAGCTTGAAAATGATGAATCGTGCACCGGAAGTACTAAAGGAAGATGACATGAAGAAGATTAACTCCATGAAACCATTACTAATGAAAGTGCAATTAACCGTTACAGAAGAAGGGAAACCAGATGTACCAAAGGAATTCATTGTCGGTGTACACACCCATTGTCGATTGGTGGATCCTGAAACATGGCCTGATGTTGCAAAATATCCATTAAAAGAAATGAATGAATTAACCCGTCATGCAAAATACAAAGCGGGGGAATTAAGGTTCATGAGAGATATTGTGTTCCAGATTAATGAAAAGAAACAGACCGCAATTGATTCAAAGGATCCAAAGAAGAAATGGTATCGTCGATTATATGAATTATCTCATACCAAAGGTGATGCAAAAGTTGCAGGAAAGGTGTCTGGAAATAGTACGACCGGATTGATTCCAAATGCAACCATTATGATGTCCAATAGTGATGTGGAGAATGTTAAATCACAAACAAAATTAGATCTAATGAAACCAAGTTTGGCAAAAAGATTATGTAAAGAACTCTTTTTGATTGCCTTCGTTGTGATCGATCAAGATGCAGAATCGATCAAGTTATTTATTCCCGATTTATATGGAGATTGGGACGTACATTCATTAGCATCAGTTGAGAAACAGCTTGCAGAATTATCCACATCTGGCTCCAAGACAAGAGATCTATTTAAGATGCTGAAGTAACATGGAGGTGAATTAATATGTTTTACACTGAATATGAAAAACCAGAGACTCGTCGTGATACGAAAAAAATCGATGAACGTCCGTTGTCACCAAAGGAAAAACCTCTCGAGAAAGAATCATTGGATGATATCCAAAAGGAAATTGCATTGATGATTAAATCATTAGATGATATTTATAAGAATAAGAGTTCTGATGAATACAAGATGGCTGGTGATATTACAAAATCATCCGTCTATGATAAACTGGAGACTGCAATTGCAGATCTGAAAACGTTAAAAGGATTTCCGAAAATGGAAGCAGACGATTACCAAAGAATGTTTGATAACTTGCATAAGCCGTTATACAAAAACATGGTTGTAGAGTTTCTCAAGAAACCAAATGAGAAGAATACCACATTCACGGCATTGTTCACTTGTGGATATCGTGTTTTGATTGGTGATATGTCTGTTATCTTTGCATCAACTGAAGCAACGGAAAATGGAATTATTTATAAGCCTGAATTGGTTAAGAATAAAAATCTCAGATCACGTGCCTTTGTCCATGACTTCTGTAAGAATCTGGATGAAGAATATAACAAAGCACTTCGTCGATCCAATAATCGTCCAAAGATGCATCAGGAATATGCTTTGATGAATGCATTTGGTGGTGCAGTCACTGCATTATCAACATTCATTCAGGCACATGAATTGATTCCAGTAACGGCATTCATGCGCGACATTTTTGGTCATATCTTTGGTGCAGCAAGGGTTCTTAATCCCATCTCCTATATTAATAATCATTTGACTCGGAAATTTGATGATGAAGTGAAATCATTTGAAGATATTCAGAAATTGTATACCGCGACAAAAGAGGCATATGATGAATATCTCAGTAAACCAGGCCGACATAATCCTGCCGTTGAAGCGAGATACAAGAGTAATCTTGTGAAATATAAAATCCAGATGTCAACAGCAACTGCAAAACTGGATCATTATGATTCACGAGCCATTGCAAAACGAAAAGAAGAAAAAGATCGGTTAAGATTGGAGAAACGTGAACAACGAAAAGCGGAACGGTTAGCGCGAAAAGAAGTAAAGAAGAATGGGAAAAAAGTAAAAGGGGAAGCTGTCGATAAACCGACAATGAATCAACCAGCTCCATCACACCCCTCTCCATCAGCTCCTGAAGAAGAAAAACCGAAACCGACACCAACCGATACGGGTGATTTTGATTTCTAATTCATACATGTGTAGAGAATGGGGGCTTGAGCCCCCATTATTCTATTCCGTGTATATACATATTCTTTAATTGAGGGGAGGTTATACAATGACACAATCCATTGAAGTGTTACACATTTTTGGTGTCGCACTATATCAATACTACTTGAGTTATAAACATTTACCATTCACAATGAATCGGGAACTGTGTGAGCGATTTACCATGTATTTAATTACACAATTTACACAACAAATCAGTTATATGAATCTATATAATCCAAACGAAGTTCTTGATAGCTTTATGTTATTTGAGAAACCATTTGATGATTATGTCAGTTTTGATTCATTAGAAAATCCGTTCTCTTATATCACAGAGGAGTTAATCAAATTCCCAAGAGAACATTATTTTACCATCCACAATGCATATCGTATTCTGTCAATTAATCCGATTCCATTTGACAGTTTTGATATTACACATGGCATGATTGTGAACTTTTTCACACCTCAGCTAAACAAATCCTTATAGAAAGGAGAGGAGTCGTTATGACATTCAATGTACAAATCTTCGACACAAATCATAATCACATTGCTGATTTTATGAATGCGAGTGTTGATGATGTATTAAAGTTCATTCATAAAGGAATGATTGTGATCAATCTAATTACTGGGAATGAAATGAAAGAAACTGACCTATTGAATACAGTAGGTGTTTCAGAATGTAATATAGAAGTTGGATAAAAAATAAAATTCGCATATATAATATTACAGTGTATTAGAAGCACTTCGTGCTGATAATAAATCAAATCTTTAATGTAGGAGGTAACTTCTTATGGTTACAGAGTACGCACATTCATTAGCAGCGCTTGCTGCATGGGGCAACAAAGCCGCTAACAACGTCAACGGCACCACCCCGGAGATTCAGCAGGCATTCCGTCAGACACTCAAGGCCGGTATCAAAAAGGCAAACTATCCCAGCTGTGAAGCAGAACTCGCCATCATCGACGAAATTACAGACTTCGACGTGACACCGTTGGCAGAACAGCTTCCCAATGCCATCGCTAAATATATGGCTGAAGAAAAACGTGCACTGAATCTTCCGGCAGTCGATGACCAGACTGCACCGGCAACACTGAAGCTGGTTCACAAGGATGAACAGACAAAGACGGGTGTCAATCAGCTCGGACCCAATAAGGGTGAAACGTATGAATCCACAACTGCAGCTCACGATGAATACCGTATCAAGAGCAACAACAAGCAGTTCAAGAAGTAATGGAGGTAACAGTTATGAAGGAAAATGTATTTGAAATCTTGAAAGCCAATTATATCCCTGATATGGAACTGACGTATGATATTCTCGCAGAGATTACCAATCGGATTGTAGATGAGCATCCGGACGTACACTATACTTTGGCTAACGGCGAAAACGGTGTCTCCCTTGGTTTCGATAACTACGAAGTGGCACTGTCTGTTATGCCATTCGATTATAATACTGGCACACCGTTTGCATCTCTCGTCTTCACTGTTTTTGAAAAGGACAGAATGTCATCGCCATATCTGAAAGACATCAGAAATGTGAACCACAATAACCACTCCCGCCCTATTATGGTAGCACAGCTCGGTAGACATGTCAAGAAAATCCGGCTGTTTGATGAAGCTGCAGAACGTGAAAACTGTGTGAGCGCTATGAACTGGATGACGGATATTCTGCTCAACGTCAATGAAAAGTTTGACAGCAACACCAAAGTTGTGGTGGAAAAGTTAAGTGAACGCAAGAACGATTATTACGATGATTGATGACTGATTGAGAAGATAACACCCCGGCATATGCCGGGGTGTTTTTCTTGTATTATTTTTTTGAGGATTTATATACACTGAGTGTATCTCTGTAAAGTTTGTATTCCACTTGATAGAATTTGGATTTGACACAATCAGCATAGACGGCCGTGTATTCTCTTGAAATTTCATTTACGGCTTGTAACAAGATTCGATTTCTGTTTAATAATTGAACTTGTTTTGTGTATTCATCCGTTTTATCCGATTCATTTGCATGTTCAAGCAAATCATTAATACTGGTTTCCAGTTCATCAATGAGTGTCTGTACACGCTTTGCAGCATTCTCATTATCTTCCAAAATCTGCTTCAGTCTTGATTCAAAAGTTGTTCCAGTCTTTGTAATATTTTGAACTAATTGATTCCATGTTTCAGCTGTTAATTTGTTCGCTGGTTCGATGGGATCTTGGTTTCCGTATAAAAAGAAATTACGAATTACTGTAACATTTTTCTTTTCATCATTTGTTGAAATTGTTGGTCCAATGATTTTACCATCAGAAAAATCTGCCTCTTTCGTATCTCTTTCATTTGCAAAATCTTCCGCGAGTCTCTTCACTTTCGATGCATCGTATGCAGAAGCGGGTCCTGCGAAGACACAACGAAAATCAGAACGTTTCAACATTGGTTGTGATAATTGGCTCGGTGCTGGCTTATCGGAAACTTTTGCAATATTAATTCCTGCTTTTTTAAGAGCTGCATTTACGAAGGTAGAGCAAATCCATGAAAAGTCGTTATCTTTAATCTCGTTTTTTCCATGTAAAAACTTCGTAATGATTTCAGACCAGTCGTAGCTTGATTCTTGCCGATGTTTCATATGATGATCGATGAATTGATTCATCTTATTATAAGATTCCTCTGTCAAATAAGCAGTGTAAACAATAATTCCCTCTTTTGTTCCTTTTAAGCCATATTCATGTAAGAAATTTTGTCCACGAACACCATCTTTCGAACCATTATGTGTTTGATCGAAAGGGGATTTATTGTGATACGTATATGCATTTGATAAACTGGGATCTAATGAAATTGCAGCGTGTACCAAATTTGAACCCATGACACGCGCCGTTGTATCCCACACAAAGTCTTCGGCTCTGTCTTTAAATGGCCTGCTATCTCCACTTTTCGCAATGAAACCGCCCCTGATTAGATGGATGTCAGAATATTTACGAGTCGTGAAACATACATAAATTGGCTTTGATTTTGTTGTATCAACTGCTTCTTGAAAGACCTGATTATATTCATATTGCTCCATCATATATTCATCAGCAAGATATTGGTAAAGATATTCATCGTCCATAAACTCATCCATTTCGTGATGATAGAATTCATTTACATTTTGAATGACCAATTTATCTGCGATTTGATCTGGATAAAATTCCCGTTTGATCGTCGCAACTGATGGGAGCCGATTGTGAATACCATCCTTCTTCATTCTAACCCAATCATCGATAATTGATGAAATGGATCGTTTGGAATATTTTTCGATATTTTGAATATTATACATTGGCCAGTTTTTGACAGTCGGATTGAATGTTCCATTTTTCAAAGCAGTTGCAATCTCTCTATTGATGCTTTCATTTTGGAGAACATATTCTTTTTCTTTCTTGTGATTTTTCGCAAAATTGAATCCCAACTTTGATAAGATGTTTTGTACCCAAGCAATAAATTTGTGTGCTAATTTCTTAATAAACATCCACAGCTTCTTCAATTTTCCTTTTATACCAGATTCTGTATTTGAATTTTCGATAGATGGACCATTAGAGGATTCTGTTACAATGTCATATTCTGTATACATGTAGCCTGGAGCATCTACATCATCCATATTGTCGGAGACAATCAATGACATATGGTTGTCATATAATTTGATCATGGAACGTGTCATGATCTCTCCCAATACAACCAAAATATCACGTACCATTTCCCAATTATAGATTCCCATGGAACCATATATGTCAATGATACTTTTCATCACATTCGCAATTTTTAAGATGTGATTGGATAATTCTTCTTTGGTTTTTAATTGGCATTCTCCAAACATCCGATACAACATATCCAATGATTGTTGAATTGGATGACGATGTTCATTTCCCATGGCATCCGTACGATAGTTCCCATCAATGAAACTGTTACCATATGCAATTTTGTCCAACCAATTCACATCGGTATGAAAATCGATTCCATGTAATTTATTGGAGTATTCATCATAGGATGGATACTGTGCACATGGATCATTGATGAACATTTTACAAATCATCGCACCATCCGTATCATTATCAATGATAGACGGATGTCCATAACGGAATAACAGTTGCGCAATCGGTGAACGTGTATCCTTTGTAATGTATTCAATTGCAGAAACAGTATCTTTGAATTTGGGATGCATATCCTGCAATACAATATTTCTCATATTGATATCGAATGGGATTTTTGCAACATGTCGAATCGTTCCCGTTTTTAACAAGCAGCACTCTGTAAATTGTTTCATCTCATCATCCACTTGTGATTCAGATACCACGCCAGAATCATCATCTTCATCTAAATCTCCATCCAATAAATCATTGGATTCGAATTTTTGTTTCTCCACCACCATCAACTTTGTATCATATGTGGATCTTGGAATACAGAAGAAAATCATATTGGACATAACAACGGAATTCAGCATGGTTGCAAATAGAATGAATTCTTCAATATAAGTCTGGACAGCTTTCTGTTGTGTATAAGACAGACAACTAAAGTCTGTTTGTGTGATGAGCTTTGGTAGGGAATCCACAATCTTCATGGTGTTTGTTGTGAAATGCATATCGGCAATCTTTTGATAGTCCTTCTTGATCACCTCTGTCCGTTCTGTCATTTCGAACTTGGATACGACTGTTCTATGATAGAAATCATTCTCACATAATACCAATAAATCTTTTAATGTCATCTGATCTGTTGTATACTGATATAATCCATAAATAGAGGAATGTTCAATCGGCACACAATCGTGATCTTCCAAGAATCGTTTTACAGATACAACGGAGAACTTCTCAATGTCCGTAATATGGGATTGAATTAACCCATGTTTCAATACCTGGATTAAATTGGAAGCAAATGTTGCAATGTCATTCGGTGTAATATAACGAAACTTATATAAGTTATTCACAACACCGTATTCCTCTGGGAATGTAATCTTTCCGGAACTAATCTTCGTGAGTTCCTCAAAGACTTTGTCAAATGTTTTCAATGCCAATTCAATCTCATTTGGAAATTCTTGACTGAATGCAAATTCACGCTTTGGCATGTCTTTCTCTTTTACTGTTTTGATTTCCATATCAATTCTCCTTTCTAAATTATGATCTCATGATCATATCCATTGGGGTGTCTTCAGAGTCTAATCCATTTAATGTCTTTGCCAAGTTGACATTAATCCCTTTTGAAATATCCTCGAATAGCATCGCTTGAACAACACCAGATTTTTGTACCGCATCTCGATATGTTAGCTTTTTATAGCCCATGGGATCAACGCCTTGTCCTTTTCCATACGTAAAGGCAAATAACGAATGTTCATCATTCATGTTTCGACACAATCTTCGTGCAAGTAATTCATATACCATACTTGGTCCCTCTAAGTCAATCTTGTTTAATTTCTGATTACGGAATGACATGTCGGCAAATAGATGATAAGGAATCAATGCAATTCTGGAATATAAGAAGATGAGATTCAAATAAGATTCCACACTGTAGATATTCTGTTGGAATGCGACACTACAAATTGCAGCACCAGCATCATAAGAGATAATAAACTCATCCATTGTTTCTTCTGGATCTTCATACAATTGTAGCTGGACGGTTGTCGGAATGGATAATACTGTCTTTAATAATTCATTACCATGTGCATCATAAAATACAGCTGGTAATACACCGATACATTCTACATGAGTTGCTTCCATATAGAATGCCGTCACTTCATCAATTGATGCTTTTGGTAGATGTAGTTTCAGTGGTACTTTTGTTTTCAAATAACCATCTTCCGATACTTCTGCAAATTCATTCGGTGTTAAGAAACATTCTTTTGGATCAATGAATCCCGCATTCTGAGACAAGTCGTGTTTTGATTTCAGTTTTAAGTTTAATGCCTTCATGGTAATTTGTGACATTAACATACCAATATTCGTAACTTGACCATCGCTCATGACATTAAACAAATCACCTGCACATTTTGCGCAGATCGCTTTATTACAACAACATTGTGGGGAATACAAGTTAATTGTTTTTCCAACATAGTCGTTGATATTGTGCAATGTCGTTTTCTTAATCTTTCCATTTTCTTTGATATTGCGAAAGATGAGATACTGTTTGTTCTTTTCTGTAACCGAAACGGGAATGGTCATCTGTGTTCCACAATCAGAATTGGGATCTGGATCCAGATGTTCTGATTGAAGAACTGCAATAAATTGTTTTGACATATAACCAGAGTCTGCCGTTGCAACGGCAGATGGTAGTGCAGCTGCAACAACAGAATTGGCGAATGGTGTAATATCACGTGGCTTGATCCCTTCCATTAACGAAGAATCCACGATATGGAAATGATTCAGCTGTTTATTATAAACAGCACCTCTCATCACGTTGATGGTCTTATAGTTGTTATCCAAATTACCATCGCCACTCCGATACAAGTCATATCCTGAATCTGATTTTAAGTTCTCACGAACAAGATCCATGAGTTCTTTTTCAATAGCATTGTTGACCATGATTTGTTTTACAGGATTATCCGAAGCCAAATCAGCAGCATGTTGTTTGAACAATTCCGCTTTTCGTTTTTTCACATTTTCCATTGGTAATAGCAGAGATGCCGTAATGGAAACAGCTAAGAAACTGGAACACCAGAAACCCAATCTGTCACGAGCATCAATAAAATTAACAAGGTCATCTGTGGTGATCTTACCTTCCAATACGAGATTATTGACTTCCGTATTCAGATTACCCAATCCCTTTGAATCGATTGGTTTGTTATAATAGCCAAGATACTGAATGATTCCCCATTGCTCCAACAAATAGCGATTCAGAATCAATTGACCCAATGTTGTTTCCGTTGGTTCTTTCACGTACTTATACATCTGAGGTGTCAATCCAATTCTTGAAAATGGCCGAAAGTTTGGCTCTGTAAAGGAATTTGTTGTTCTGTCATGATGTGCCGCAAACATACTTTCTAAGAAAGTCTTATTGATGTCCTTTGGTTCCATGGACAGAATCTTATCCAATGCTACTTTCACAGAATCACTTGAGACATTCGTTATTCCTGACATAGTGTCACACTCCTTCATTATAATAAATTATTGATGGGTTTGATGGAACAGAATAACAACATTTTATGAAAGGAAGTAATATTATGAGATTCTATACAGAATTTTCCGTCAACTTGATTGGGAAACGAATCTTAAATGTCACAGTGCAGTTTGAAGAATTAACATTGGATACGGTGAATCGTGCCATTGCAGAAGCTGATAAGTTTGTACAACTTTTCTTGGAAGCTGAGATGGAACGTTGTGAGTACATCATCAATCCAACACAGTATCCAACGTCAAAGCTGAATGACGGTTATAATGCAGCACAACATTACTTATTGCAGTTTAATGTCAATATGTTGGACTATCTGAAAATGGTCAATAATAGTGATTGGAAACCGGTTGCTGTGTTGGTCATTGAAGATGCCATGATTGTTTCTCGATTGATTCGGGATACATTGATTCATGAATATGAACGTAAACAACAAAATGAAGAATCATGAAATGGGGGGATATCCCCCCATTTCATTAATATCAATATTCGTCATATACTTGCAGTGGTGTCTTCCATCAAACGAATCTACATTGTGACTGATCCCGCGAGATACATCGCTTCGATGAAATACTCTTGATTTTCATCAAATGTTATTGACGATGATGAATCAATCAACACGGAACCATCTGTGTTGATGGTTAATAAGAAAGGTGTTAATGCATTCGACTGCAATTGTGCAAATTTTCGTTTCTTATGAGGACGATATTCCTCGGGTAATGTAAACAATGTGAAGGCATTGAATGAGGTGGATATTGCTGGTGTGAATGTTCCACATATCTCAACCAATTCAGTTGCCATTTTACGATATTCGATATTAGATGACGAAATGTTTCCATTATTAATGGATGCAGAAACCCATCCAGTGTTCACAACATTTGGTTCTGGTAATGCATCTACCTTTTCTTCCAGATCAGTAATCCGTTGTAAGTCTTCCTCCGACACAGGAACCGTTGTTTCTTCGATGGTTGTTTTCACATATTCTTTCATGTCTTCCGTTTTGACATATTCAGAGATGTTTAAGTTTGTAATCTCATTGTGAATCTCCAGTAGTAATTGATCAATCTCTTCTTTTCTGTAGTACTCAGATAATATTGTGGGTAGCGTCTTTTGTGCAAAATTAGTTTGCATTTCTACAATAAGATTGAAAGATTTTTCAAACACATACGGAAGATTCTTGTAAGATCTTCTTCCATCTCCAATCTTAATTCCCACGTTATCGTTTTCACCAAGTTCCACACATAATGTTCCCAATTTGGGAATATACGCAATCATGGATGTCGATTTCCATTGTTGTGATGTCTTGATCATATGATCATTCATTATGATCCCTCCATTCAAATAATTTAATCCCCGGTTACCATACAAAATTTACATTTTTTATTTTTTGATATATATAGTATTAATATGAATTAAGATCGCATTCAAATTCGTTTGTTTGTGAGCTTGATTTAATTTTATAGAAAGAGAGGTAATGTTCTTTATGAACAATCTCGAAATCTGGCAGCGCTGCCTCGCTGCCCGCGATGAGCTGGCTGAATGGTCAGGTATCGTAAATCCGATTTTCGTCATCGAAGGACCGGCTTCCGCCGTGTTCCTGTTCGGTCGTACAGTTGACGAAAAAACTTACGTCGTTAATATGCAGATTAACGGCGACTTCTCTGTCCTCACACAGCAGTGGACAGAACTGGGTGATGACGCCGTACATGCCCAGTATGCCCTCAACATCAGTGAGGGCTTCACAGCAAAAGAATTCTATGACCATGACATGGTGTACGCCGTGTCCACGGACATGGTCATCCCATTCTGCCGAGCTGTGGTTGGCAATTGCAATATTGTCGACTGGCAGTATGACTCCGAAGCTGACCCCGGTTCCAAATACACGATGGAAGAGGCAATTCAGCAGATTGTCGATTCCATCATCGAGAGTATCGAAGAGGATCCGGTGGAATGGGATGAGGAAGACAACGAAGAAGACTGAAGAGATTCCCCCGCATATGCGGGGGATTTTTCTTATTCTGTTTTTGTATCTTTTTTCTCCGTAACATTGACTAATTTCTTTCCTGTTTTTTCTTCATAGGCTTTGGAAACTTTCTCCGCATGATGATTCATTTTTTCTTCGGAAGTTCCATCACGACGTCCAATGCCATAGTCAATACATACCCAACAATCACGATCACTTGACCACATAACGTTTCCATCATTAAAGTCGGAAACCACTAATCGTAATTCTGGATGTCTTGATGTAAAGTCTTTGAACTGATTCTTCACCTCTATCAGTTTTGCAGGTGTGGGATGTTTTCCCGAATGGTCAATGATCCGTTCCATATCAATGACGGAACAATCTTTCCCATACTTCCCAACAATCTTTGCGGAACTTTTGATCATCTCTTCTTCTTTGCTTCGTTGAATGAATTCCGACATGCGAACTTCATTTTTATTGGATGTCAAACCACGACCACTGAATGCAACCTTCGTAATGATCTTTTTATCTTTGGGAAAGAGCACCATTCTGGTTTGTCCCATTGGCACTTTGTTAAAGTCATTCTTGTCACCGCGAATGTCTTCATTTGCAATCAACCACGTATTGTATGCAATGAATTTTGGTGGTACACCAGCATTGATACATTCTTCTACAAACTTGGCCAAATCAGATTTGTCGGTAATGGTTCCCACATATTGTGCTTTGATCATATAGACTTTACCAATCTCATTGGATAATCCATTCAATCCATGTTGTACAGTCTCCAATTCACGAACCAATTTGTTCATACATTCTACGGTTTCTTTTTCCAAATGTTGAATGGAATGATTCCCATTCTGGAATTTGTCCATGGCATTTGTCAGTTGATTAATCCTTGCACAGAACTTGGTAAAATCTCGCATGGAAATTTTCGTTCCACCAGCATTGAAATCCACACCGAATGCATGACTTTTGGAAATGGTTTTTCGAATGGCATTACACAATTCTTTCTGATTGATTTCGCTTTTTTCATCCATCACTTTACAAGCTTTTTCCACGATATTCGCGAGGTTCTCTAATGCTTCAGAATGTCTGATATAATATGCCATGTTCTTATAGATGATGGCTCCATTTTCCAATTCACGAATTCCATTACTATTGGAAATCGGTTTTAGTTTCCCATCTTCCTCTTTTGTATAATTCACACCGATTAATCCAATATACAATCCATCATCTTCCGTGATTTCCTTGATGAAGATGGGGGTTGCAGATAAACCAGCACTCTTCTTTTTATCACATGGATTCTTTTTGTTTTTGTCAATCTCAGCAGGATCTCTTGCAAGTTTGGAAGCAGGGATCATCTTATCAGCAATCTGGTTCGGTGTCTTTTTTACTTTCGAAGAACCCGTGATACTAATAATGCTTTGTAATAGGTTTCCGACATGGTTGGATAGTCCACCCAATGCTTTTGTCGTTTTTTTCAAAAGTTGCCATCCACGTGCTGCCATATCTGATTCTTGAAAGACTTCCATATGTTGATTGTGTTCATATGGATAATAAAATTCATTAATCTCTTTTGATTGCTGTGATACAATGGTATCCCATATCGCTTGTTCAGTATAAATCATACTAGCATTGATTTCGTAAAATCGTTCCATTGTTGTTTCCATGATATTATTCACCACACTTTCATCTCACGATAGTTAGCTTGTTCTGACAGAGAAGCCATAATCGATGGAGACCCAACGATTTCGATCAGTAGACCATCTGATATTTCCATCGTTGAAGTCCTTGATTTTTAATTTCAGCTCAGGATGTTTCTTTGTGAAATCATCATATGCTTTTGTCATAGCTTTACAATCATTCACCGTTGGATGTTTTACACCGGATGTGTCAACAATTCGTTCTGCTGCAATAATACCATCACCTGAATAAGTATGTGTTACCATCGCTGTCATCTTTCGAAGTTCCGGGTCTTTACTAACGGCTTTTGCAAAACGAATCTCATTTCGATTACTTGTGATGCCGAATCCATTCATTGCAATCTTGAGAACTTCTTTCTTGTCATCATTCGGGAAGAAACAGAAACGGGATTGTCCAGCATTAATTTTATATTCTTGATCAGAACCACGTAAATCTTCATGAGCAATTAACCACGTATTGTATGCTACGTATTTTGATGGAATACCATTGGTGATGAGATCGGTAACAAACTTTGACAATACATCTCTATCTTTGATGGAGTTCATATACTTCAAATCAATTAGGTTCACTTTCTGAATCATGTTGGTGAAAGTATTCATGTCGTATTGAATCCAGTGAACATCATGCACGAGTTTCTTTAATTCTTTTAACGTATCATCCTTTACCGTATTCAGATCATTTTCGATGTTATGTATCTCATCAAGATCAACTAACGCTTCTGCTACTTTTTTTTGAAACTCGACTAATTCAGGCATGGATAATATTGTTTTCCCAGATACAAAACATTTGAGAATCTTTGCTGGGTTCTTGAATTTATGACGACAATCACGTGATCTCTTTACAAATGCAGCCTGATCAATCGTTGTATCACCAGCAGCAATCTTTGCTGCATCTTTTACAATCGCATTCAAATCTTGTAAAACATCAGGGTGTTTCATCAAATAGATGGCTCTGATATCATAAGGCATTACGGACTCGATTGGTGTTACATCGCTATCTGTCGGCCTCATAGCGATACGCTTCCCATTTCTTTCGTCTTTCATGTAATTTACCATGTCGATGATTCCGATTTCAAATTCCGTATCACTGATAAATTTATCAATTACTAAATTTGAATTAATTACTTCGATTTGTGCTTCAGGTACACCACCAAGATATGGTACACGAACTCGAATCTTTGATTCCTTTAACTGTTTATCGGGATCCAAACGTTCTTTTGCATGGTCTCTGGCAATCGCAGATGCGCTCTTTAGTTGTCCATTTTTCCGGACTTTTACGAGCATGCCTTTCAAAACGTCTTTTATATGTCCAAGCCATGATTTGAGTATTCGATACCATTTCTTCAAAAACGTAATAATTTTGTTTACGAGATTATGAAGCACTCTACCAACACCTTCTTGATAGATTGCTGATTCAGTATAATACATAATAGATCGATATTCCTTATCGAGTTCCATCTGCATCGATTCCAATACTTTTGTTCCATGTTCAAAGGTAATCGGTTCGATATCATCGAATAAGATATTTGAAAAATTCATATAGATGTAACACCTCACTTTTACGATCAGAAAGACCGCAATCTATGCATACCCATTGATTCCAGTTTGATGACCACATAAAATTTCCATTGATTGTATCAATTTGATCAAACATCAATTGTCGTCACCTCTATTTATTTTTTGATTCATCATTTCTTTACGAGCGATGGCTTTTTCGGCCTTTTCTTCTAATACCTCTTGTTTCTTTGCATTGCGTCGACCAAGACCATAGTCAATACATACCCAACAATCACGATCACTTGACCACATAATGTTTCCATCATTAAAGTCGGAAACCACTAATCGTAATTCTGGATGTCTTGATGTAAAGTCTTTGAACTGATTCTTCACCGTATTCAGAATTTCTAAGTCTGGATGTTTTCCAACACGGTCAACAATTCGTTCCATTGCCAGAATCGCATCTTCCTCATAGTGATTTGTAACAAGTGCGGACACTTGCAGAATGTCTTTTTCATTTGATTTCTTAAGTACATCTGACATTCTGATTTCGTTTTTGTTTGCAATAATGCCATTACCATTAATGGCAATTTTTAAGATTTCTTTCTTGTTATCCTCTGGGAAAAAGACACAACGAGACTGTCCACCAATTGGTTTGTACTTTGAAGAATTACCACGCAATGATTCATTTGCAATCAACCAAGTATTGTATGCAATGAACTTAGGTGGAATACCGTTGGTGACGCAACTGTATACGAACTTTGATAACGCATTTCGATCGGTAATACTATTCATGAATTTCAAATCAATCAGATGTACTTTTTGAATGGCATTCGTTAAGGAAGTTAATCCAAACTGGACATACTCCAACATATTGACCAAATCATTCAATGATTGGATGACTTCTTTATCCACATTATCCATCTTCGTTCCACTGTTCTGTGCAAAGTCCAACTTGGTTGCCATTTCACTCATCTTCTTCTGGAACGTTGTTAATTCTTTCATGGTTAACCGAACACTTGTATTTCCAATGGCATTTGTTTTTGCATGTGCTTTTATTGTCAACTTTGACACTTTCTTTGCATATCCATTGTTTTCTTTCTTACCACTAACAATGTCAAATCCCTCTTGGATCAATTCCGCAAGATGATCCATCTCGTCGGGATGTTTGATAAAATAGATCATGGAGTTCGTATATAATATCAAGGATGCTAATGACTTAACACCTCTACCTTTATCGGAGATGGCACGATCTTTTCCATTATCATTTTTCAAATAATTGACGCCCAATAGATCAATTGTGAAATTATTATCATCATCAAACTCCTTGATCAAGATTGCGGAGTTGTTCAATACAATGTCATCTTGTTTTACATCTCCCGTATAGGGTACTTTGACACGTGCTTCTGATTCTGCTAACTTCTTATCCGGATCTAATTTCTTTAATAAGTTCTCATGTGCAATTTGTGATACACTCTTTTTTGCACCACTCTTACGGAATTTTCCACGGAATCCATTCAATACATCTGTGGCATGAGAAGATAGTGTTTTCAGAATCACAGTGTTTCGACGTGTCAATGCACGGATTCTGGTAATCATATTTCTGGCGTCTCCAGCTCGATTGGCAATAAATTTCTTAACCTTTCCATCTACTTTTGTTGCTTCTTCTCCTGCAGTAGCTGCGGCTTCTTGATATGGAATTTCTCCATAATTGAGACAGCAATCGATATAATCAGATTCCTTTAAACATGATTCCAGCATCTGTTCTAAGACGAGTTGTCTTGTCATCAACTGTTGCTGTTGCATGGTTTTCATATGTTCCATGACGATCTGATATAATTCCATATGGTATCACCTCATTCTTCTATTATGATGATAGGACTCTGTCACTGTAATGTTATTATTCAGAATCAGATTCTGAATATGTTCATCCAAGTCCTTTGCTTCTGACGGATCAAATGTCGTTGAATTATAATGTTGCTCCGCATTTGTTTTTTCCAGATTGGAGTAATTCTTGACGATCCATTCACAATACGCTTTCACTTCTTTTGTCAATTTCTCCTGGCCACTCAGAATCGTTTTTGCAATATCATATGCGGCTTTGTTTCTTTCATTTGTTGTCGGATATGGAGACATCGATAATTCCCGAATCTCCTTTTCCAAATTGGTCAGATACTGTAACTTGTCTTCCGGAATTTCATTTGCCGTAAAATTACGATGTTTGAATCCATAAGTGAATGTCAATGGTAAATTGTAGATACCAGCAAACATATCGCAATAGTATTCTTCTTTATTGGCTCTTCCCAGATAATCGATGTATGCTTGCGCAACCGCTGCATCAGATCGATTTGGTAATACTTTTAACATCGGCAAACCAATCACAGCACCAATGATCGAACTCGACAATCCAGAAGCAATTTTATTTAATAGCCGATATCCCTTGGGATGCTTCAAATACTTTGTTCCCCTTTTACGGGTGCCCGGAATCTTTTTATTATATTCCTTGATGGATTTTTCATAACGCTGAATCAAACTGTCGATTTCTTGATTGACATCCGCAGATGATGCGGAATGATTCACCTTCTTTTGTAATGCATCCATCTCTTGCATATCATCTGACAATGCAGAAATATAACATAATTTTTTCACAAGATTCTTCTTCTCCGTATGATTTAATTCCTTTCCATCAATTGTGATGGTGTCTGCATATTGAGAAAAGATACAACGTCTGGTTCCTGCATCTTGTGTACTCAATGCCAATGTCATTGCTGAGGTGGAAGTATAAATGAAGATATTTGTGGTACACCGAATGGCATTGACAATGTTATGAAAGATCTCATGACATAATGACGCACACATGAATTGTCCAAATAATTCTTTATCCGTTTGCTTTGTCATTTCTTCGTCAATGGCTTTGTTTACACATACGATGGTAATGGGTAGCCCATTCAATTGGAATCCCTTTGATTTAGAAACATAGATCTTGTCTGCGTATTGATGATCAAATACCAGTGTGAATAGATTATTTCGATCTGGTTCTTTTACGTCATCTTTGAAATAGACATTCAAACGGCAATCAAATTGTTTCCCCAACTCATCAATTCCTTCTTTGTATTTCGGAGATTTGATGAATCTTCCCAAATCAAATTCTCCCTTACCGGATTCGGATTGTTCATTTCTGGCTTCATTGAAACATTGAATTGCTTTTGTGATGTGAGTATTATCAAACTTCATATGTTTGATATCTTCCGGATTGATTTTGGGTTTCTTTTCCAATTCATCTGCTTCCAATGTAAATGCTTCGGTTGGTTTGACATAATCGAACCCCTGTTCCTGTAGCAATTCGTATCCCAAGTAATCCGTGTCGTGATAATGAGAAATCAAATCCAAATGAAATGCGGATTCTTGAATTTCTTCGGAAATATCGGTTGACTTTGGTTCATTGTCATTCAAGGTATCCTCGTCAATATTTGCATCGGTTTTTAATTCAATCGCATCCTCTTTTGTAAAATAAGATTCCACTTTGGAATGCTTATCCTCTTCATTATGTTCGGGGATTTTCTTTTCCTTTTTTAATTCATCCGCTTTCATATGGGCTTCTTTTGTATTTGCCATATCCATTAAGCCAGAATCATATACCAGAATTTCATCACCATTTGCATCTACATGACGACTGATGACTTCTCCCTTATTGGGGTTTGCATTCTGTGAAACATGATGTGTTCTCCCCTCTTCTGTTTCACCATCATGTTTTTCATCCAACTTGTCATTCACTCGTTGTGAAATATGATCCAATACACCACCAATACTACATACGATGGCTTTTGTATTGGGACGAACATCCGGGGGTGTCAATACATGATCATCAATCACACGTAATGTTTTGATTTCCGGTTCTACCATGAAATGCGTTGATGGGATGCCATAAATGGCACCCACACATTCTAACGCAGTAATCATATCGGGAGAACGTTCAATACTATTTTCCACAAATAATTTTCCATGTTCGATAAAATCATCCATATCTTCAAACTCATGGGTCTGATCTGTTTCGTGTATCATTCTGATTTCACGCCTTTCCATCATTTTTATTCTGCTGCATTATTAGTATCAGCATTTGCATTCACCGCTGCATTTGCATTTGCATCGGATTGTGCAGCATTAGTATTGGTTGTTTGTTGCGCCTGCTGTTGTTTGGTTGGCTGTTGCTGCTGGAATTCACCTTTTGTGTTCTTGTATTCTGTGATGATGTCAGCATACAGTTTATACATCACTTCAAAGAAATTCTTTTGAATTGTCTTTGATAAAGTCATGGTATATTCATTTGCTACATCTGTCACGGATTTCAATAACGCTTGTAGTTGCTCCACACGTTTTTTGTTTTCTTCTTCATTTTCTCCGTTTATGGAATTCAACTTTTGTGTGATGGTGTTTGTTCCATCTTTCAAACCTTTTCCAACAACAGTCAATCCACTTTCCAATGCTTTATTACAATTCAGCATATCTGCACATAATTCATTCCACATTGGTCCAGTTAATGTATCGGTGGATTTCTCTTCTTGAGATGGATTCACTTTGCCATATAGAAAATACTGTGTTAACAAAGCAACACGTTTTTCTTTGTTTCCACCATTATTATTAGATGATGTATTGTTATCTTCTTCCATGACAACATATTCCAAAATTGCTGCATTTTGCGCTACCATCTCTTTGGGATAGAACTGAGATGCAATGGTTTTAAATGTGGGATTTTCGAGCTGTGTCCATTTCTGGTCATCCATATATTGATTAATGACTGCTGTTAATGGATCTTTTAATGCTTGAAGCTCTTTTAATGGAATATGGAATTTTGGCCAATTCTGCACATTCGGTCGGAATGATCCATTTGTCAGTGCCTTTGTGATCTCATCATTTAATGCTTTATTATTATTTAATGCTTTATTATTATTCTCGATATATTTAATTTGAGCAGAGTAATTCTTGGAGAATGCATTCTTGGCATTCTGTGCCAGATTCGCAACCCAGTTGCCAAATCGACGAGCGATTGATGTTACCGTCTTTTTCAATTTTTCAAATGAACCATCTCCGGATTGTTCGTTTTTTGGAACACCGGACTTGATCACTTTTGGTGCATCTGAATTAGTATCATTTGATGAGCCTTTTTGTGAAGTGCTATTCGTCTCTTCTTCCATGAATACAAATTCCTGAATTAACTCAGGATGATTCGACATTGTGATATGGCGTAAATCGATATCTGAATTCCAGATATCTAACATTGTATACGATATTTTTTGCTGTGTTTTATCATAATACATTTCTGATACATTTTTTACAGTTTGATTATTATTATTATTATTATTATTATTATTCGACCGAAAAGCGGATAAGACTCCGTTGTATAATCTTTGCAACTCGTTTAATATGTTTTTCTGCATTACTTTTATAAATACGGAAAGATATTCGGTACTAATAATGTTCGCAGTCTGCCATAGAGTTTGATATGTGTTTAATTTGATTTTTAGGTCAATATAATTATCTGATTGATCCTCGTCGTATGCAAAGGATGTTTCTATTATATCATCTATCTCCTTTTTTATTTCTTCTTTTTTTGTGTTCAGCATATCGATTGTCGTTTTCATATCATCGATCAGTTTACCAAATCTTTCATCCAATTGATCTCCGTAATTGAACAAATTCATCAATAAGTTTTTCCACAAGTTTAATGTTAACTTTCCGGATATTCTTGGTTTTGAATCAATAGACGAATATAAAATAAAATTCATAACAACTTTCTCATTTTTTTTATAATCATTTTCATCCTCAGTTTCGTTTAATCCCTTGATTGTCGTTGTTGTTGTTTTATCCGCATTATCTACAATTTTTGATACAGTTTGTAATTTCGATAAAACCTTCTCCGTACTGTAGCTCTTTGCTTTTCCAGAAAAAACCAATACAAAATCATTAGATTTTACAATGCTGCGTTTTAAATCACCAGGTGAGGGCGATTTTGATGCCTGTCCCAAATAAGTAATATTTGCATTATGCAATACAGCATTTGTGAATGATGAACATACCCATTTAAAATCGTTTTCATCAATCTTGTCACTTTTTTGTCGAATAAATCGCATGAGTATCTCTTTCCAATTGTATGCACTTTTTGCATGATTTTGATCAATATGATTTGCATAGTTAAACGCTTTATCATAAGACTCATTTGAAATATATGCCGCAAAAACAACAATACCAACATCTTGTTTGTTATATTCCTCCGTCCAATCTTGAATACGGAAACCACTTTTTTGATATTCTGCTCGTTCACCTGTGATATGTGGATGGAATGATAGTGTACGTTTTAAATTCGCATCAAATGATATGCCAACATGCAACAGGTTCGATTTTGTCACATCTGAAACGACGTCCCACATCCAGTCATCAAATTTGGTAGCAAAATTCCGATCATCTCCTTTCTGATGCGATAATAAGTCTTTAAATTTCGTATTCGTATATTTGTCACATGTAAATGCAATAAAAATCGGTTTAGATTGATTAGGATCCACTGCTTCCTGATATAATAAATCATCTAATACGAATGATTCTTGTGTGACAGTGCTAGTTTTTGTAATTAAATCCGTATGTAATTCTTTTGGATAAAATTTTTTTTTGATTTCATTAATAGAAGGCGGATTAATTTTTTTCCCATCGACGTTCGCTTTCAACCATCGATCAACAATTGTTGAAAAATTAGATCGAGAAAGGTTTCCTGTTTGAATCTGGTATTGTGGCCAATCCTGAATATTTGGCGCAAAAGTTCCTTCTCGCAAACCATTTTCAATTCTTTCATTGATGGGAATATTATTACGATCCTTATTTTTTGAAAAAATGGATTTCATTTTATTATGAAATTTAGATAGCACATTCGTTATCCAGTTAGAAACTTTTTTTGCAATTCTTTTAATTGTTTCCCATATTTTTTTCAGAACACGTTTGAATCCTGATGTCTGCCGACCCTGGTCGTTCGGATTGCTTGCTTCTAAATAAAAATAATTGTAATAATCATTATAATCCATCTCTGTTATTTCATTTGACACAGGTAAGGTGATATGCAAATTACAATAGTTATTGGGGATATAACGTTTATTTACTACATTCATGATCGTTGATCTCCTTTCGAGTTATAACATATATTATATTGACGAAGTTAACATCTCGTTTGGTGGGCATTCGCCCACCACTGTATTGTCCTATAAAATTATTTTTTATAATAAATCAGTTCCTCAATATAAATGAACAACGAAAAGCTAAACATTCATTATATTATGAATGCGATAGGAGGTGAGATTGATGCGTAATACACGTTGTGTTTTTTGTGGAAGAGTGTTTGATGATAAGCATGACTATTGTCATCATATTGCATACAAACACAATGACCAAGTGCCAGAGCAATATGAACCAGCTGAATTTGCATATTCCTTATTGGTGCATAAACCCGTTGGGAGATTATGTTTGATGTGTCGTCAGAATCCCGTTCATTTCAACAAAGAAACATTGAAGTATGAACGATTATGTGATGATCCAAAATGCAAAGAGGCTTATGTCAAACAGATGAAAAGTCGAATGGTACATGTATATGGAAAAGAACATTTGCTCAATGATGCAGATATGCAACGAAAGATGATTCACAATCACCCACAATCAAAGGATTATATTTGGGATGCAAAACATAGTTTTCGTGTGATTGGTTCTTATGAAACCAATTTTTTGGATAAGCTGAAAAGCTTGGACTGGTCTCCTGATGATGTCATTGCACCATCTCCTAACAATTATTGGTACAAATGGAAAGATGGCTCCACCCATCTTTACATTCCTGATTTCTTTATTCCCTCATTATCATTGGAAGTCGAAATCAAAGAAAGTGATAACACCCATCCACGTATGGAGCATTCCCGGGAAATCGAATATTTAAAAGATGCACGGATGCAAGTGGAAATGAAGAAAACTAGTATCAATTACATCAAAATTGTAGATAAGAACTATGATGAATTTATGGAAACATATGTAGAATCCGATGCGAACAAACCGACCTAAATGAAATAAACAATAAAGGAGATGAGGAATAATGGATCGTTCTTTTATTTTTTTTGAAGATACAGAGATGGATATCGGTGATGCCGGTGATTCTGAAAATCTGGATACAGCACTTTCGTCTGATGACACATCACAAGAGAACATTGACTATGATACCGAATGTGGGGATGTTGAATTTAATAATGAAGACTCATCTTATGATCAACCATCATCCGATGAAAGATTTGGTGATTTCGACGATGATACATCATCTGTCGATTACGACAAAGAATGTGGTGATGTGGATTACGATGAAGAGTGTGGAGACATCGATTACGACAACGAATGTGACGATTCATCGAATGCGTTTGTTGATGAATTCGATGTAGAAAAAGCATTGCGAAAAATCAAAAAGAAATCTCCCAAAAAAGAAACGAAGCATGAGATCGAATATGATGAAGAATGTGGTGATGCATGTACAACCACAGATTTCAAATCAGAATCCTCAAAAAAGAAGACGATTGATTTCGACACCGAATGCGGTGATGTGGATTATAACGAGGAATGTGGGGATGATTGTATTGATGAACATACAGAATCCTCGTATACCAAAATTGATGGACTAAAAGAACACAGTGATCTTGGTTTCGAATTTGCCGTATTACAATGGAATGCCATCGGTGAAGATCAACTACGAACAGAACGTCAAGTTCTTGGAGAACTCACAGATGTCTTATACAAAGAATGTATGTTGGAACAGTATGTGGATTTGGATGAGATAGATGACGAAGAAGATGAATTCGTTCAAGAACGATACTTGGGTGGAACTGGTAGAAAGGTTCGTAACATCGCAAAGCCATTGGTTAGTGTGGGAAAGTCATTACATGATCGAAAGTATAATATACATCGATTTGGATTGATTAGAAACACCTTCAGTCGGACTGGTGATGATTTGAAGGCCCGCAATCCCATTTATGTGATCTTGATGGGTCCATTGTATATACTGAAGAACTTGTTTCAGACCATCGGCTATAAGACACGATCTTATTCGGCATACAGATCCATTCTCAGTGCTCTTGAAGTGAAGCTTAATCGGGAGATTACACATATCAAGAAGAATGTTGCAAATTCACCAAAAGAAGCACAGGCAAGTAGTATTGGGTTCGTTGCAACAACAGCAGCAAATGCAGCAAAGGGAGAAACCGTTTCATTGAATCCCATTGATTTCTTAAAACACGAGGGAAGTCGATTGATTGAAAATATCGGAAATGATAATTTATTACATGGCTTAACCTATAAACTTGCAAATGCATTGGAAAATCAAGAGTTGGATATTCCGAACATGTTGACAGAGATCAATGCTAAGAAATCTAAAAAGATTCCCACAGATGCTAATACACAAGGTAAAAACATTTTATACATGAAAGATGGAAACATGGTCATGGACGGTGTCGTCAGCATGAAGGGAATTGATCAGTTCTTAATGGATATTGACAAATGGAGCGAGATCACAAATGCTGTCGTAGAAGATGTCAAAGAGGGAAAAGACAAATCCATTTCAAGTTATCGAAAAGAAATGAATAAAATTGAAGATCGATACGTAAAGGATGGAAAATTACGATCCGACATGATCTTTCGAGCAAAATCAAATGCCGTAAAGATTACGGATTTCTATGAGGAACTGGCTTCAAAATTGACCGATAAAGCAAATGGAATGAAAGAAAGTTTGACAAAACTCTCAGAATTGGACACAGCTCTGAAGGAAGGAACAATTGAATTGGATTCCGATATCAAAAAAGAAATGACAGAATTGAACCAGTCCATTCAACATACGGCAAATGCATTTGTGGAAATCATGGAAGCGTTAGATGAATTGGGTAAATATGTCAAGAATACGATGAATACTTATTTATCCACATTACAAGATGCCTCCAAAGACATGACATCTAGGGGAAAAGCAGATCCATCTGCTCACGTTGAAAAAGACGATGGTAAGAAAAAACATCATAAACTGTTTCGGAGAAAAATGAAAACAGAGGAAGAGGATGAGATCGATGCTTGATACAAAGGGAATTCAATTGTCCGAGATTCAGCATAAGTATCCACCACAAGTCAATCCGTTACATTATGACGTCTTATTAGATGTGGATGAATTCCATAAACCCAAAGTCATTTCATCATTTCAAATGTGTGTGAACATCATACTGACATTACTACTTATGAAACCCGGACAATATCCCAGTATTCCGGAATTGGGTATTGATATTGAACAATACTTATTTGAATATGCTGACAACAAAGATATTCCGATGAAGATTGTAAACGCAATCTATGACCAATGCAATCAAATCCAATTAGCAGGTGTGGAAGTGAGTTGTTTCATTAATAACTTAAATGTTGACACAAATGAATTATGTGTCATCATTAAAGGAAATGATTTCATCACATTACGTGAGGAATCACCAACCGCTGTCATTGGAATATCTTATGATAAATTAAATCGTTTATATATTAATCGATACAAAATAGAAGAGGTGGCGAATCAAGATGGAACAAACAATACTGAATTCTATGGAAGATCTAATGGATCTTCGTTATGAATCACAAATGTACGTCTATGAAGCAATTGGACAACAGTTGTTGAAAGAATTCTTCATTGACCAAGTTCATCAGCAGGTATATCAAGAAGCAGAATGGAAAGATCCATTAAAGGGTGATGACAAAGTTCCAACATTAACAAAGATTGCAGACTGGTTTCGGAGATTGATTACAAAACTCCGTGCACGTCATGTTTCTAAGAAAATCAATAAACTGATCGAATCCATCCGTGATTCTGATCGTTATAATCGAAATGAAGAATACGAAGTATTATTACCAGAACCAGAATGGATCAACACGAAATTCAATGCGATTGTTGCGGTGTTTAATAGTAACGCCACAGATATATTGATCGGACGAGATGACATAAGTGCACGAGCTCTTGTATCACAATATAAAAAATTTGCAAGTTTTCTCAGAAGATTTAATAGAATAAAATTTGAGATTAAAGAAGTCTGGGATGAGATTAAAGGATTTTCAGCGATTAATGATACGATTACAAAACGAAAGGGTCATTCCAAGAATAAAATTGATGGATTCTTGTCATATTGTGAAAATGTGGAAAAGGTTTTCAGTCCAAAAATTGACGAGGCGTTCCATTCAATTGACAACGTGAAACGAATTTGTGAAGAAATGATCAATAATGACATCTATCAAACAGGAGATATGAAAAAATTCAAAGAACAGTATGTGAAATTTATTACGGATTACACCACAAGTCTGATGTATGTTGCACAAATGCTGGAAGTCATTCTCACCCGAATCAAACATTCCATTGGTGCCGTACATGATAAAACTGGATCGAATGGAGTTTGAGTATGACAGAGAAACGAAAGAAGATTCAAGATCTTGTAATACAGACCATGGCATTGTTGGATCCGACAAAAATCAATGCTAATAAATACACGGAGATGTTCAATGCCATGTCCGATCAACAATTTTCCAAATGGATCACCGATTTTTTGAAAGATGATAAGTCCAATTTTCGTTTGGACATTGAAGAATTTGGAGATGGTTCTCGTGTATTAAAATTTGAGAATGTGGATAAAGCGGCAAAATTTTTGAATATCCCATTATTCGAACATATCTATCTTCCTCATATCTCAGCAGATCCCAACCATCCCATTCGTTCCAAACAACCTGTTCTTGTAGGATATCTCAATGTCAAGCGTGTACAACAGCTTGTCACAAAGAAAACGGGTTTAACATTGGATGATAACAATCGTGATGAATCAACAGGTCGCCTGAAGGGGGATTCCAAGGGCGGTGTCATGACAGCAATTGAAAATGAGGTCTTAGCTGGCATGGGAGCAACGGATGTTATGTCAGAATTCTTAGGGGCTCGTGCTGATAATGTAGAAGAGTACAATCTCATGTTACAACAGATTGCGGAAACTGGTTCTACAAGATTGGAAGATTGTAAGACTGGTGTTTATGACAAACCATCTTTGCTTCGTGCGGATATCTATTTCATGTGCATGGGCATTAAAACGGATCTCGTATCCGAAGCATATTATTCCATTGATAAAGTCAGATCCATCATGGGTCGAGAATAACGAAAGGAGTTTTTCAAATGAAAGTAAATATTATAGGTAAAGGTGTCATTCCGGGTATTGGAACACTTGCGCCGAAATATGATGTTGAATTATCAGAAGCAGAGATTAAAAGACTGGTGAATTATCGTCAATTCAGAATTGGAGATTGTGAGACAGGTTTGTTGATTACATCAAAGAATGTGGATGCGTTTTTTACAAAACCAACAAAACTAACAGAACTTCCGAAACCAGAACCTATTTCTATAGAACCAGCACCTGTGAAAAAAGAAGAACCAAAGAAAGAACCGTATGTTGAACCTGAACTGACTGTAACTGTAGAAGAAGTTCCTGAATTATCGATACCGGAAGAAATTGTACAACCCGAAGAAGTTGTTGTGGAATTCACAGAACCGTCCATCGAAGAAATCATCATTAGAGAAGCACCACAACCCATTGTGGAAAAGTTTGGTAATCTCGTGGAAGAAGATCCGATTTCCGAAGAAGTACCAGAGGAGAAACAAGAAACAACACCCCATGTCAAAAGGAATAAGAAGAAGAGAAGATCATAAGGGGGAATTCAGATGTACGTGATGGAACAAGAATACACCGAACATGAAATGACAGTTTGGTTACAAGAAGTCACAAATACATCGTCCGCATTCCATACAAAGATCATGGAACCGATTATCCAAGTCTTGGAAACCCCAAAGGGTAGGAAAGACTATATTTCATTAGGAACGGAATTCTTGGATGCGAATGCGGGTATGTTGTCAAAAGAATTCCCAACCAAACGTGTTTCTTATCCACGTAAGTATGTTGATAGGGTTGTAGAATTATTCTCCTTTACCAATCAAGATCTGAAAGAGATTTTCAAAGAACTGTTGCAGAGTGAAGTGAGTGATAAGACTGACTTCAAGACATTGACATCAACACCAACCAATTTGATTCATGCTGCCGCTTTGGTATACTCTGACATGGTACAACATCGAGAATTACGTGATTCGGCAAAACAACAACTTGGCATCACTATGTATGGCATTGTGCTGAATCACTTTTTCCCAGATGCAGAACCATCTGTTCCTATTATGACATATACTTACATGCATTTGGACAACTCATGGGGATTGGTCAAGAGTGAGAATATCATCAATTGGATTGGGCAAACTACGGAAACATCCTTTGCCTTTTGGAGAGCCAAGATGTCACTTGAGATGAGTGTCAATATCATGGTACAATTCTTGAATCGTCTTCGCTCTTCATTCCAACAGAACATGAGAACCTTGGCTCGGAAATACTATGACAATGTCGAAAATGGAAATGCCATTGGCGAGGATCTTAAAGGTGATGAGGATTATGTGGAAACCACAAACACGACGACCTTACGAAATAATCTCGTTCGTTTGATTACAACAGGTGACAAGGATTACAAAACCAAAGGGCAGCTATACAAAGCCACAGCTGAACAGAAAAATGTGAAAGTGGATGAATTGTATGAATTGGCACAACGGGTGGAAACGAAGGATATCACAAATATCATCGATCTGATCTTTTATGTATTTATCGCAAAAGAGAACCATAAGCTCAATGAAATTAACTCTACCGCCTATATCTCTCGTATTACCAAAATGCCAACTGCGGTTGATCGAGCCATCCCTGGCAAGCCGGTCATTGATCCATTCTGTAAGAGATATGGATGCGGCGATTTAGTTGCCAAAGCTTATATTTGTTTATTGGCAACTTTCATTATTCTCAAGATTGACAAAGTGAAAACTTAAAGGGGTGATTAACTTGAATGGACAAATTGATGAATTTACATTAGCATTACAATCCTATTATCCAAATCTCATAAAAGAAACTCCAGAGATCATCGCATTTGAATATGAGGTGGATACATTATTAGCAATGACGGATTATTATCAGAAATCGATTTATATGGAATCTACATCTGATGCATCGATACCGGATACAATTTCAAAATGGGAACGTTTTAAGAATTGGGTATCTAGAATCATTACAACAGTCACTGTATTTTTCCAGAAGCGATTCTTCAAAGATAAATTAAATCATACAAACATTGATCATTTAAAAGACAATCCCACAGTGCGTAAAAATGATGAGGCAATCTTTGAAATCTTGTTAGCATCATTGAATCCATATCTGACAGGGATACCAGTGATTCAAATCAAAATTAGGGATCATGGTTTTACATTCGATAAACAATGGATGAAAGATTATCGCAAGCATGTTCAATTTTATAATCAATCCATGGACAAATTGGATCAGTTAATGAAAAATAATGAACAAGTTGTGCCGATTACAAAACAAAAACTAAAAGAATATATTTCATTGGCAGATAAACTGGGTTGTGAGCTTGTTGAGATTTTACCAAAACTTAATGGAAGATTAAAATCCATGAAGCAGAGCCTTTCCTCTGATGTGTTAAAAAGTAACGAGTTTCGTCAGTTCGTGCATCTATTAACATTATCAATGAAATGTGATTTGAAATTGATTAAATTCTTAACAGATTTCTTGAAACATGTCGTTGGTAAACAATTAGACAGTAACCCGGATGATGGTAAAATTGATCAGAGTCAGCAAGAAGACGGACCAGAATGGGTCAAAAGCGCAAAAGATCTTATGACAGTATCAGCGGTTGATTCTAATAAACGGAGTCTTATTAAATCCAATGCGAAAAGTCATTTCAAAAAACATCCCGATTGTCAAGTGGTATTTATGAAACTAGATAAAGACAACAATACTGTGTTAACTGTTTGGAAAGAAGGAAGCGAATGGGAAAATGCATCATGGGAAATTGATGATAAGCTGACGGGTGCATTAAAGTTATTCCGTGGACTAGTTAGAAATACATTTAAGAGCATCGGTTCTGTATATCTTACAAGGAAACAAGTGTTAGGATAAGGGAGGCGACCTATATGAGGAAATCGACACAAACAGCTTCTTCAAAATATAACACGATGTGTTTTATCCAAGAAGCACCACAATCTTCTGAGATGAAGAAAGACGGCTATGAAGTAAAGAAGTCATCGACAGGCCAACCATTCTGTATATTTGAAGCCACATTGCAGACATTCGACTGTTATAATCGAATGGGCAGAAGATATGATGCAAAAAATGTGTGTAGCGTGATTGATAATGATGAGAGAATCCAGACATTACTTCGCCAAAACAAATGGCGTGGAGAATTAAATCATCCCAATCCGGATATTAAAGGACAACAATATTCGGATATTCGCATGACCATTCCGGAACCTTTGAATTCCTCTCATTTTATTTCTCATAATAGACTAGAGGGATCTAAATACAAAGGAACAATTACAACACATCCCGGCACAAAGGCCGGAATTTGTGCATCTTCTGAAGTAATTGATTTGGGAATTGTGCCGTCATTCTCTGTTCGATTATTGGGAAATATGATTCCAAATGCACCACATAATCAACCGAATATGAGAGTAACAAAAGTCATCACATGGGATATGGTGGATTTCCCATCTCATGTTGGTGCAGATGCTGATATCGAAGCACGTATCATGGAATCTGCTGATGTCTTCTTTTTAAAAGAATTAGCTGATTATTGTGCTGAAGAGTCAGAGACATTACAAGTGATTTGTGAATCATTTCAAATTTCACATGACGAGATCAAAGGAATTCAAGATGGCAATATCATTATTCAACAAAATGATCTTTCAAAAACATTTATTCCATTGCCGAATGATATTCGTCAAGAGGCATTATCTATTTTAAGGAGTGAGTTATTATGACAATTGATGAAATCGTACTGAACGCTGAAGCTGAGACTTGTATCTCGATTGCAGAGCAATATAGCAAGATGTTTTTATATAACGAGGTTTACATGGAATCCAGTGAATCAGGTGGAGAAGCAAGCGCAAGTAGTTCTAATCCAGAAACAAATGCATCCGTTTCAAGTCCAGATTCCATTGAAGTGCCAAAAGTTGATAATGTCAACGCATTTAAAAGATTCTGGAATATGATCGTTCGATTTTTCCGTACAATCAGAGCAAAATTTGCAAAACAGCTGAGTGATAAAAGATTAAATAAAGCAGAATCCCTTATAAATAATTATAATGGTACACAGATTTCCATTAGAGGTGCCGCTTACAATTATTTGAAAAATCTGACAGAGGACAAGGGTATCAAATCTAAATTTCAATCATTGACAGAACTTGAAACGTTTACCATTACGAAAAACTATACTTCATATGAGAGCTATTGGAGAACAAGATGTGAACGTTATAAAAAATTTGAAATCGACGATAAATCAACATCACCTAATATGATATTTAGAAGAAATGCAAACAAATCAGAGATCTTAAGCATGTTCAAAAAATGCAGAGACCTCATTGATCGGGGATATGAATTTGTTAAGAGCATGGATAATATCATCAAGAATAATAAGAGTAACAATAGTGAAGACGTTATAAAGAGTGGAAATTTCCAGCACTATGTTGCCACCATTACAGAGTCATCAAAGTATTATCTGAAATTTACAAATGACATGTCCAAGCTGTTGGCTCAATTAATCAAAGAAGCAGATCTCAAAAATGCTGGTAACAATTCTTCAATCGATGAATTTGGTAATCCATTACCGGCAGGAAGCACCGAAAGAGGCGGATTAACTGCAGATATGGCACGAGAAGATTTTGAGAAATATGCAGGTAATGTTCAGAGAGAAGTAACAAAAGAAATTGACAAGGGAAGAAAAGAAATTGACAAGGGAAGAAAAGAAATTGACAAGAAAAGAAAAGAAATTGACAAGAAAAGAAAAGAAGCAGGAGAAGCCATTAGAAAAGGCCTAGAACCTGGAGGAAAAATTGACACGATGAGAAGAACAACAGAAGAGGCCGTTAGAAAAGGTGTAGCGACTGGAATAAAAGCAGGACATGCCATTAGAACAGGTCTAAAGACTGGAAGAGAAAAATTGGAGAATTTAAAAGAAAGATTGGGGGCTGGAAGAGAAAGATCGGAAAATTCTGGTCATCATAATGATGATTCTAATGATTAAATATTCATTGAGAATATTTGATTGCCACAAAGAAAGGAGGGATATCGTTAATGGCATATAAAGAATTAATCATTAAGGTAGATGACGAATATTTCAGAAAAAATCATGCAGTCATAGATGCATTAAAAAAGTTCGTTTCTTCTGATTTTACAAAGAAAGATTTTCCAACAATCGACAATGATAATTCTGATGAACTGGATCCATGTTTATTTCATATCTTGACATGGTTAAATCGTGTCAATGCAGCATGGTTAACGAATCATGAAAAGGTAGAAGATGTGGTTGATTTCATCAGAGACTTGCCACAAAAGCTTGGAAAATATGAGAACATCTTAGATGAATTATCGGATAACAATGATACTGGTACAATTGAATCCATTAATTCTTATATCGCATATCAGATGTTGGAATATATCTCCGATCACAAAAAAGAATTCGAGGAGCTATTAGATGGCTTCTGGGAACTGAATATGTATGGCCAACCAAATGGATTTAAAAGTGGAATCGATACATTCTCCAAACCCATTCCATTGAACGACATCCGTGATATTATCGGTGAACAGGAATATCGGATCTTTGATGAAGAAATGTATATCAAGGGTATTTTCCAATCAGATGAAATTACGTTACCAAAGAAGCTGACGATGGAACGGGAATTGGATCGGTTCAAAAATCGAATCGGTTATCAAAGTTTTGGAGTGATCCATTCCGGAGATCCAAGTGGGAAAGGAAAAGAACCAGTTGTCCAAGAACAAGCAGAGATCAATTTCTTTTCCATGGTAAATCCGAATCATATTCGTTATCATCAGAACCGATTTCAGCCATCTCAACAGTTTGTTGTTGTTATTAAAAATCTGATTGCTGGATTGCGGAAATGTGATACATTGGATGATGTGAAGGAATTCTTAAATGACAAGCACAATCATGTGAATCCGGATGACTATACTTGTATGGTGCTCCCGTCTATTTTGGCAAGGGTTTTCCAGAATGATAAGATGTTCACCAATCGATTGTTTAATGAAAAGAATCTAAAGAAGTATATGGATTCTTATGATTCCATCATCAAACAAGATAAGAGTGTACGGCGCTTCAAAGACTATGATTTGTTTTCCACATTCAAAGCGGATAAAGAGGGTACCATTCAATTCTTGGAAGATTTCTTGTCATTGAAGCTCGTTTCTGATCCAAAGGCGTATATCTCCAATCATACATTATTAGTTCTATTTAACATTTTCGATTCCCGAATCTATTTGGATATCCTGTATAATGTATTGCCAAACTCAGAGAAGAAAGATGAGTTTGAGACAGAAGATGGTTTTGTGAAAGCCATCCGTGCCAGAATCAATGAGAATTCCAATAAATCCTCTCCGTATTCCAAACCATCAAAATCTGACACACTATCTACTGGAACGATTCCCACATCTTCTGAAGTCGTGGAATATGCGAGAGAGATGATGAATTCATTGGGAGATATCGAACCAGAAGATTATCCATATTTAAAGAATATCATTTGTGAAGCTTGTCGATTGGAGAGCTTAGCTGTCAATGATTATGCGTTTAATCATAAAATGGATGAATCTCATTTTCTACCGTATGTCATGGAGTATAACGGAGATCGATATGTTTTCTCTGGAGAAGTTCCTGCCTATATGAAGGGTCGTATCACAACAACCGATGCACAAGGTAAGCCGGATGTTAAAATTGAAGACAGTCCTTTACCAGAAGGGATTCCTACAAATGACATTACGGATCTCATCAATTCCATCGAAGATCGTGCAGATGAAGTACAACCGGATGAAAATGGAAATATGGACATTCGAGATGGTTTTGGAAAAGAGGCAAACATCAATCCCAGAGACAAAGGTAATCAAGTCGTATACAATATCACGTATAATTACAACAATTCCAACAATACCACAACGACAACATCACATGATTCACACGATACGAGACATCGTTATGTCGATCATTCAACGAATAAAACAACGGGTGGTACCTCGAACAATCGATATCTGAAATCCAATATCCGACAGTATCCCAACCGACAACCTACCAACAGGGGGTCAAACAATTATAATAATGACACATCTTCTTATAATACTAATGATGAAAATTCACAAATACAACCAATGGACAATACCACATTTTCCACCGGTAAAAGTGTTCAAGAAGTGTTTGCGATGTTATCATCGAAAGAGCCCCAATTATTTGAAGAATCTGGTACAAGACGCCAGATCATAGGTAGTGCCATTAATGCAGTTGGATCAGGTACTGGTATTTTTCCAGATATGAATCCAGAACCAGAACAAGATGCTTTAACAAGAGCACAAGATTTCGATCGGAAAATGCTCGAGAAAAATGCAAAGTTGGAAGAAAAGGTAAGATACGGTACAAACACAATGGCCGCACTGAAACGACCTTTTGAACGAACAAAAGATTGGGTTGAGAAATGGGCACAAGAACTTGTACAGAAAGATGCCAATGAAACAAAGTCAAAGATCATGAAAGATCCTTCTTATCGGAGAACTTTGAAAAATGTGTTTAAAACCGCACTGGATCTGGAATTACTTAGTGCCGCTTATATCATTTCTCCATTCATTGGAGTGATGGCAACTGCAGACTTTATACAAATGAAAGGTAATCAGTATGACTACAAACGAGAAGTACAGAATGAATTGATGACAGAAATTAGCATCATCGATGATAAAATCCGCAAAGCAAATGCCAATAAAGATTATGATGCGAAATATCAATTAATACGTATCCGACGTCAATTACTTGACAAGGCGACAAAGGTAACACGTGATCCTATTGCGAAGATCAAACCTTTACGCAATCACAGTCATATTGATTATGATTTTGACTAAACAACTGGAGGTGTTCAAATGGAAGAGAAAAACTTGTTTTTATTGGTAATGGAAGCAGGTGGCTCTCTCGTAGAACCATTTGATGCTGGTGGAGGAGATATGGGAATGGATACCTCAACACCACCAGCAGATTCTCCACCTGATGCCTCTGGTGATATGGGTGGAGACCCACCACCATTACCAACCGACACTGGTGGTATGGATAACTTGGGTTTCGACATGAGCAATTCAGGTGGAGATGAAATGGGTATTGGTGCAGATATGTCCACAGGAGATGATGGACAACAAGAGGAATCGACCAAGAATGGTGGCGAGAAATTATCTGAGAAAGCGAATTCAATTCTGAATCAAAAGCTATATCAACAGATGATGGATCGTAACCAAGAAATTGAAGATACGATCGAGAGTATCACTCGATTAACTCCTCTATTACCATATCAAACGATTCGAGAAAATGACGAAAATATGACCAGATTAAAAGCAGCACTTGATAAGGGTAAATCTTATTTACTTGAGAATTTTGTGAATGCAAAATATGGTGAGAATCTGATCTTTTTCCAAAAGCTTGATGCCCTATACACCTTACTCATCGAGCAATTAAATACGAACTTGAAAAAGTTAAAGGATTCAAATGATTGAATTCAATATTATATCAAAGGAGTTGTAAGCTTATGGCATATTCACGTACAGCTGGTTCACATGGCACATGGTTCCAAGAACAGCAGACAATGATCAACAATGCCTCTCCAACAGAACTTGAAAATCTGACGGATGGTTTTGATAAACATTTTGAAACAACTGTTGGTACATTGAAGAGAACATACAATGGTATCAATGTCATGAAGGATGCTAAGAGAATGATGGAGAATCCAGCAGTCATGGAAGAATACAAGGAAATGATGCTGCAGCCCGTCATTCAAGGATTAAGCAATTTGATAGAAAACACAGAAGACAATGCGGAAAAGGTACATTTGGAATCCGTCATCGATCAGCTTAATAAAGCTTGGGATTCTTCTCAGCAATCCTTCCTCGTTCAGGAAAGTTATAACGTTTCCAATTATCTACCGCTTGCTACACTGGACTTCCCTGCTCTCGTAAAGCAGTATGTCAGATTCCTTGGTAAGGAATTGATTCCCGTCCAGACTGCTTCTTCTACTAACATCGAACAGCGTATCTTCGTGAAGTATCTCGTAAACAATCAGACTGGAGAAGAATATGAAACTCCAAAGATCTGGTTCGTAAAGGATGAAGATGGTAAGCCACTGTGGAAGAAACTATGGAATGCTGGTAAGGGTTACAGAATCAAGGACAATGCACCTCTGATGATTTCCCAGATCCAGGCTGCTCCGAACAAGAAGTTCGATATGTACACATGGCTTCTGGATGATGATGGTAATGATTTCTCCATCGACAGAAAACAGAATCTGAGAGCAAGACTCTCCTATGATTTCAATATCAACTATGTACAGATCGGTGTGAGAGGTACTGATATCGATACTTATGCGATCACCACATCAGAACCATCTGACTGGGATACAAATGCAACAGATTACTACACATCCACTGGTACTACATATGCTGCTGTTACTGGCACACCCAACTGGGAAGCTGGTAAATACTATAAGAAGACTGGCACAATTACTGGTGGTACAAAGGTAAAACTCCCCGGTGCTGGTATCGCGATTGATGTCCAGAACGGTGGTACATTCCTGAACGGTCGTATCACAGAAGACATGAAACTTCCGATTGTGGATGAAGACAATCTTCCCACCAATCAGTTTGTAACTGGTATTTCTGACTATCTCGCCGGTATCGTTGATTTCGTCAAGGGTTATATCACCGCTTCTTCTTGTGGTGTGATTACCGGTTTCTACATCAATGGTAGAATGTCCAATGAAACCAACCTCAGAACTGTTGGTTTCCGTGAATATCCGGAAATTCGTAAGTTCCTCATTTCCGATGGTATGAGATTCCAGCTTCCGTTTACTGTAGAAGACTTCGCCGAAGCCAATGCTTCTCTGAACTTCAATCTGTATAACAGACTTGTTCAGGAACTTGTAACAGCTCAGGAAATGTTTGAAGACCAGTATATCCTTGACTTCCTTGACGAAGAATTCCTGAAGTATGATGGTGCTGAAACAGATGTATTTGCGCTTGATTCTTATACACATACAGAATATGTGGATCTTGATCCTTGTTCCATCTCTAACAGCTTTGCTGGTGATCCTTGGGAATATAGAAGCAACGCTATTTACAATGCCATCAACTCTCTGATCTATGAGCTTTGTGATAAGGGTAAACTGGAGAATCTCGGTTTCGTGATCTATGCAAATCCGAAGGCTACTAGATTGCTGAAGAAGTTTGTATCTTGGACTGTAACCAAGAGCACTGAAATCGGCGGTGTCATGATGAACCATGCATTCGGTGTGATGACAGATTGTGAAATCCCGATTCGTGTGGTTGCATCTAACAGAGTAGAAGCTTATACTACAATTGATGCATATCAACCGGGTAGTGCAATTACCGACAAATCTCGTGAATACTTCTTCCGAATTGTGGCTTATCCGATGGATAAATTCCACATTTCTTACAAGCACCTGAGATTTGCACGTCACTTGACAAACTCTCCGGAGAATGCTGGTTATGCTGATATCAACAATCCTGGTGGTCAGGCAGTGCTGGTAACGACCTCTTCTCAGTACAAGACAATCGCCATCCAGGGTATCCAGGGCATGGTCATCTGCAAGAATACCGAACTTGTTCCGGATATCAAGGCAGGCTTGATTACGACAACAAATGCATCCACTGGCACAGGTGGTACTGGCACTGGTGGTACAGGCGGCACTCCGTAACAAAATCCCCAAAAATTCACATTAGTTGATCATTGGGGGCTTTCGCCCCCAATGATACTATTTATTGATTATTTCTTGTAAAAGTGGTAATCACACTAATTGCTTTTTTAATAAGATATTCGGTATCAATCTCTGGATAAGATTTTATGGTTGCTGACACAATTCGATTGACGGAATCTCGTCGAGCGATTGTCATATCTTGTGACATGATAATTTCGATTGATAATAGATCACGAATGGTTTGTTCAATTTGTTCTGCCTCTTGCGGAGTTGGCATTCGCTTTTCGTGGATTTTTTTGTATGCCACCTCGAGTGTTGAAAAACTTTCGTGTAACTGTCTTGTTTGTTCATGAACATCAGATAGAATATCATGAAATTGAGCATTGGTTTTTTCATATCGATACAAAAGAAAGAGTGTTCGATTCATGAAATATGCAAATTGTTTTATTTTATATATGATAACGATATCAAATATCATGAAGATTAAAAATAAAACACAAAATAAAATTGTAATTGATTTTGAAAATGTGATCATATCAAAAGCCCTCCAATATTAAAATAAATTTAAAAGGGTGTATGAATCTATATCAGATCAATATAAATAATATGAGGAGATGAGATATATGACAATTATTGATAGATACCAGACAGAGTCGGAAATGAATGTATTCATTGAATTGTCAAAATACATCGCAAAGGAAGCACAAATGTCTTTCTATATGGAGGATGATACGTCGGCAAATGATGGTTTTTTTAAAAAACTTTGGAACGGTATCAGGTCACTCTTTGCAAAAATCCGTGACTTTTTCATGGGATCCGATTCAAAGAAAAATACAGAAGACGCTAAAAACGCTGTAGATCAAGCTGAACAAGCCTTATCGTCCCCGGAAGTTGACAAAAACCAATTGGGACAAGAGATTCAATCAGCTGACCCAGCTCAGACTCAAGGTCTCATCACGCCAGCTCTACAATCTGCTGATCAAAACATTTTGAATCGATTTTTGAGTACTGTAAAAAGTTGGGCAGGTGACATTGTTAATGCAGCTGGATCTATTCCCCCCTTTATCTCAATTATGAGTGCTGTCGAGATTGCTAAACAGATATACAATTCCGTCAAAACACACGTCTCTCAAGTAAATCAAGAAAAGAAGAATGTTTTGCAAATTTTAACGGAGTTTTTAAATAAGGCAAAAGGATCGAGTTCGCCAGAAGATCCACAACAGCAACAAGCACAGAGTAAACCGTCTATCCTTTCACAATTGGGTCAAGCAAAGGCAGATATTCTCAGTAAAGGATTAAATAATCTTCAAACAATTTTTCAAAATTTTAAATCCGATATTGATAAACATAAGAATTCATTCATGTCTTTACTGTCAGGAGAAAAAGCAGGAGAAGGAGCTCCCCAACCAACGACAACAGAATATGCAATTATAACAGAAAGTGGTAATACTGGAAGAGCACTGTCACCACAAGATTTTCAAAACGCCATCGATTCTGTTATGACAACCATGAATGAAGCCAGTAAAGAGTGGGATAGTCTTTCTGAATTACAAAATATAGATATTAGTGGTATAAACGTCACCGATCAAAATGACAAAAATATTGCATCAACAATCATAAATGTCTTTAAATTAGTCTTTGCTGTTGGTGGTACTATCGTAGCGATCCAGAAAATGGGAAGCATCATTCGTGATGAAGCATCTGGTCCATTCAAGTTGATATTAGATAAGATCTCTGGTCTATCCTCAAAAGAAAAAAAAGAAGAGGAAATCGATTATGATGCAAAGATCGAAGAATTAGAAGCTAATGTTCAAAAAGTTATGAATGGGCGTAAATATAATCAATTGTCAGATGAAGAAAAGAATGTAGTCAATCAATTGAATACAAGTAGAAAATGGTATATACAAAATCGACCAAAGAATATACCACCATCAACTGCCGCATATGACAAATGGGTTGCAAATCAACCTCCTGCACCCGATCCAACACCCGCTCCTGATCAGCCTGATCCTGATGACGGTAGTCATTCATCACAAACAGCTAATGGGCCGCCTCCTCAACCTCCTGCACCCGCTCCAACTCCTGGTTCTGATCAGCCTGATCCTGATGACGGTAGTCATTCATCACAAACAGCAGCTATTCCCCCATTAGGAAATATTGCAAGTTCTGTAAGTAATGCAATTGCTGGTGAACCTGACGAGCATACTCCTGCAGATCGGAAACGACGTTTTGGTGATGTGGTACAAGGAGGATTTCGATTGGTGAAAGATGCCTTAAAAAGTAAGAAAGCAAAAGAAGATGACATGGACGCACTGATGGGAGAAAAAATCAGAGCTGGTATTGCACGTGGAGAAGATGTTTCGGATCCAGATTTTATCAGATCATCAATGAGAGATTCTAGAACAATGGCAGCTGCAAAACAACGTGTAGCAGGTAATGGACTCGGTGGAAAAATTGCCAAATCTGTTTTAAAAAATGGACGTAATCTTTTTAAAAATGCACCTAGTCTGTTATCTTCGGGAGCAGATATACTTGGATCCTATGATAATCCAAATTAATTAAGATTGGGAGATGTATTATGGATTTAATAAGAGATTTAATTAAAAAGGCTATTGATACTCGCGATGGTAATATTTTGAAAGAGGTCTCATCTATTCAATTCCCTGATGTTAACTATAAAAAATATGTGATCATGGAATATGATGGTGATGTTCCACGTTTATTTGGTGATAAACGTTCTATTGAACTTCTGATTCCGTCAAATATGGATATTATCACAGAGAATGCAGTTGTTGATGCCATTGAATCTGGTGCGTTGTTCGATGATAAAAAAGAGATCGAGAACAAGGTAGATTATATCACAATGACACACCTACCAAAACTTGGAATGATGCATCGACATATCGATGAACCGAAATCACTGATCCATGCAATTGGATCAGTGGTCGGTGCGATGAATCAAGATGGTCATTTTGGTTCTTCCGATTCCGATATCAAAAATGGGAAGAATTATACAATGGATTTGACAGAACATGGTAACGAAAAAGATACGTCTGTACTCGATTTGACATCTGATTATTTGGATATCAAAGACAAAGAAGGAAAAGGATGTCCAATTGAATTACGTAGAGCATTAGTGAAGGTGCCAGACGAAATCGAAGATATTAAAAAAGTAAAACCCGAAGATACTGTTGATGAAGATGATTATGAAGAAATTGGTTTAGACCACGAAGATGAAGACGATGAAGAAGACACATGTGATAAATGTGATGACGATGAAGATTGTGAAGAAGACGACAAACAACAAAAGAAATCTTCTTCAAGAAAAAAAGATGAAGATGATGAGGAAGAATCATCCGACAACGATGACGATGATGAAGAGGATGATGAGGACATTGATGTCGAGAAAGAAGAAGCGATTGAATCATTCTTAAAGAAACGGAAGAAAGATATTGATTTTAAAAACGAAAGTGTTTTTCGTGGATATCCGAAGAAAGGCGATCCCGAACAAGTCTCTTTCCAAAAGGAAACCGCATCATCTTATCAAAAATCTCCCATGCAGAAAGTTTCTGAAAAATTATCATCCGTTACATCATCAAAGCCACAAGAACCATCTTCTTACGAAATGACAAACAATTCTGTTTCCTATGAAAAAGCAGATATTAAAACGGAATATCATCGAATTCGAGAATATGATGAATATGAATTATATCAAGAAACGAATGCGATTTTGGTTAAACCCAAAAAGTTAAAACCAATCGGTCGTGACGTTGTTGCTTATATCATGACGCAGAAGAATAGTATTGAAGATTCCAATGATCAAGCCATGGTGGCAAGTTATTGTTGTGCCAAGTTAGAATTGGTCGACTTCTACTTGAACTGCATCGACACAAAGGATTATCGATACATCGTTCCTCACAATAGACAATACCTGGTTCAAATGCAAAATGATTTGAATCGTTGTCTTCAGGAAATTCTTCGTGTAAGACCAATCAATCGAATGGATCGTGCATGGAAAGTGAATGTGGTGTATCCCAATGGATATGGTGGATAACAAAATATGAGAAAGGCGGTGAGATGCATGGATCTATCTCATATTGAATATGTTGAATTAATAACAGAAGCAGAAATTCTGAATGATTTATACAAGAATTATTACAAGGAATATCAAATGCAACGACATCATCTTATCCAAGAGGGTGTCAATGAATGGTTGGATGATAAAGATGAGAATGATTCCGCATTTGTACGCGGTATCAAGTGGGTGATCAAAGCAATACCGCGTTTGATAAGATACATTGGAAGAGCGGTAGCTTCCATTTTTTCCAGTAATAAACAAAGTGAAAAGTCCACATTAGAACTGTTGGCAATTGTCAATGCAGGACAAACTGGACAACTTAGAGAAGATGAACGAGAGAGATTACGTGCGATTGCAGCAAGAATACAATCAGATCCTACAAAATCAGATGAACTCTATACCAATTGCTATGAGTTAATGGTAACACATCGATTCAATGTAACCGTATTATCCTCACGAGTACAACGAATACTGGCGGAATGTTCAGATGAAATTAATAATGTTAAAAAAATATTTAATGATTATGCAGATGCTGTAAACGCAAATAATCTTGCAAGAGTAAAAACCACGCTCCAGAAAATAAGCACAATTCCTACGGGCAACGGAAATGCGAATCGTTTACGTAGATGCACCGCGATGCTTCGAACTGAAATGTCAAATACGGTATTGGAATCATTAACTGCTGATGAATATGAGAAACGCAAGGATGCGATTAATCAATTCGCAAAAACAGTAGATGACACGATCGATATATTTGGACAATCCTATGACATTTATACACATGCAGTGCCTGACACACGACGCGCACGAAAATTCGGAGATGAGAATGCAAACACTTCTTTTGATAGCATGGGCAGCGATATCCGTTACTCAAACCAACGAATGGCGAATTGGCACGCACCGACACAGGGAAGCAATGCTTTTACCAGAGGAATTAATAATTTATCCGCTAACATTGTTGCATTATTACAAACAGAGAACATATTACTGGAGAAAACCATGCGTACATTATTTGATTCATTAAATGATATGCAACAAGTCGTTGTATTGATTTTGAGAGAAGTCAATCGGTTTGATGAACAAACAAAAGACATCATTAAAGTAATGCGGCAGTATGAGAATCTAAATTATGAAGTGACTGGTGAAGATGATTATCTCAATAAAAATCCTCAGTTTACTGCAAAATTTAATCGTAGACGGACAAATCTTCGTGGTGATACAGAATTGGTACAAGCAGATCCGAACAGTAATCTTGCAGATGTGGAATTGGATGTTAAGGTACAACCGGGTGTAAAACGCGCAAGGAAATCAGACACTGTCGCTGCACAACTTGCAGAAAAGAAATTGAATGCGGATCCTATACAACAACCACAACAACCACAAAGACAAGGACTTGGACGATTCTTCAATAGAAGGTAGGTGACAGTATATGGCTTATGCTGATCCAGTATCAGAACTCAAAAATTATGTCATAAAAAACAGAGATTTATTCGAAGATGTACAGAATGGATTTAACCATGCTTCTGGCACACCAAGAGTTGGAGAACATTCCATATTGAATTATCCAAAGATCTTAGATGACATGATTAAATATGTGAAAGGATTTAATGAATACAAAAGTTCTGGTGATAACCAATATAAACGAAAGGTTCTACAATCCACATATTCTTTCTACAATTCTATGTTTGATACAAGAAACAACAAGTATCGCAAGACCATTACAATTTCAGAATTTCCGAATATGAACTACAAGTTCATTGAGAAAACAAAGGATCTGAATAAACTGATCATGCAAATGAAAACAAGTGTGGATAATCAAACATTAAACATGGCGAAAATCACAGAAAGCCAATATAAAAAATTGGCAAAGGTGAATCATGATGATATGTTGCTGTATATGTGGCTCACAAATGATGTGAACTGTCCATCTAATCTTCGTGCATTTTATGGTGACAAATCAACACCCGTTATGCATAAGATCGAAAAAAAATCATAAGAGGTGCTATGATGAATATTTCTGAAGTCGTAAACGACATTAAACTCACATTGGGTTTAAATACCATTGCACTTCCATACAAAGATTCTACAGAAAATGTCATTGGTGAAATCTTAAAAGTATCCATTCGTACGTTTTCTCGTTTTAAGCCACTTGTCAAAGAGGGATATGAAGAACGAAAACTACTTCGTTCTCCGGATGAAAATGCTCGAAAGAATGGCATTTATTATTTACCAGCTTCATTAACAACAACACCGGTTCAATATGCAGATGCCTATGTGGCATCTGCAACGAACCAGGATGGTGAAGTCACAACGAATTCATTTACTGTTGGATCTCCATTTGTTGGATTTGGTTCTTATTATCCACAAGATATTCTGAATGCCACACAAACTGGCGCCGCCATTAATAAGTATGCTGGTATCACAGCAACCACACCAACATCCAAATGGCTTGGTTACAACAAGATTCAATTGTTTAATTTTCCTGAAAATATCTTTGTGAGATTCGTTGCGAAATGTGAACATGATTTATCCGGGGAGACGATCCCCGAATCATGTGTAGAATCTTTTATGGAACTTGCAGTATTAGATGTACAACGTACATTGTATAATCAATTGAAAAATATGAATAGCGTCGGTTCTGCATTCAAGGAAATCAATGTAAAAATTGATGATTGGAGTGGTGCGGAATCCGCACGAAAAGAATTAGTAGACAAATGGACACAATCTTTCCACTATGATGATCTCGATCTAATTCAATTCTTTTAATACCGGGGGAATGAATAAAAATGAGCAATACATTTTGTCTAGACAAATTGGAAAGATGAAGAACACTGAATGCTTTAACTGTTTAATGACGTTAATGTTAATATTTTTGCGGGCATATGCCCGCAAAAATATCTTCTATATTATAAATCATTTTAAAGGAGGTTCGATATAACATGGCTACAAGTAAAATTGTGAAACAAATTGCTTGGATTGGAAAAGAAGCTGGTAAAAAATATTTACTGGATGATTACTCTTCCAATATTACACAGCTTGTGGATGATGTCAAAAAAATTCATTCAACGTTACATCAGGGGAAAGAAAAAGTATCTGATGTTGTGAATGATATTAAGGCAAACGGCGGTAAAAGGATATCGGATTGGTTTTATGATCGATCTGGTGCAACCGATGAGTGGGATTTGACGGACAATAATGACTCTGATTTTGATGCCGGCTATCAAATTGGAGATGATAATTCCACTTCATCTGAGGAAGAAACAACATCGAAAGTCTTAGATCAAGATGGCATGAAAGACATCGCGCGTGGTCAAGTGAATGCCATGTATCAGATTGGTGCAAAACAAGCAGAAGTCTCCATGATTAGTGCTGCTGAAATCTCATCCAATCTGAATGATGGTGTTTCAAAGATGGTAACAGCGATAAATGCTGTCAATACATCATTGAATGCCATTTCAGAAAAAATGGATCTGGTCACAAAAGCGGTTGTATCCAAAGTGGAACAAGAAGAAGAATATCGTGCGGAACAAGCCAATGGCATCGTCGGTTCAAATGGTAGAATCACATTAGGTTCATGGTTTGAGCATATGAAGAACCAAGCAAGTTCCGGGATTTCAAATGCTTCACAAATGTTACAACTGTTTGCAAGCTCTCCGGTAGAGCTGGTATCAACAGTATTGGGCATGACATCATTGAAAGAGTCTGGAAAATTCGGTGATGCTTTGAGCAAAGGTGTTGCGGGAATCGGAAGTGTATTCGGTGTAAATGAAAATGATGAAGATAAATTCATTAATAAATTAGCAGCTCGATTAAAGGGGCAATCCATTGATTCAATTGGTAATGACATTAATGCATCAGTCGGAAATATCCAACATAATTTCTTTGGGGATATTGCAATGCCAAAGAAATTGGAAGAACTGTTGAGCAAAGGTGGCATATTTGGCAGTCTCATTTCAGATATGCTAAAAAGTTCATCCGGTATCAAACGAAGATCATTATCCGAGGGATGGGAATCCGAATCACAATATACAAAAGATGCCGCAAAATTCGATGGAATTGTACGTACTTCTATCGTTGAAATTATTCCTGATTATTTAAAAATCATTGCTGGTGCATTGACTGGAAAGACCTATGGCATTTCCATGAAAGGGCATGTGAAGGAATACAAAGACGGAGAACGAGAAAACGAAATTCGTAATATGCATAATATTTCAGCATATCAAGGAAGTGCATTCGGTCGTGATATCAGCAATAGAATGAATAAGGCGTTTCAATCGAAAGATGATGATAATGCTTCTCTAAAAAAAATGAAAGAGAAGATTAACAAAGATCAAGCAGATGCTGATGATTTGTTTACGACACTTGCAGCATGGTACTTTCAGGATATCAATCCAAAAGTTGTCATTGATAAAGATTTGAAGTCGGATGAATTCTGGTCATATATCACAAAAGAATTCAAAAATTGGACTTCTCCTAATGCAAGAGAAAAAAGACAATTAGATTGGGATGAAAATATATCGGATTATTATCTCAAGATCGCTAAAATGGAAATGTTGGACGATGATAAAAAACATCGTGGTATCACCGGTCAAAATAATGCATTAAGTAAAATGCGAGATGAAATCAATCGTCGAACAAAAGAGGGTTGGCAAGATAATGAGGATGTGAAAAATCAATTAGAAAGCAGAGGAATGGGTAGGCAACACCAAGTAACAACTTTGGATATGATCATGGGAATTAAATCAGAACATAAAGAGGAATATGATCAACAAAGAGCATTAGATAAAGAAAGACATGATCTCAGAGAAAAGATCTCTGAACAAGAAAAAGCAAAAGGATGGAAAGGAAAAGGAGAACAATTTGAAGCACATGTAAATGAGCTTTTCGAGAAAGCTTTGGATGAGCCTGGCGAAAATGGTGGATTAAGCCTGAATCAACGTCAACGTGCACATGACAAACGTTATAGCGAAACGGACATACAGCAAGAAAATCGTGTGGAAGGAAAGTCTTCTTTATTTAGTCATATCACAGGTATCATGCCAGAAAAGAAAAACAGGGATGGATCGATTGCCACACAAGATACTGCTGCATTATTCCATTCACAATTATTCAGTAGAATGGATCAAATCATTACTTTGTTAGGAGGAACACCCCCACAGTCACAACAACCACCCGAGCCTGCAGAACCACCTGAAGTACCACCACCTGAGATTATGGAGGAGACGGGATCCGGGAATATTCTTCCAATGCCTCGTTCCATTTTCAATGTCTTCGGTGGAGATGGTACAAGTACCCTCAGTTCCAAACAACGTGAAAAGTTTTTAACAGAGGTTCTCTCAAAGGCCAAACTGCCAATTGGAGAAATGGATTCTACTTCTGGAGTATTTGAGTCCTTTGACTCTGAAGAACTTACACCAGAACGGTTACAAAAGCTTGGCGGCAAACAATTGTTTGGTGGTGTGCAAGATCTCGCAATGATCGCAAAGCGACATGCAACAATGTTAGGGAAAATGACAGATGACACTTTCTTTGAAACAATGGAAGAATTGGAAAGTGAAATCATGTCATTGCAAAAAAAACGTCTCCTGAAAGAGCTTAATATTCTGAAGAAAAAAGAAGCAGAAGATGAGGCTTATGACAGTAAAATCAAAGCAATTCAGAGGCGTCGAGAGGCACGAAATAAACATTATGAGGAAGAGGAAAAGAGACGTAAAGAAGAAGAAGCAGAACAAGCAAAAACTTGGGAAGAATGGAGAAAACAAAAGCAAGAGGAAAAAGAGGAGAAGAAACGCCAAAAAGAAGAAGCAGAACAGAGTAAACCTCAGACCTATGAGGAGGCCAAAGAGCAATATCAAAACAAACGGTCGAATACTGAGAGTGAAGAGGGTGCCTCACCAGAGGAGACAGAAGCACTCGTTGGAACAATGAATGCGATTGGTCAATCTGCAATCAATAACGACAGTCAAATCTCGGATGCAGAAATGACACAAATTCGAAGACTTGGTATGTTAATAAAAAATTCAAAGGTTGGAAAAGCATTGACAGGCGCTTGGCAATTTACAAAAAATGCCGCAAAAAATACAATTGCTAGTATAAAAGACAATGCCAGAATTGCAGAAACAGAAGCAGAAAAGAAGCATAATAACCCTATTGCAAAATTGATTTTCGGTAAAGCAGCAGCAGCTGGTGCAGTACTTAAGGGTGTTCTAAAAACAGCTGCCAAAGTATTTGTCTCAGCGTTCATGGGTCCATTAAAACTATTATTGACAAAAGTTGTTGTTCCTCTGATTACGAAAGGTTTGAAATCAGGAGCAAAAGATGTTGGAAGTGGTGTAACAGGATTGATTTCGGGTGCCATGTCTCCCGGTAAAGCCATTGCGACAATTGCATTAGGTGTCACTAAGATTGTTGGCACATTGTTAGTAGCATCTGCTGCTGGTAAGGCGATGATCAACTATGTAAAAAATGTATTTAAAGTAGGATTGAATGCATTAAAGAAGCCGACAGAATTACTTGTAAAAACTGGAATGCCTCTTATAAAACAACTTGGAAATGTTGTTGTTAAATCTTTAAAATCAATTGGCAACTTCATCTCCTCTATTAGTAGTTCAGTAAATGCGTTAGCCGATGTGTTTGGTGAATTTGCTACTCAATTCTTCGCATTACTCGAACCACTTGGGACGGCCATTGGATCGATTGTGGGTGCGATTGTGGGAATCTTACCTGCGACCATGTCTTTGATTAATATGGTTGCAATTCCTGCGCTAAAAGCAATTTCATGGGTATTAGACAAGGCGATCGTCCCAATCATCGAGGGACTTGGCGGCACAGTTGAGTATCTTGCTGGACGTGCGACAGAGTTTTTTGGTAATATAGAAGTGGCAATTGGCGAGCTCTTATCATTCTTCAAGATTAAGAAAGGTGATGAACTCCAACAAAAAGGACAAGCTTTAATTGACCGCGGTAGTGATCTTGCATCGACTGGTGCAGAAAAGGTGGAATCACTCATCAATGGTACCTCCAATGAGTCATCTGACAATGAGAGCGAGGACACTGATGAATCTCCGATTACGGTAACACCATCAATTCCATCCGTACCAGAATCCAATGGTGCATCCATGGAAACAGTTGGTTCTGGTGATACACCGCCCGTACAATCAGAGGATATGGGTGATTCTGTTTATCGAGAAATGATAAAGCAATCTGCAACAACTGCAAAGTTTATGAAAAGTATTGCGAAAGTTGTTGTTGGAAAATTTGGACCATTCATTGAAGAGATCGATAAGAAAGTATACGAACCGATGATGGAAGCTCTGGTAGAAAATGTCAAAGAGACAAAAGAAACAAAGAATGATGTCTTAATCCCATTGACATCAAAAGTGAGAAGTTCCATCGCACCGAATCTGGAAGAAAATCTCAACATCAATAAGATGACACTTGGTGCTTTGCAATTTGGTGTTGGTGAAATTCTTGCTGGTATTGGCTTGGAATTGATTGCATCTGGACAAGCGGACGCTGGTAATGCATTATTCCAAACTTCCGCTGGTATCGCTGCAAATGGCATGGTCATCACTTCAGAAGGCTCACAATCACAAGCAAATTCCATTTCAAAACGATTGACTGGAAAGTATTTCTATATGTCATCTCTATATCCTGAAGCAGCAACTGATACAGGAAATGCTACTTCACAGATATCCGATCAGACAACAACGGAAGAAAGCAATGATAGATCAGCAAATGATAAATCAACAACCGATACAAGTTCACAAGTGATAAATGATACACCAACATCTTCTGCTTCCAATGTTCCAGCTGTAAATACGAATTCATCTGGATATCGTGAATATGCTGCAAATGGATTATATGGCTCTGGAAATTCACAAGGTTCTTATGGTTCTTATCTAAACATGAGTCAACGTGGATGTGGTCCAATTGCACTGGCGGACGCTGCCAACAGACGCGGTGGTCATGTGAGTGCTCGCGCATTAGCAGGACATATGGCCTCATCTGGAAACTATTCTACTTCTCGTGGAACAAGTGTTGGTGGTTTCTTGAACACCGCTTCTTCTATGGGAATGGGATATCAAGTTGGTGGTGTAACAAATGCCTCCTTGAAACGAGCAACACCGAATAACCCAATTACACTTGTGGGATCTGGAACTGGATTTGGCACTAACAAAGGAAACACACACTATGTCAATGTGGTTGGTTCTTCTGGTGGTACTTCTTTGGTATCTAATCCATTGACTGGACGTGTTGAAAGAAGATCCACAGGAGATTTGATTTCCGGATCTGTTGTTGGCTTATATGGTTCTGGAGATGTCCCTGCTATTTCCACTGGATTATTTGATATTTATGGATCTGGAGATATCAGTTATAACGATTTGACACAAGAACAGAGGGATGCTTGGTATAAGTATGCAACTAAATCAGTTGCATTGGGTGGTCTCGGGTTATCTGGAACCCAGATTGTTAAATGGTTCGATATATCCGGACCAGATTGGTATGAAAAGAACTATGGAAGGAATAGCTTAAGATCACAAGCAGCAAATGCATGGAACAATCTAAAAGCTGCATGGAATCAAGATGTCGCAAATGGTGAAAAATTATATGATATAACACACAGTAATGAAGATAATCATTATACTGGACAATGGGATCAGGATACTGTTAAAGCGGAAATGAAGAAAGAAAACATTACATGGCAAACAATGGCTGGTAGACTAAAGCAGGCCCAACCAAATCTTTATACTGGATCTTATTCGAATTATCTCAATACAGAATCTAATGTATATACTTCTGCTTCTCAGCAATTAAACGGAGTCAATCCTATTAATAAGAAATATCCGCATTCTTCATCAGGATTCAGAAGTTGGTGGACTGATCTATGTAATAAATACAACAAATCTTCGTCAACAACTTCAACATCAGCCACATCAGCAAGGGCTACTACGCAATGGGAAACATTTGAGATCACAAAAGGTGTCGTACAAGATTGGATCAGTACCATTAAAACAAGATACCCAGATTTCTATCAAGAATTAATGGAAGCATATTCCTATGCATGCCAAGATGGAACAGCTTCTCCAACTGCTGGATTGGCAGAATGGTTGCGTGCGAAATTACCAAAAACACGCACAGCATCAAGTAAGAGTGATATTCCATCAGATGTGCTCAAACAGATTGTCGGTGCTGAACTGAATAAACATGGTAAAAAACAAACAGCGGCAGATATTGATAATGACCTCGTTAATAAGATGGACGATGGTTCCTCATTTGACACCACAACTGGAAATTATGGCTACTATGATGCAACATCAGGTTCATTCACATATACTTCCAACCCCGGTGGTGCAACTGGTTATATATCAACTGATAAGAAGTACATGCCAGAATCTGCCGGTGTCTCCACTCCAAGTGCCACTGGAAAAGGTTCTTCTGCATTATCAGGATTTAAACAAGTCATGTCCGCATTAGCTGGTACATTTGGCAAGATCCTTAATTTCTTCTCATTGACAAATGAAGAAGAAAAAGTTTCTCAATTGGAAATCGAAGAAGAAAAGGAAAAAGAAAACAAGTTGCGTAATCAAATCGGTAATGAGCAATATGATGCGTATGAAGATATTGCATTCCAATTATACATGAATGAAAATCCGAAGAACCAGGGAGAAAGTGATGATGCTTATCAGACCAGAATGAAGAATGGCTGGACAGAACATATTCGCAGAAAGTGGATGAACAAAGCTGCTTCTGAGAATGTGACCATGATCGAAGCCATGAAATACAACACGATGGTCGATGCACAAGAAGGTGCTGGCTCTACCACATATGGTGGCTATAATAATGAAACTGGCACATGGCAAGGTGGTATTCTTAACGGCACGACAACTTCAACAAACAACATCTCGTCTTATGATAAGACTTACGAAGGAAAGTTTGTGTCCGATGGTGGTGCAATTATGTTTATGGATTACACACCAGAAATTACTGAAACAAATATTACAGAAGATGGCGGAAAATCACAATCGAAATCTCCCGTTCATGAATTCTTCCGGAAGACATCAAATGCGGAAACGGAATATGTCTTCTCCAAGAATGGAAACTGGTATACCAAACGAGATACACCAGACACAACTGGTGAAGGATCTACTGGTGATAAGCATACTGGTGTTGACATTTTGGCATATCCAAAGTCCATCATGACAAGTGGTAAAGCCGATTTGCGTGCGATTACAGGTGGTACGATCACAGACGTTCGATATGCTGGCAAAGGTAATCCGGAATCCCCATACAACACTGTCGATGATGGTGGTTGGGGAAATTCCGTTGAATTTATGGATACCGCCGGATATCGTCATCGATATGCACATATGCGCAATAATCCTACGGTTAAAATTGGCGATGCCATTGATGGTGGCGTGTCACTCGGTGTCATTGGTAATACCGGTGATTCTCACGGTGAACATGTACATTACGAAATCAAATCACCAGAAGATGAACACATCAATCCATTAACCTATTTCAAATTATATTCTGCATCACCACAAAATGAATCCAGTTATGAGTACCAGTCAGAAGAGAAAATTGATGAATCTCGGATTGGTGAAGGGTCAGGTGGAACAACTGCTTATGAACAATATTCCGATCAAGCTTATAATAAGAAAGTGATTTGGAAATACTTGACAGAGACCATGGGATTCACAAAAGAAGGTACTGCCGGTGTCATGGGTAACCTGAAAGCAGAATCCGGATTCTATCCGATGGCGGTATATCTTGCCAGCCGTGGTGGAAAAGATCACTCTGCTCCAGATAGCACAAACCTTGAAGTGACGCAAACGATTGATAATGCGACATCATGGCCAATTGGTAAAAATGATCCCTATGGTATTGCACAATGGCTCGGTGACCGTTCCGTCAACTTAATGAAGTTCTCAAAAGAGAAAGGTACATCCATTGCTGATCTACCGATGCAACTGGATTTCATGAGATCCGAATTGGAATCCTCAGAAAAAAATGCGATGATTGTAAAGGATGCAACAAATGTTGTTGGTGCAGCAACTGATTGGATGAATAAATTTGAGAGATGTAATGGCCAAGCCAGCTCTCAACGAAAACGATATGCACAAGAAGTATATGATGAATTCAAGAATTGGGATGGGTCTGGAGTAACAATTCCAAATGGAACATCTGTGACATCTTCATATTTACCAGCATCTAACGGTACGATGAATCCTGGTATGAACATTGGTAAAACACCAACAGCATTGAACTGGAACATGTCAGATTTGGGATTTACGGGAATCTCCAGAAACTCAATGGGGAATGGATTCTCATTCAGTAATTTCGCTGCTGGTTCTATTGGTGGTATGTACAACTACGTGCCATCTAGTGGTTTGGCAACATCTACATCCGGAACTGGTGGTGGATTGAATCCTGGAACATGGATTAACACACTCAACAAGACAGTCAAAGCCACAGATGAAGCTGGACTGCATACTTATCATATGGGGGGTAATACAACAATTGAATTGGGTGGTAAAACCATTCATGGTCGACCCGACTGCACCGGTCTAATTCAATTCCCATTGGATTATTTAGGATATGACATTGGCAATGTACAAAGCAATGCCTTGGTGTCTGCGGCAAGTAATTCAAAGAATCCTATTAAGAAAGATGGAACCAATTCTCCTGACTTCGAAGCATTGAAATGGGGTTCTGAAGTAAACGCATCAACCGTACAACCTGGTGATATCGTCGTTCGTAATGGACATGGTGAAATCGCATATGGAATGGTAGATGGTTCATTCAAGGGTTGGAACTTTGGACATGATGATGCGATTGTGGCAACACAAGGTGCTGCAAAGAGTATGTTGAGTGGTACAGACATGGCAACTGCCGCAAAGAGTTTACCAACATTGGAATACAATGGCTCAGATTCTGCGTATGCATATGTGATTCGTCCTGTTGCATCCTCATTAATGTCAACAGGAACACTTCCAGGTGGTCCGGGAATTAATGTGAGAGGTATCACACGAACTGCAGCTCCTGCCGCTTCTTCTGTTCCTGGATATACAAACTCTGGATTGGCGCAAGATATGCATACTTCTGTTGCAAATTATCATTATACAAGACCAAATGGAATCAAGAAAGTCACATGGCATACATGGGCAGGTTCTTCTGATGATTTAAGTTCATTGGAGAACACCTTCAAAGGCAGAACAGATGCGAAAGTTTCTGTTAACTATGGAATTACCAATGATGGTAAGATTGGTCGATGGATTGATGAAGGATTGGGTTCCTTTACATCATCTTCCAAAACGAATGATGAACAAGCCGTAACTTTGGAGATTTCAAATGCACCCGGTGAATATCAGAGATGGAAACAGAATGGTGACGAGACATGGGCAATTTCCGATGCTGCGTTACAGTCTGCAATCAACTTAACGGTCGATGTCGCAAAAAGAAATAATATTCCTGGATTCAGCTATACTGCAACTGGTGATGGTTATAATGGCGACGGTACAGATGGTACATGGACATATCATAGGATGTTCAAGAAGAAAGGTGAAAAGTCTTGTCCTGGCAATTACATCTTCGATAGAACAAATGATATTTTGAATGTCGTTAATTCGGCGATTGCTGGTAGCGGTGACGTGTCAAGCATTGATATTCCAGAAATCGATGAATCGAAAGTTTCACAATATGTTTCCAATAAGACATATCCGTCTGATATTGTACCCACAAATGGTTCTACTGATACGATGGCATGGGGATATTATGATAATGAAACGGGAACATGGAAAACGCCGGATGAAACTGCACCCGTGATTACAAATAATCATATCATCATTCAGAAATCGGATGAGAACCAAGACATCATAATGGAACGAGTGTTGAATCATACGTACAATGTTCGTGCAGTACAAGTCGAAGAGTTGTTGACACAAATTATTGACAAGATGGATCGTATCACAGATTCTAAAAAGACAACAACTGTTCCGACAGGTTCAAATCACAATGGGTCATTGTTTCCAAATAATGATATTCCAACATCAATCCAAAGATTAGCCAAAGGCTAAAAATAAAAAAAAGAGAATGCCGGGATTACCCGGCATTCTTGATTTTTCGATATTCTTTCCACGCCTGGTAGATTAACCATGACGTGAATCCGGGCTTCTCCTGCCCTTCGGATACTCCCGCCATGTGTCTCCAGTACGTGGATAATTTTAATACTTCATCAAGTGTTGTTGTACGTCCGAGTGCACAAACATTCACTTGATTATCAAACCTACCATAGTAGGTGATATTCCGGGTTGCCGTTCCCATCCGGTGCATATGGCCATGTATGTTTAATGTTTCATCATTACCGGCCATGGAGCAATGACTGAATAACATGCTCCTCCAAACGAAGCATGTAACAACATAATCGAAAACTGTTTCGTAGAAACCAGTTCTGCGTTCTTCCGGTAAATCATCATTTCCGATTCTGTCGTTATTTCCTAATACCAGAATCTTCTTACAGTTAAACTGTGCAAAGATATCTCTGATATTGGCTTCTGCTTCTACTCCATTATATTCGGCGTCAGCAATATCGCCGAGGAACAGAAACAGGTCTCTCTCGGACAAGAGGCTCTTTGCCAACTGAATGTTGGCTTTGGCAGTGGGGTTGACTGCGATAACCCCAGTTTTCTTATCATATTGATACAGGTGCCAATCTGTACCAATGACAATTTTACCACCATGCTGAACTGTGTCATCCAGTATTTTGGTAATTCTTTGATTTTCTGTCATATGGATTTCTCTCCTTTCATCATTACAGATAAATCATTTTGATATTTTCATATCATATTAATATTATATATACGAAAATTAAGATAAATAGATACGGGGGCATATGCCCCCGTATTACGATATTCATTCTTCATAAACGGAAGCACCGTCGTCGGATAATCCAATATAACTCATATGGTTTGTATATTGCCAAGTATAAGATTTTCCAGATAACAAAATGGGATTGTTATATGCCTGGATACATTTTGTCGTACCAGTTAATTGAAGTGGAACCCATCGTGCAATTGGTGATAAAATCAATCTACTTTCGTTATTGGAATTATTTATCCCATCCAATGTAACGATTCCATTATCAAATAACATACAATAATTGTATCCTTTATCGTCGGAACTATTGAAGTATCCACTTCCTTCACTATCTTCATATCCAACACCTGCTAAAAAGCATCCCATGTCATATACTTGTCTGCCTAAAGAATTGTTGACATATGGATAGTGATATGCCAACAATAACTGTTTCTTATTATTCCCATAATCAATCTCTTTTAATTGTAATTTAATTTTATTTCGTGGAATATTCAGGTAGATTCCATTGACATGGAATGGGTCATCATATTTAATATAACGCAACCATTGATCACCATCAGCTGTTTTAATGACTAAACATTTCTCATTTCCCACATATTGTGGAGTATAGGTGACTGAACTTGAATAGTCGCCTGGTGAATTGAGGATATTTAAGTTGATATCTTCAGCAATAACTGCACTATTGGAATGGGTTGTCATATCATAATAAAATGTACATAATGTATTTGTCATCTTATTTGTAATAACAACATAAACATGAGAACCAAATCCCATTCCATCATAGAATTGATTTCCAATTAAATCTGGATTGATGGTGAAATAATCAATCACTTTTGGATCACCATTTTCATCCAATGGATCTCTCATATCAATCACATTCCATGTATGCATATCTACTTCGTCTGTTGTATCATTATAAACCATCAAATTTGTACCTTGGATACAAAATCCTTTTCTTGCATTTTTAATAATAGGAAGTACTTTGTTTGGATTATCATAAGTGATGATCCGTGTTTCAGTATTTTCATCAGTTACTGAATCTCGATCTGTATACAGATCGAGATACTTCACATTCTCATTTGTTGTTGTAAAGAAACCAGTACCAAAATTTGTGTTTTGTTGATAAATAGTTTCTGCAACTTCTTGTTTGTTCTCCTTCAGCAATTTTAATGTCAGCATAACATCAAGCTTCTTACGGGTACTTTTGTCATATACGATAACACTTATCAGTTTCCCATCTTTTTCAAATGGAATTGGATTATTTGTAACATCTGTCAGTCTATAATAAGTATTATAACCTAATGTGAAATCTTCCCAATCATTATGATCATAAACAGTAATTGTTTCATCATCTAATAATGTTTGAAGTTCCTCACTCGCAAGATCGATTAATAATATTTGATTTGTGGTATTATTCTTATATTCTGTAATAATGAAACGATCATTGTTTGTATGTGTGACTCCACCGTTATTTACTAAACCACCGTCATCTTTTAATGCATTGATGATAATATACTTAATGTCTTTTGTATTGTCTGTGGGATTTGTATCAACAATGGTAATTGCACAGTGATCGTTTTCATTGACATACCAATATTTGGACCCACAAGTTCCGCACATGTATGGAGACATGTCATCAGCAGTTTGTTGATAAATAAATTTCTTGACAGATAAATCATTATTCAATTTCATCAATGTTGAACCAATAACGATATATTTTTTATCAGTGGTATCGTCACCTATCATCATACCGTGATAATCAAAATCAATGTTAGTAATATTTGTTGTTGTTGTTGCAATTTTTGGATAATCATCATCCTTGAATGTAAACCACAAATCCACATCGGAGTAGCATATGAAATATCTTTTCTTAACAAGTAAATTATCATTTGCATCCGTTTCTGATCCACATGCATTGATATTGTAAAACTGTGTCCATGTGTCAGTATTCCATGGAGTGTCTGAAGCAAACAATGTTAATCCTACATTTGTAAAATGATCAATGGACTGATATGGTTTGTAACCACCATTTCCTGCCATGTAATTAAAATACACGTAGACATTCCGCTTTACACCATCGGGACATGCAAACAATGTCCATTCTGTACGAAGTCTCATCCATGTCATATTAAAGAATGTTCCCGTATTATCATGTAATTTAAAATAAAAGGGGACATCAATATCGAATTCATTTGTTTCGATATTAAACATTCTTAAAGATTCTATCGTGTGCAGACCCAACATCGGTAGCATTCCATTTCGATTCAGTGTGTCTTTTGGTTGACCAAATTGATCATCGAATCGATTGGATGATAAGTCATTTGTATAAACAACTGCAACAATTTCTTCTGGTGTATCTAATTCATCGAAGGTCATCAAAACTTTATACACGGTAGTGGTGTACCAACTCAATGCCATCGGAGAATAGAAATACACATATGACACATATATTTTAGGATCTTCAATTAGTAAATTTGGTATTCCGAAATCTGACCATGTTACAAATTGATTGCCATTTGTATCTTCTGAATATGTCCTTGATAACTGCATCTGATCTTCAGAACTCACACATCCACTCTTCCAATTCGTCATTCCAGATGGAGTCCAAAATACCAAATTGTCGTAACCGTCATTTCTCACATTTTGCCAGATTGAGGGCTCCATTTTAATACCGACATTGTTATTATTAGCAAATGGATTATATAATATATAATTCCCTGTACCCCATGCATCTGCCATTGGCGTTACAGGAACAACCTGTGTGAAATAAATATAAATGAATAATTTCTGATTATAATACTTCCGAATGGGAGATGGATTACCATTTTCATCTCGTAGAATCATATGGTATCTCAATGGGTCATTGTTGTAATCTACATTACCTCCCAAACCAATTTCTGTAATATTGAAATAGTGTTTAGAAGAATCTGTCTCATCCACCAACCATCGTGTGTCAATGACAGTAGATCCATCAATCGTCCTACCAGATGGAGAACCACCCGTATGCCCAGTAATCGTTGGTGTGTCATTATCCGGTAATGTAAGTTGATAATCAAATACGCCATAATAGCTCATATATGTTGTATATAAATATCCCGCATTCAAATTTTCTGGTGTTGGATTATAATATCCAGTTTTTAAATATGCAATTTGGTCATTAGATCTTACATTTGCAATTTTCTCCCGCATATGTTCATCGGTAAACGTTAATGGCGTTGTATTATCTCCAGAACCAATCCACAAATAATAATCATTTCCGAAACCGTTTCCCTCAAGATCTGTAATTTCTCCATTCGGTGATGGTACAGCAATTCCGTAATAGGATTGATAAAATCCTCGACGGGTCATCAAATTTGTTCCATATCGTTCTTGACAAATATGATCATTTTCATCCACCGTAAATGCATAATAAAAATTATGACCTGGATGATATACAGAATCTTGTTCATGTGTTTCCAAAAATGTTAATACACGCTGATTAATCTCTTCAACACTCGGTAACATACAAAATTCACTCCTCTCTAATTAAGAACCATTTTCAATGGTTGCTGCTTGTGATGACAAATCCAGAATTGTCAACATTGGTACTCCGTATTGTTTGTTCATGGTTTTCTTTTCATATCTTACAAATGTCAAATCTTGTGTATTTTGTAAATTTGTCATTGTGACAGTATAAGAGCCAGGTATCGCAGATTCTTTCGTTGTCCAATAACGCGTGAATGTCAATGGATTGTCATTTTGTAAATTTGTCATTGTGACAGTATAAGAACCGGGAATTAGTCTTTCCGTATTGGTTGAAAGTCGAACGAAAGAAATTGGTGCACTCTCTGCCAGGTCTGTCAATGTAACCGTATAAGAGCCAGGTATGACATTTACAGATGTTTCTGAGAAATTCTCAATCGTCGCTTCATTTGATTGGATATCGGAAATAAACAATGTGCGATCAATATAGTGAGGGGATCGTAAGATCCCCGTCACATATAACCCAGTTACAGGTACAACATGTTGCCCTTCGGGGCGACGTGTATTTTTGTTATTTAAATTCTTCAATACTTCTTTTGAAGTGAACATGTTTAACATACTATCACCTCATCAATTTTTTGTTCCAGGTGGATATCCCGGATAATTATCTGGCCAATTTGCAGGTGGTGAATTCGTATATTGGATCTGCCACTGTTTATTGGAAATATTCTTATATGTATTAATTGCAGTAATTGTTCTTGTTGTTCCCACCAATTTCATCGGCATAAAATATGCAATGGGAATTTGTTGATTATTAAAGATCACATTTTCACCATATGTACACCAACCCATGGTATCAGTTCCTGAACTATTCTCATAGTAATGATTTACAATTGGATTACCACTTGTGGTGGGATATAGATATTGTCCAAAGTCAATGATACCGCGTATACTGTAATAACTACCATATCCAATATACGTGTGGTGGTATAGCAATGCTAGTGTCTTTCCACCTTGAATGTATTTTAATTGAAACCACGTTGCCCAATATGGATCATCACTCATTGTTCCAAAATCAGACAAGTTACGAATTGATGTGACATCGGATCCATTGTTATCAATTCTTGTATAATGAACCAATGCTTTGTTTCGTCTTAAATAATCATATAACAAAATGACATCGTCTACCATCGTAAATCGAATTTGATTAACACTGGAACGACTTGTCCATGTTGTTGGATAATTCACACATGTGGTACCATCTGGATTTGCTGTACTGTTACCAACCTTATATACACGACACCATGATGCACCATCTGTTGCCCAAACATATCCATTTAATGCCCACATCAACACTGGTACTCCAGGTAATGTGAATGTGTCAACAATTGCATCTGTATCATAATTTACCACTTTCAATGTTGGTGTTGTATCTGTTGTCACATACGCAATTTGTCTCGTGGATGTTTTTGTATTATAAATTCCACATGCCAATTGTGATTGATAAACTTTATGTGACATTTCTGTTTCTGCTGCACCAGTAGAATTCTTTAAATCAATACACAGACATTCATTTCCATCTGTGCGCTGTAATACAATTACACCTTGATTTGTGTCTGTTGCAAAAAGTGCAGTAGTAGCACCACCACTCATTTTTGTATTGTCATTTGCATCAACAATGATGAATTGTCTTGTGAATGGTGCATTTTGATTTGATAGATTTGAAATAAAGACATAATTGAGAGAAGGTGCCGCATAAATTGTCAATACATAATTCTGGTAACAAAAATGTTGATAATTTCCCCACATGTCGGATGCCGTATTAGTTCCACCAATTGTATATCTGGAATTTAATGTTGGGAAAAAGACATAACGGTTTCTGACATAATAACCATTGGTGCTATTCTCGCATGTTCCATTCGAAGCTCCAACCCATCCTTCTTCATTGGTAGACTCATAACTGGGATACGCATATGTCTTTTCTTCACCTGGATTTGCTTGTAATGTTAATGGTTGTAATGTACGAACGGGATTTAATGCAGCTGAATTAGAAGATGTGATATAATATCGACATGTTCGTAGATTCTTTCCCTTTTCAGAAGTTGTTGGAATATTGTGATAATCGGAGATCCATTCCCAATCCGAACGATCCCAATATGCATTTGTACCATATACAGTTCCAACTGCCGTATCTTTGAATTCTACAATGGGATCTTCTGGATGTAAATTTTGATATACGAATAATTCATAGATATTATTATCTGTATTGGTATAATAGATGTGACAAGGTAATGCCGTCTGTAAAGGTGTTTCGGTATACCACTTATTTGGATTATTGGTAAATGCCAAATCATTGGTATAATCTCTACTGGTCACATCATACAGATACACATGACTCAAATCCATTTGTGTAATGGGAATGGATAATCGATTTACATCTTCTGAAGAAGTTTTCACCTTGCCAAATAATGTTGATAAACTGGTAGAGGAACAATCTGCGATTGGGCTTCTCATGACATATGAGAAGGATTCTGGAGAAGATGTTGGTAATACCTGGGGATCTACAATAACCGATCCATCTGCAAAAACATAGAATCCATCAATGTAACCGTGTTCTGCACCAATATTATCTTGTATGACAAAATTCCCAACGTTGATTGCTTGTGTTTGAATGTTTCGATTTGTAATTTTGGTATTGTCTTTTGTTCGTTGTATAATAGAATTGAATCTCCTAAATGTACCAACACTGGAAAATCCCATTCTGTTATTAATAAAATTCTCCAATGTTGTAATCACAGCATATCGATTATTTGCATATCCATTTGTGATCACGGATGTGGGATACGTCAAACAAAAGTACACATCAATGATCAATTGTACACCTGGATCTTTCACGACAACCGTATGTGCACCTTGGATATCATATACCCATGAATGTGTCCATAATTGGTCAATCGCAGAACCAATACCATATTCCGTTACATTTACACTCGATTCAACATTAGTCAATGTATAATCGAAGATAGATTGTTGAAATTTACATACACATGTCACCAATCCCAATTCTGAAGAATAATACATGGGATATTTGTAATCGATCACCGTGGTTCGTGAAACATCAGAGTCATATGTAAATATTGAATGAATTGTATTCGTTGTTCGATTGGATTTGGTGTAGTCACCCTCTTCTTGTCCAATATACATATTCCGTGGCCAATTAGCATTATCATTGAAGAATCGTGAAAATCCATAATCAGTAAATTCATTCATCCCATATGTCTCCGATGTAATATTACCATCTCGATCAACCGTTCTGGCCAAATACAGATTACCAAATCCAGAATGTGGACGTTTGTTTTTGGCAAATGTCATGATCTTTCGATAATCTTCCATCTTATCTGACTGGAACATGTAACCACTCCTTTCCTTATTCTATTATTGTATTTATCAAATATTTGTAACTTGATTTGTTAACAACAACCGTTGCAATATGATTTTGATTGTATTCTGATAATGGGTATTCTAAGAAACCATTATGGAATTCCAAACCTGATGGAGTGATTGTGATAAAACGTTCATCATATTCCAATCCATCTTCATAAGATTCTCCATAATACGTGTAATACAGATTATACTTTTGACCAAAATTGTATTTACTTGAAGGACTATAATTCAGAATCAATAAAGTATTCATCAACCAAAAATACACGCCATCCAACACAAATGGAATATAGACAGATTGACTTTGTTTCCAATAAGTTGTTCTCCATGGTGTATACACGGATTTTACTTGGTCTGCGTCAATATCATAGCACAACAATCGGTAATCGTTGTATTGTGAAATCATAATACCACCATTACAATATTGACATTCATATGGTCGAATCAATCCTGATGTCACTCTTGATTTAGTGATGGTCAATGTTTCCTCATCTAAAAAGTGAATGTAACCACCTGTGGAATTAGATCCACATGTCATAACATAAAATGTTCCATCATGATAAAACATCACAAGAGAAGTACCAGCAGAACCACCAATAGAAAATGTCATGGTTTTTACAAATGCGAAATCATTTTCAATATCGTAAATGTATACTTGGTTTCGAGACTTTGTCCACAGCAGATATTTTTTACCAATACACCAATCGTATTTATCACTATTTTCTGTCAATAGATAGGATTTCCATATCAATTGTGTTGTGTCAAATAGATTCACATGTTGCTTACCAACACAAAGAATGGTATTATTATCATACCACTTCATCTTACCATATGCACAAATATCTTCTCCGCAACTGTCTGTTGTTGAAACGACAAATGTTGTTTTATGAATACGAATGATTTTTTGTCGATTTGCAGAATTATAAGCCTCAATCAAATAAAAGTAATTCTCATCAATCAACAATGTATGCGTGTAATAGCTTGACTCATTTCCATCAATTGTTAACCAATCCAATCGACACACATTGACAACATCACCTGTTGTGAAATTCATGGCTTTGATAATCAGTTGTGAATTAGAAACACCGCTGACATTACAGATATAAGCGAAATAAATCGTTCTTGCATATTGTCCGATCATTGTGATATAAATTGTTGTTACATCCCCATCAATCACTTGATTATTGTATACCACGGGAATATTGTTTTTTGTCATCACGGGTAATAACCATTGTGCTGTGGAAACTTCACCAAATTCATTAATAAAATCAGATTGTGGTTTCAATTCCATAGTACGTTCTTCTACGGTCATATTACCATCTTCATCATATACGAAATGTTTGAAAATGCGATTTCCTTTTTCATCCAATTTCAAATATTCATTTCCATGTGCTGTTTTTGCCGCTAAGATTTGGGAATAATATGCCGTATACTTTGCATCCACATTCTGTAATTTATCAATATACAATGTAACTTTTGTTTTTGATTCATTGTTCACATTCACCGATTTGGTCTGTACCCATGATTGGTATATTCCTTCTGGATATTCATCTTCAACTTCTGTATTGATGACGGACAACACATATACATCGAGCATGGATGAAACTGATTGTGTATTTGGTGTGACATTTAATTTTGCGATAGATGCCGTATGAGATTCATCATATACTAAAACTGTATACGTGTCACGCAATTCTGTATCTGATTTAATCGAACTACCGTATGTCTCAAACGTTTCCGCAGTAATGGATTGTGTTGGTAACAATGTCCATGATTGTGTTTCTTTATCAAAATATTTATAACCATCAGAATCTTGACATAAACATTTATGTTTTAATTCCAACACCTCAATCTGCACTTTGGTATGTGCAATTGGTAAATTGTTTCCACCCTGAACAGTTTGTGCTTGTGTTAGATAGTATTCAGAATCACCACAACCGTATTCAGATGGAACATATGATACCGAATCTTTTGTCAATACAAATCCAGATCCACCAGCACCACTCTTGTCATTGTCACCACTGTCTGGAGTAGTACCATAACCGCCATACCAACCGCTACCACCACAACCACCGTAGCCATTGGATTGATAATATCCCAATCCACCATCACCAAACGCATATCCGGATGTTTGTGTTCCTGGTCCATTGTTAGTTCCATAACTACCATTTGCATTACCGCCAGAAATACCCCCTCCGGAGCCTCCAACATTCCCATGCATTCCTTCGGAGCCACCACCTCCAGCAACAATCACACGATGGTACAAGTCGTCTTCATCAAATCGAATGTCTGATGCACCACCAGATTTTGATACAACAGTGGATAGATTTTGTATATGATGTCCACCATTAAAACCAAGACTTGATAAGGATGATGTGGTGATTAAATTTGATTGCTCATCCGATGTGCCAAAATTGGAAAATGGCCATCCACTACCACCGGTATACACATAAATCTCATGGGTGTCATCAGTCTCAACCACGCCTTCGGAATATCCACCACGTGAGCAATGACTTGTGAATCTACGCGCACCACCATCTCCACCCCAGCACTTCAGTTGATATTGTCCTGATGGAAGTTCATGATGTGTTGCTTTACCAGTTGACGGATATACAATTACATCTCCCTGTTGAAGTTTGGTGGTTGGTTTACAAATATAAACATGTCCATTGTTCCAATCATTGGGATTATCAGAGAAGAAATCACCCATTGCTGTTCCACCATGCAACAGTGTTTTTGTGAAATAATATTTGGAAGAAGGATTGTATCCAGATGGTTTATATGAAGATTCTGTTAACACATATCCAGAACCACCCCCACCATTTACGGAGGCATGTTCAGTATTGATATTACCACCGATAATGGAGGCACATCCACCATACCATCCTCCTCCAGCACCACCTGCTCCCTCTGAAGACCAACCATATACCTGGCTTGCATTTGCTCTGGAAGATGGAAATGCACCATAACCAAATGCATATCCGTTTGTCTGAGATGGATAGATATTTCCCCATGGATCTTTCAATGATGGTAATGCTGCTGGAATAGAACCATGTGGCCCACCACCCCAACCAAATCCATCATTGATACTCCCTTCTTCACTCTGATTTACTTCACCTCCGCCACCACCAGCTACCATAATACGAGAATGGAGTGATGGTGTATTGCATTTCGGAGGACCTGGTTCCCAATATCCATTTCCTGTTTGGGTAATGAATGTATGATTCGCAATATCAAATAATCCAACTACATTGTCAGATTGACGACGTGCTGGAACATAATCCCTCATCTGTACTTCTTCGATATATGCCTCGCAATAATCTTCCCCCAGATTTATTGTATTAATGTCATTACCACATTTGAATGCATTACCAACGGGAGATGTCATAAACTCGCCTGTGACTGTATCAAGAATACCGAGGACTCCATCGGAAATTCTTCTGACGGGATAATAGTGATGTTTGATGTATACAGGATTGCTTCGATCATAAAAAGACTGCGTATAATCTGACCAAATTGTCATTTCATAAAATCTCATCATTGCTAAACCTTGGAATGTTTCTGGAGATCCTTCTCGATTGTGCCATGTAAAATGTTTACCAAATAATGCCAATGATGTTTCACCGGTGACATTTGCCATTGAATATGAATTTATGTTTCTTCCTAAGAAGCCACTGTCAGAAACTCGATAAAATACGATATTGTTTCTGAATACATCAATTGATAATTTTATATCATAAATGGAAGATTCATCCGTGGAGCTATACTGTGTATTTGTACCCGCTGATACGGCAAAGAGTTGGTGAAAATAGTTTTCATACATGTATACCGCAACTTGGTTTGCATCGGTACCCGATGTATTGATATCACCAAATCCGAATATAACTTGTGCATCAGTCACTGTGTTTCCTGATCTAATAAGCATAACAACCGGAATGTACCAATCATCAGGTTGATGGAGATAGCCTGTATCAATGTATTGTGTTCCATCTGATTCAATGTACTCGACCGGTTGATATTCGGTATATCGATACTTCGTTTGTGATTCAGATATTTTAAAAGAATACAACTTAAATTTTGCCCATGATCCTTCCGTCTGAACTGAACTATCGCGAGATTGATTTGATGTATTAATCAATAATGGGTTAATGCAATGATCAATCGTTCCAGTCGTGGTGATACTTCCTTTAGAGACTCCACCTAAGAACCATTCGGCTTTCTCTTGATAACAAATCAATTTAATCAGCTCATTATATATGAAATCAGATCCAATTGCTTCATTACCACTTCTGCCATATACGGGAACATTATTGCTATTAAATCTGGAAAAGAAAACATATGCGTTATTTTCGTATGATCCATTTCTCGCACCAAATAAGATTTCATATGGTTGGATTGTGTTCTCATATACAACGCATTCCATCTCAATCTTTGTTTCTGCTTTTGGGATATATTCCGTATTAAAGTATCCTGAGTTATTACTACCCCAAGCATAGATATATTCTAATGGGACATATTCATGAGCTAAGTCATCATCAACCCATTCAGAATCTTTTAATACTGTGATGGTGTTTACTGGAGGATTACAATTCCCATTTTCATCATATGTCGGATATTCATTTGAATCATATGGTAATAATCGAATATCTGTTGCTCCACCACCACCTGGTCCAGCACCAAAGCCAGTATATCCCATACCACCATGAGCACCGCCATTAAACCCCCCAACACATTTTGTGTAATCCAAATTACCATCTCCACCATTGCTACCAACGACGGCATGAAATGTGGTTGTTTCATCTAATGTAATTTCACCAAGTGCTACACCACCATATTCTTTGATACCCCGTGAACCAATACCACCATGAGCTCCTTCACATATAAACAAATATGTTCCGGGTTCTAAGGTGAATGGTTGGTCTGTTCCCGTATAAGAGAATTCTTGTTCCACTCTCCACAGTTGGTTGTCATAACCAATTACTTTGTTTGACATTGTGACATCTCCTTTCTAAAAATGATTACAATCGCGTTTCAACCATAAAAAAGAACATGAATGTAATTCGAAAGTTTACCATTCGTCGTGCCCTTATTCCACTCGGGCACGACTCTTTCGGATTATGACTTCCTTCATAACTTGCAAAGCCGCCCCAATGGGGCGGCACATGCAAATCATTGTTTGTCATCCCATCATCAAAATCATCTTCATCTTATCATTCAGAATCGGAATCTGATATGTTTTGGCAATCTCATATTCGATGTTGCAACCGCGTGCTTCACACCAGTTTCCAGTGAAGTAGATATAATCAGCCTTTGCCAGAATCATGATACTGTGGCCGAGATACCATACTGGGGTTGCATCTTTCGGTGCATCATCTACGTAATACTGGTCAAGGAAGGCGGGTACACAGTTGGGTTTGTACTTAGTGAACCAGTCCATGATTTCTTTCATGGCTTCACATCTTTCATACAGCACATCATCATCAGCTCTACCGGACATCGGTTGTGCAATGAAGATTTTTACGATACGCTTAACGGCTGCCCATTCCCATACATCATCCATGTGATTGATATCGGGAAGAATCATGTTTGTTTCCTGATGGAGAACCTTGACAATATGCCAAATGTGACGTTTGTTAATTCCATCAATCTCACTCAGCAGTCGTCTGTTGTGATACTCAGCAACATCATAAGCCGTCTTCAGACCAGCTTTCTTTAACGATTTCTTGACAGAGTCTTTGAAGCCCATGTTGTCGATGTGTAACTGTCTGGGGTCTTTGTTCATATTGGGTTTTGTTTTCTTCATACTTGGCATAACACTTTCCTCCTAAAATTGTGCGTTTCTTTATTTCTGCATGTTGTATGCGTACTTGACGATTTCCTTTGCAGTCTTACCCTTCATGACGAGTGTCTGTAACTCTGCAAATGTTAAGTCTTTCTTGATGTCGTAATTGTCATATACGATAATGTCTTCATCCGGGAAATGGAACTTGAGAAATTCTTCCAGTGTTTCTCCGGTTACCTGACCAATCTCCAGGTGAATGTCACATCTACCGGGACGGATGAATGCGGGGTCGAGCGTTTCCACATGATTCGTGGTAAAGACGTAGATAACATTTGTGGGTGCACCAATTCCATCTAATGCATTGAGAATTGTTGCCATACCAACATTATCTTCTTTTCCATCTTCCTTCTTATCGGATTCTCTTGTCAGATTGAACAATCCAGAATCGATATCCTCGAACAGCAGTACACGATACAGGGAATCATCCATGGCATTCACTCCCATACATTGTTCGATGACTTCGTGAATATGTTTGATGGCATCACCATTCACAACAATGAGTTCTGCATTTAGATGTTCTGCAATTGCCTGTGCAATGCTTGATTTGCCGTGTCCAGGCTTAGAATACAGAAGCACGCCAAAGTGATTGGGAATGTTGCTTTTGATATAGAACTCACGATTGTTAACATATGCATCGAGGGATTCGATTAAGAAGTCTTTCTGTTTCTTCGGCAAGAACACATCATCAAACGTTCTGAGCTTGTGTGTCACCCAATTGGTTTCTACTCGTCCATCTTCGATACACACGGCCTTGACGTTGTTGACTCTTTCTTTATAATCATCCAACCAAGCACGTCTGGATGTGTGATACAATTCACGAATAAACTTCTTCAATCCCTGTTTGCACCACTTGTTGTTGAAGGTGATGAAGTAAGCGCCATCGGGTGATGACTGGTGATGTTCTTCACGTGCGAATTTGTTAATCTTCACCAGAATGGGAGTTCCTTCATACATGAAGAAGTCAGAGAAGTTGGAAGAGAAACCCCATGTCATACCCGTGAACTTGACGGCGTCTCTGAGCAGATGGGATTCACCTGTATGGAATTCAACACGGTCGGGATACGTGTTCAGCATTTCGTTCAGTCCAATACCGATGTCGTACATATTGTCACTGAAGTTGACACTATAGAACAGATTGGACTTGAGAATGGTTAATCCCTCGTCAACGATAGGCTTGAGAGCTTGTGAAGCGACAGCGCCGACAAATCCAGTCAGCAAAACTTCTCTCATGTGATTGTGTTTGTTCTTCATAATACAAACTTTCCTTTCTAATTGTTTATTATTACTATATTAAATTGACCTCCGGTCAATTTAACAATACATATGTCCAAAAGAAACTTTTTTCTTATACAGAAACAAAGGGTTTGTAAGTTCTCGTAACAAGTTCATTGAACATATCACCGATATACTGAATCATGATGTAATTCCCACTACTGGGGTCTCTGTGAACATCACATACAGTAACGGAATGCTGTCCGTAGTACTTGAACATGGTTCTGACGAATTCTTCCATGTCTGTATTATTGTTTGCATGCAGTAAGAAGATACCATTAACAGTCACATTTGTATCGAACATTGTTTGCAATGCGGAAGTAGAATAAATCACCTGACACAGTAAACCTGTTGGTGTCTTCTGACGCAATAACTGCATCTTCTGTAAATCCATGACATTCCGTTTTTCAAATACACCATACTTTGTAATCTTCTGGAAGATACTCTGGTACATGTCACGTTGTTTCGATTCTTCAATGAGGAATGTCTTCATCAATTCGACAATATCATCAATTGTTTGTGTTCCACTTGGTAACTGGTTACGAAGCAATGGTGGTGTTGCATCATACAGAAAATCCATCACCTCTGCCAAAGTGAGATGCATTTCAAACAAGTCGAATATGTCTTTTGATTCATGTCGTACGAATTTGGAATGACGTGTGCGTGGGATATGTAGATAGTTATCTTCCCAGAACAAACGATAGAAGCAGTCAATCCATTTCTTCGGTTTGATTGTCACGATAACCGCAGTGTTGAAGTAAAGGCATTCTGAACGAATGCCTTTACTCAATAATGTCGGATACGGTTCTGAGCGCATGTTGTTGTCGATTTTGATATCGATAATTTCCATAATAATCATCTCCTGATTCATTATAAGAGTTCTAATAAGTTCATCCCATCTACATTGAGTTTACTTAAGCCATCGATGTCGAGTAAATCGATTAACAGTGCTTTGGTTTTCTCTACCGTGGAGGGAGTGATAAGCTGTTTGTGTGTCTCCACATCAATCAACGGATATGCCTGTTTCAAATACGCATGATAGTTCTTGTTGATGACGGGAAAGACAGATTCAATGGACTTTGGGTCATTGGGAACTTTGTGCTGTTCAACCGCACGTAACAATTCCGTTGCAAAGTTGGTAATTCCAAATTGGGTCATTCCCATGATACCTCTATCGAAGTCACCGATAATCGCTTGCAACAGATTATAGAAGACTTTATTCTGACAGAATGTGCTCATGATGTCATCATCAATCTTAGAGATAGATTGACAAATCATGAGCGGGTCTGACAGTTGGCAATTCCCATTCCGACGAAAACGGGAGTAGATGATTTTCGTATTGGGAATATAGTTATATGAGGTGAACATGGAATTTCCCGATACAATCAGTTTTGTCGTTTCATCATTGGAGATGATAGCTGGTACGATATACGAGTCCACAAAGTTGGTCTTGATGAGATAGGATTGAGGAACATATTTCAATACCACTTCTACTTTCTTCATGGCCTCTGTCCAATAATACACAAACTGTTTGAATCTGTCCTGTTTGTATTTGTTTACATACGGAATGAGATACGATTTCAGAATCTCCTGTTCAGGTAACGGCCGTAATTCAAATTCATTCCACAACAGAAAGATTCTGGAGTTTTCATACTTACGGACGAATCCTTTCCAATGTCTGACGGCATTCAGAATACATTTCACAATATCTTTTTCTGCATCTTCGGAAAAGGGTAATGAGTTCATAAACTTTGATGCAGATGACAGCACAGATACAATCGTGTTCAAATCCAGATACACATCCAAGCCATGCTCAGGGGAGAAATCCTCCCCGAGCACACTTGAAATGACACGATACTTGGGTGTTGCATATACCCCGCAAATTGGTGCAATAGAATAACTCATATCGTGTCACCTCCTTACAGATTAGATTCCCCGAACATATAGTCGGAGAAAGAACGTACACCAACACGATTAATGTCATTTCTCAAGTCGAAGATACTTGACAGCAACTGATTGCCGGCTCTCTCAAATGCCAACGAGGTGGTTGCACTCTCAGAAGAACCCAGTGCTGTCTTCAACGGGAGAATCTGATACGGTTCATCTTCATTCAACCAGTTGGGTCTCTTCACCTTACTGTCAATCGAACGCAGCAAATGTCCGATGATAATTTCTCCATGTGTAGACAGGATTGGAATGAATGTGGCATCCAGCAATCTCATCAGTGCCACAACAGCATCTTCTACTTTGTCCATCTTAGCCGCATTAGATGTGAAGAATTTCATGATATCCATATAACGAGCAATGATGGAGATGTTGATAGGTGTGATATTACAAAGCTCTCCACCACTCTCCAGAATCTTGAACGAGGAAATCTTGATATAGGCCACGTCATCAATCTCCACTTTCTTACCCTTGGACAGAATATCATCCGGAATGGCGACGTCAGAATAATGTCCGATGGTGACTTCCTCCATGTCTTTTCCGCAATAGAATGTGACACTCTCAGAGGATGTCTCATGATAGTCTTCACGAATATAGATATCAAACTTCTTCTCATCTCTGGGATATACGGTTGATGAATTGAGCACAAACCATTTTTCGAAGTTGGAAGAGAAGTCGATTTTCTCCGCATCGGTTTTGAGCAGATGTTTCGCAGACAAGATATTCTGACCAACTCTTGATGTCATCAATTCTGTTGTATAGATGAATCCACCTTCCAGTTGACCAACTTGCAATGCGATTGTGCCATAGCAGACATGACAACAATCTTCATTCAGATTACAGGTACAAGGTGAGCGGAACCATAATGTCTTACCCATCAGGCGTTTGTCATCCTTATGGAAGACTCTCAAGATTCCATCATGCTTGCTTCTCTGATAATAACGACCGTTCATCATACGAGCAGCTGTCTCATCAATTGTAATCGGAATGAGATTACGAGAGCCGCAATCATATACCGTCTTACTGATTGTCCCGTATGTGAGAATCATCAAGTTTCTTGAGAAGTATCCCGCATCACCCATCCACTTATCATTCATCAAGTCTGGCACTTTCGCAGCAATCGCACCACCATAGAACACTTCCAAGTCATGATAACCGGCCTTGAAGCCATTACCGTTCATGATGATGGGAATAATCTCTTTACCATCCGGAATCTGAGAGAAGTTGATATACAATTCTTCCATCTGCTTCGGCTTGACAATCTTGGCATACTTGGAGTCGATGAAGAACGGATTACCACGTTCCATCATTTCTTTTTCCAGAATCTTGTATTTCTTTGCATTCTCCTCGACAATATCGGCAGTCTGCATATCCGGTGGATATTCCGTATTGTTGATGTCGCGAACAATCTCCGATGCCATATAATGGTCGAGGAACAAATTCTCCGCAGAGAAGATTTGCATGTCAGCTTGGCCAAATACCAGTGTCTGTTCTTTCAGGTCTAATGACATACGTGCCATGATAACCTGAATCTCTTTGATGGTGAGACCCTGACCACGAAGCACTTCCACGATTCTGTTCTGGATTTCCACACGGTCTTTCTCCGACATGAATTTGTGGAGAATGAAGTCGTTCAGATTCACGCGGTCGAGGTACGGAAGAATCGCACGGATAAATGCCATGGACATCATGAAGCGATTCAGCGGGATGGCATACGTCTGGATGTCGTCAATATCCACTTTGAACTTGATAGGTGTATGCTGGAGCACATCGCTGTCTTTGTCATCAGGGTTCACATGGACATTCCAGCAACATACAGCAACATCTACCACGCGTTCATACAGTTCGTCATAATGTTCTCTCTGACGATAGCGGTTCAGAATGATAATGTCTCCCAACAGTTCGTAGATAATATCGGGAGAGGTAATCTCCTGATACTGACGAATGTCGGCGAAACGGGATTCATTCACATCTGTGTCTGTGTTAAAGTTCATGGTTAAATCCTCCTATTTCTTTCTTTTGATTATGAATCGATATCGGCCGGTGTCCAATGGAAGTTCATCAGAATCTCTTTGCGAGCGAGTACATCATTTTTGGACTTTCCAACGAGTGCACCCATCTTCTCATATGTCAATACATCATCAATTGTCACTCTCATAAGACGACGGGTTCTTGGATCCATGATAACCTGACGCAATACATCGGGGTCTGAGGAACCTAAGCCTTTGTACCGACCTGTGATTCTCGGATACATATCTTCAATCTGCTCAAAGAAGTATGACAGCTCCGTTTGCTGGTTCATACCTTTCTTGAGAGACTGGTAGCCTACAAGTAAACCATATTTATCCTGGATACGAATAATCTCGGACAAATCAGCGACCAAGTCATCATCAATCAGCACATACTGGTCGACGAAGTCGATAACTGCAGTCACCTGGTTAGTGGAATGGTTGAAACCGATCTCCTTATATATGGGAGCAATGCTTCTCAACCAATTGTCTACATTGTTAATGAAGTTCTCAGCTGTCTGATACTGTGTGAGTCCATATGCGATATGCTCCAACAAATATCGATTCACACTTCTCTTGATGGAGATGTCCTGTAAGGTATTTGTATAGTCGAATGCTTCAGTGACAAACTCACGGATGGATGTGTGGTTATCAGGTTTCTGGATAAATGTCACTTGCAAATCACCGATGGATTCGATACAGGTCTGGATATACTCAGTCTGTGTAGCAACATACGAAATTGACTTACCACGAGTCAACTGATACAAGGGTGGTTCGGCAATATACAGCTTTCCTGCTTTGATGATTTCCGGTAAGAATCGCAAGAAGAATGTCATGTGTTCCACACGAATGTGATATCCATCCACGTCAGCATCTGTGGCAATGATAATCTTATCGAACTTCAGCTTCTTGATGTCAAAGGTTGGCCCAACACCACAACCAAGAATTGGAATCAAGTGTTTCCATGAATCAGAGTTGATGGTCTTGAGTGCATCTCCTTCGTACGGATTCAGATTCTTACCGCGGAACATAAGGATGGCTTGATATGGGAAACGAGCACCGTTCACACCACCACCTGCAGAGTTACCCTCAACCAGATACAGTTCCTTCGGCATATCAGTCTTGATAGAAGAACACGGGATATACTTCTCTGTCTGTTGCCACTGCTTCTTCACACGTGTTGCTTTGGATAAATCACGTGCTTGTTCACCTGCAATACGTGCACGATGGTTCCCGAGAACAGCTTCTATCAGACTTGCATACTGGCTGTTCGATTCATTGAACCATTCATATGCGGCTTGTTCAATGGCTTTACCGAGACATCTATCCTTGGTCATCACTTGATGTTTACTCTGGGCAGAGAACATGTGTGCACAATCACAAGTTCCTTTCACAACAATCTGAAGATGTGATAAAATGTCACGACGCAAGTCTTCGTTTGCAAGCTTCTTATTCCGACGGCCAATCTCTTCTGACATGAATTTGATGAATGCTTTGATGACAGCATCTACATGTTCTCCATTCTGAGGGGTGTAAATCATGTTCATCCATGACTGTCGAATGTCATCCCCCTTGTAATCAGGAGAAGCATACATAATAGCTACCTCAATCTCAAAATGACGATGGAAGACTTCACCAGAGAATGTCTCATCCAATTCACCCATGAATATTCCAGTTAATATATCAGAGATTCTGAGGTCTTTTGGAATATCTACATCAAACACTTCCCGAAGCCATTTGTGTTTGGTATGGAAAACTTTGCCACGAACTTTATACGTCAGATTGATTGCGTGGGGTAACGTGTAATCAAAGTCTTGAATCCACTTTACGAGTTCTTCCACGGGGATCTTATCCGTACCCATAATCTTCTTAGATGGCGCAAATCTGAGAATCAAACCATGGTCATCTCCGGTGTAATCCTCAAGTTGTTCATCAATTAACTCTGCATCTTTGTAACGAAGTGTCAACTTCTTTTTCTCCTGAGGTCTGATGGAGATGATTTCATAGTCTGATGAGAGTGCCAATACACATGCACTGCCGCAACCGTTTTCCCCACTTGTCGCTCCGCCTGTTCTCGTCATGTTAGATCCAGCCTGAATCGTCTCAATTACCTTTCTCAGAATCGGTGTGGGAATACCTCTACCATTATCACGAGTCATCAAATACTTGTCCGTGATTTCGATATAGATTTCATTACCAGGTGATTCTCTCTTTGTGACTTCATCACGGTTGTTGTCGATAATCTCTTTACAGAGATGCAGTACACCTGCTTCACCTAAGGATGACACGTACATTGTAGGCCTGGACTTTATCTTATCTAAGTCTCGTTCGATAATCTTATACTTGTCATCTTTAAACTGTTTCTGTCCCATACTACTAATCTTCCTTTCTTATTATGGTAATTCAATGTCATTTCTCCATTGTCAAAATAATCATATACATGTATAACTGAAGAATTGTTGTATCATTCTCGTTATATGAAAATGTAAATATAATAGTATGTGATTGTATAACTTTTATTTCTATATGCTAAAATAATAATAAAAGTTAAAAAGTACTAACTATTGACGGGAAGATAATCCGGGAGGATTATCTTCTATATAATACTATATAAACATTGATAGTATAGAGAAAAAATAATTAGAAAATCATATACTATATAGAATGATTTGTTAAATACACAATAGATTGTTCCATATAGTGGTTTAGTTCTTCGCCGCTGAAAAACCTTATGTCTAGAAAAGAAAGAAAGAATGTTCCGCCCCATATGGGGCGGGTTTCTCATCTTATTTACTTTTTGTCGGAGTTAACGACATCATACTTGAGTTGAACATAGGAATTCTTGAGAGTCCTGCATTGTGTCAGCTTTAATATACCAATGTCTTTAAGAGATTTGGGTGCATTTCCATCAACTAATGTGGATACATTTTTACCACCGACAATACCAGGCCATATGACAATATTAACTTTGTCAATGAGATGTTGATGAAGAAACAGTTCATTGAGTGTACCACCTGTCTGAATCGTAAGGTCTTTGCATCCCAATTTCTTGAAGTTCTCTAACATCTGTTTCAGATTCAATCTTCCACCGTACTTGAGCATCTTAACATTCTTCAATTCCTTTTCCAATTTGAAACCCGGATGGTCTGGATTGGATGTGACAATGACAACCATTTGACCTTTCTTGGAGAAGTGACGAACAGCTCCCTCTGCAAGATGATCATTGTCAATGATTGCAAAAGTAACAGGTGTCTTTTTGGGTATTCCTTTGGTGTCGTTCATGCCAACCTTTGCTAATACTCTACCAGAGTTGAGACACCATAAATCCGTCTCCTGTTCTTCTTCATAATACTGATGAAGTCCTGCGGATGGATCGCCGTCTATATTGGGAATATCTTTGTCAACATCCCAGTTGTCTGTATCACCTGTGGAAATCTTTCCGTCAAGTGACATCAATAAGAATAATGTTGTAATCGGTCTGTTCATAATAAGAATCTCCTCAAATTAATTTTTTAGCATTTTGTCGATCATCAGAATTTAAAATGATCCACATGTAACATGATAATAGGTTCATGGATGAACTTCACTCAAATGCCGTTGAGTGCACTGACATTTTTACTTTCCAATCCTCATCCCATATTGTTTCCGAACTTGCAATATGGGATACTAATTTTTCCTTTCTTTTTGATTTGGGTGGGGGGCAATGCCCCCCACCCCCCATTTTATATTGTTTCAAACGTTTTCGTAAATACTTTACTTGAAGAAAGGAGTATGAATCAAATGAAGATTCAAGGATTATATGATATTGACCAAGCCATCAAGGTCAATGATTTAAAAGAAGTCACTTCATCCCGTATCTATCTAACGGAGAATCAGTTTCATCCACAAGGTTTATTCTCAGAAGAAGTCTTTGGTCAAACCAATAATGAACGAGAATATCGTTGTGGATATATTAAATTACCAATTCATATTTTCAATCCCAATGTGGCAAAAACCATTATCATGAGATCTGGTGGTATTATTAAGAAATTGGCATATGCAGAAACCAGATGTGATTTGACAGAAGATGGTATTTTAAAACCAAATCCAGATAATGGGAAATATTGTGGATTGGTTGACTTATATAATATTTGGGATAAGATTAATCTCAAAGAAGCATTGAATACCCGTTCTCAAGACAATATGGATATCTTGACAAAAACACCAAAGAAGTTATTGTTCAATGATAAGATTCTGGTGTCCCCTCCCAACATGAGACAGATCGGTGAACGAAATGGCCGACAAGTAAAAAGTGAATTGAATACGATGTATATGGGAATCTTGGGATTAAAGTCTATCACCTCACATACGACAACAAATGATGTGTATCAAGTTTATTGTAAATTCCAGAATTTTGCCATTCAAATTTATGAGTATATCAACAATCTTGTTTCTGCGAAAACGGGATTCTTTCAACAGCATCTCATGTCCAAGACAACATCATTTGCAGCAAGAAACGTAATCTCTGGTCCAAAGTATAATACAGACAATCCCGAGATTGGTATCTATCACACGGGATATCCAATGCATACACTCGTCACAATGTTTGACCCGTTCATCAAATTTCAAATGAAACAATTCTTCTCTTATTCCAATATTCAACAAATTCATCCAAACCCAGAGGAAGTCAATTCGGAAGATTTGGCAAATATTTATGATGATGAGGAAATTGCAAGATTGGTAAAAATCTATAAAATGAATCCCGGTGCTCGTTTTCATATTATGTATTTAGATCCCGATCAAACCAAACCCATTATCTTTGATGGATTTGATGTGAAAATCCAACAGCGTCAGATTCGTCCGTTGACACTAACTGATGCAATTTTTATATGTTGCCGAAGAGGAATCATTGATGCAGGAAAGATGTGCTATACGGTACGGTATCCCATGGGTGATCACTATGGAGCATTCTTCACCTATCCCGTCTTATTATCCACCATTCAAACAACGGAAATGCAATGGCAAGGTGAAACCTTTAAGAACTATCCAGTTGTAGATCCGTCATTGGGCCACATGAAAGTCTCCACATTATTTGCTGATACCTTAACACCATCCAATTCTCGTTTGAAAGCGATCGGTGGTGACTATGATGGAGATACTGTTAAATCAGTTGGTATCTGGTCAGAAGAAGCAAACCAACAAGCAGAAAAGCTAATGAGATCTAAATTATACAATATTCGTATGGAAGGACGAACCATGTTTCCAATTGAAATTGAATGTTTGAATGGATTATATGGTTTAACAAAGATGGAGTGATTCTCATGGCAAAGTTTTGGCTTGAAAATGGGGAAGTCAAGAGTTATGATCAACTTGTCATGGAGTGGAAGAAAGGATTGTTACGTCCACCGAATGAAACAGATGATGAATCAAACGAATCCGAACAACCTCTCGATACAATTTTAAATACAGAAAGGGATGACTCAGCATGAGTTTATTTGATTCACTTCGTGAGATTTCACAGATGATTCCAGATCAGGATTCCAAACAACAAGAACAGTTATATTATGATCCAACTACATTCGCAAATGAGTTTCATAATTATAAATCGGAACCCACATTATATCCCAATATGACACATTATCTGGAACCGCTTGGTTCTGATAACTGGGGTGGTGTGACGGGAATCATGGCAACATTTGATGAAGCGTCTCGTTCACCTGGAGCATTAGTGGATAACCGTATCGATCCGAATAAGATTTACACATCCGAATTAGCTGCACTTCGTTCTTCTGCTGCTGATCAAGTTCGTATTACCAAATTATTCGAAAAAAAATTAATGGAAGGATTAAAGGATAAAGACAAATTCGGATTGAATGAAAATGACATCTTAGCCATGCAAGCATTAACAGCAGCTCGTTCTGCTGTAACGGGTATCAACAAAGAGATGATCACCATCAAAAAGAACATCTCCGAATTACGTTTAAAACAACAGCAATCTTCCAAACAATTAACAAATGCAGATCCTGGTGTCGTACCAACCACTCCTGGTTCTATTGAGATGGGACATTCTATGTTGGATGATGTGTTCAACAGTGCCGTTGCAGTTCCCGTGGAGTATCATCCATCACCGCAATATGATCCACAAACTGTTGAGAATGATGTCAATCGAGCAGCTGGTTTATTAGATGATATTCTTCCATCTCCAAATGTGAATCAATATGCGAAGTATGAAACAGAACGTCCAACAACTTATGTGATGATTGGAGATTCGGACGATGATGTAGAATTCGCGACATTCAATGATAATGGAGACCTATTGGAAGATTATCCAAATCCCATTTCTGAGATTGTGGAAATCAACCGTGAAGGTGGTTATGCAAAAGACTCTTTGCTACGGACATACGAACTCAAGAAAAAATGAAAAAAAATAACCGGGAGCAAATGGGAGCGTCAGGCCGACATCAGCATGCTCCCGAACGGAACGCTCCCGGTTATTATGTTTTGACTTAGCCTACCAACTTGTGGTAGACTTCGTCAGCGGCCTTGCGTGCTGCATTGTACCCAGCCAGTGCCTCCATTGCTTTGGAGGGGTCTTTTGTCACAGCTGCCTGGAAGGCTTTTTCTGCGGCATCGTAGGCTGCATCTCTGTCAGCGGTTGCCTGCCGCTGAATGAGATATTTCATTCCAGACTGCAGCTGGGCTACCTCCTGACGGAGGTTGTCATCAGCAGCGGGTGCTGCCGGTGCAGCGGGTGCTGCCGGTGCAGCGGGTACCTGTGCCTTCGCTTTCGCAAAGGCGCCGGCAATGGCCACCAACCCGCTAACTAAGGCAGTTACCGCCTCAGCATTAACGTTGAAGTTGATGCTGGGGTTCTGCTGCGTCGGAGTAGGCACAGCCTCCGGCACATCATCCTGTTCTTTGTCCCCGAACAGATAGGGGTTGAGATAATCGAACATAAAATCACCTCCACGGTGCATCCCTTAGACTGACGATGACAAGTCGCCTTAGTTCAATGCCCAAGTGAATGTGATATGCCTAACAGTATAGGAACCACCTCTGGGACGAGATGTAAGAAGCATTTCACTTCTTCATATCATATTAATTATATATATATGAAAAATCAAAATGATAGAACGCCCCATATGGGGCGTTCAAATATAGTATCTTATAATACACAAAATTATAATTGTTTAGGCTCTATATCCGATTCCATAGATTCTAATACAAAACCAAATTTATAGTAAAGGAGAATAAGGATATGATTGATTCAAGATTTGGACTAAAGTATTCATTCCCCCATACCTTGGTTCACATTGTTGACAATTCCATGTATACTGGTGACACTCCGGTGACGATCACTTATGATCCATCATTGTTTGCGACAATCGTTGCAACTGGTATGCCCATGGGTGTCGACAACAGAATTGTGACAATTACACGTTCTGATGTTCTGAATAAAGCATTCGGTGCGGATACATTGACAACTTCTGATATTGAGAAATATGGTCAGGCTTGTGAATATCCAGCAAGTCTGATTTCTCAGGGTGTACCGGTTAAGTTGATTCGTGTGACTCCTTCTGATGCAACATACGGCATTGTTGTCATCTTCATCGATTGGAGGATCATCAACACCAAAGATGACAAAGTCGTTGAGATTAGACTGAATCAGGCTCCAGTAGAAAATATCACATCTGCAGCAATTGACATTTCCTCTTTTGCGAATACGGAGAGACTGGCAAAAATGACATTTACCAGATTGGCAAAAGATACATTGGACGATCCTCTTGATCCAGAACATCCGTGGAAACGTGAAGTCTTAATGACTTATGTGTCCGCCGGTAGAGGCTCTGCCTATAATGACTTTTCTATCTATATTAACAAGCCATCTTTTGATCAGCAGAAGAAATACAAGAATGCAGTATATAACTTCGGTACAATTGACACTCGCATGTCGGAAAATGTCGAGATTGAAAGATTTACTGCATCTCTGATCAATGAGGCAACAAAGCTTTCTGCATATGGTGTTGCCACACAGATGGACACCGTGAATGTTCAGATGAAGAAACGTTTGGAAGGTTCTTCCATCATGATTCCATATGTCAATGAAAGCGTGATCAAAAACATCTATAAAGAATGGAGAACATTCTTTGATGCACAATTAATTGATGAAAAAAACATTACCAGTGTTAGACTGAAAACTTACAAGAGCATTGGTAAACTTATGAATGTGAATCTGTTTGATCCGATCTTTGGTAAATTTATTTATCAGGATCAGATTATTGACATTCCCTTCCTGAGAGTGAATACCATCGATCCCGATATTCCGAAATTGGATAATGATAACATCGTTGTAGTTGGTCCGACCATCAAAGAGTATCAGAAGACACAATCTGTTCTTTCATGGAAATTTAATACAAGTGGATATTTCACCACTACTGAGACAACACCTACAGCTGTTGGTGATTTCACAGATGTTGCATTAGGTTCAGTATATGATCCTGATACGACATATTATGCAACGGATGATGTCGATGATGTTAGTAAATATGCCATAGCAGATCCATTAAATACATCTAATGCACTTGTTCCGAATGAAACCGGTTGTCCTGAACCAGAAAATTGGCCGACAAATTTCTATACAAAGGATAGCAATGGAAAGTTTGTTGCAGTTGATGAAGATACAACTTGGGATCCGTCATCTAATGACACTTATTATGTACTGGAAAACATTACATCTACAACAGCTCCTAAAGCTGATCAGATTGTCAATATCATTTATCAGAAGAAATTGGAGAGTTATTTCAAGACATTGTATGGCGTAACAGATGCAAATAAAACGGAAGCTAATACAAATGGAAACATTGCAACGAGTGGTTTTAAGACAACTTCTGTTGTACCTGGTACGATTTACCTCGTTAATGCAGAGACATGCCCGACCATTCATATTGTTTCCAATATCAATAGCTATACCGGTGCTGTCACTTCCATGGCAATTAATAAGGTAAAACGAGTATCTGAAGACTATAAAGTTGAAGATGAAACTGATACTGTTCAGATTTCAAAATACTTTGAATATGTCGATAGCACCAATCCCACTGATGATCAATTGCTTACTAAAGTAAATGCTGATTTGGCAAAGAAGGACATCAAACTGAAAGAGAAAGATGTTATTGCCGTTGGATATACAAATGCGGATAATGTTAAGACATTTAAACTCTTATTGGTATCTGATGTGGAAGATGTTGAAAACACAAACTACAGCAGGATCAACGCAGTTTACAAGTATGGATCCAATATCTATCGTTATCTGGATTACACCTCTCATTATTCTGGCGAAGGTATTTATGATATCTTGGGTCTCTATTCTCAGACTGGTATCGACTATACTACAGATGTTGATCATCTTTATACCGAAACAGCAGCATTTGATACATGTACCTCCAATGCTGGTGCATTCACAAAGATTGGTTCACTTGTCATCAATGATGTCGATATGTTCAGTGATAATACAAAAGCAAGTGCAACTTATCAAACAGAAGAGATTGCGAACAATGTATACAATATTGCACAAATCATCGAGAATACGTATGTCACAACAAATGAAACTGGAGAAAAAACAATTCATTTGCTAACACTTCCCATTTATACAAAGAACAATATCAGGGTTGGTACACCTCCCACTTCGATTGATGTGGATGATGACATTATCGGTACAATGTATGATGTTTCTTTCACAGATGATACCGCATATCTGAATGCAACATCCGATGCAGCATGGGTGAAAGAACATTCTTCCATTGAAGAATATCTGTACAGATATTGCATCACTGGACAAGCATTGAACGTGTTTAAGATTGCGAATACAAATGTGTACCCACAAAAGAATTACTATTCCAGTCAATATGGTATTTCCACACTGTCTGAGAATGGTGGTTTGAATGTTGCGGGTGGTTATTCTGGATTCTTTGATGACCCAAAGATTTCCGATATCGAACGGAAACTGAAATACTCTGAATTGCTGGTAAAGGTATTCAAGGGTGATGTGGATCCCCGTATTCTATCCACCACAAGATGTCCAGCAAAGTTCCTGTTTGACGCAGGATATAACACGGTTCTTGGTATCAAAGCATTACCATATTCCAAACCCACAACCGAAGATTTGGTTTATGCATCTACAATCTTTACTGATGAAGAAAAGGAAAATTATGCATTGAATCAGGACATCGTAAAGGGAAAACACATTTATGCAGATATCGACGTAAAGCAAGCAATGTATGATTTGATGATCCAGAGATGCTATCAGGGTATTCCGGAAGATAAACGTCCGGTTGGGCCTGGTTCTGGATTGCAGTTATATCTTGACTCTGGCTTTGCAGATATTGAAGTTGTGAAGAAGATGAATTCTTCTTTCCAGACAAGATTTACAAATCCAAATGCTTCTTGGGATATCGGTGGTTATGTATCTGCACTAAACGGCATCAGATACACATATGTCAAGAGAATTGTAGATGGTCTCTTCAGACACTGTAATCGATTCACCATCAACAAGCCGTTTGTTAATAACTATGCACAAGTTCCAGCTGACGAATGGACAGAGTTCTTCCCGAACATTGATGCAACAAGCTGGGATCTGGAAGAACTGATGTATTCTTCTGGTGGTAATAGCTGGGTTCTTGATATCAACGGTAATCTCAAACGTAAATCCCAGAGAACACTGTATCGTGAAGAAACTGGTACATCTGATCTTCTCCAGGAAAATAACATGAGAACACTGTCTCAGTTGATCTATCTGCTTCAGAACCAACTTGACAGTTGGCTACTGGAATATGTGGATGACGGTATCCTCACATCTATGACGGAATCCATTAACAACATCTTCTCCAACTGGGTTGGTACTCGTGTGGAATCTCTCAACATCCGTTTTGAAAGAGACCTGAATACTGATGGTGGAGACATTGTTGTTTGCTATGTCGATGTTACATTCCGTGGACTGTTACTCCGTGTACCGATCATCGTGAATGTGAATAGACGTACTTCTTAAAGAAAGGAGTGAAATGATATGGCAAAAATGTCAACAAACAGAATTACCCTTCAATCTGGTATTCGTGAATACAATGGTGACTTGGGTCAATATACAGGTATGCTCGGTGGCTTGACTCCAGATATTCACACACTACGAAGCTTAAGTCCTGAAACCACCAACAGAGTGATTTGTGTGATGTATCGTGGACCTTATTTCTTGATGAAATATTTTAATGCAACGAACAGTTATGATTCTGCTTCACCATTCTTCACATACAAAAAAGTGTTGGAATATTACAACATGGGTATTACATGTAATATTCAAGACCAACAGCTTGGAACGACTCAGCTTCAAGGCGGTTTCGCAGGAAGAACCATTCCTATCCCGACTACACAGAATGCACAGCAAGGTCAGACCCTCACCATTACAGTTCCTGAACTGGTAGGTCGTCCTATGGCCAATGTACATAATATGTGGGTTAATGGTATTGCTGACAGTATTACTGGCTTCGCAACATATCTTGGTAATGTTGCTGGATGGGTCGATTCCAATGGTATTAACCGCAAGATCTTTAGTACTGATGGAAGTGGAACAACGGAGGCTCTGGAACCTTCTCCCGCATGGGAAGTTGCTGAATTCTTAATCATCGCTCTTGACAGAAGCGGTGCTCGTGTTGAAGGTGCAGTTGCTGCATTAGGCTGTATTCCACAAGGACAAGTTGGTTCTGAGATTTTCAACCACACAAACACAGGACAGTCTGAAATTCAAAAATTGAATCTAACATACAACTGTCAGTTTGTACAGTCTGCATACATCAATGACTTGGCTTCCAGATATGTCAACCAGTTTGCAATCTTTGGTAATTCCATGAACTTCAACCCTGGTGCTGGTGATGCATTCTTCACATCTAAGAACTCTACAAGGATTGATACGAAAATGTTTAACAGTGGTAAACGCCCGAATAAAGATGCTGTACAGACCGATGCAGGCAACTATCCCGCATTCAAACCTGAAGGCAAATTTGATGAACGTCAAGGTCTTACTGATTATACGATTACGCCGGCTTCTCATAGCCAGTATTTTGGTCTGGATCAGGATCAACAGCAGATCTGGACTGATGTTGATGATACAACAAGCTATGCATCATATGCAAATCCTTCAAGTCAGACTACAACATCTTGACGACAAAAAATATACAGATGGTGGTGGGGCATATGCCCCACCATTTCTGTTTACGTTAACACGAAGATTTCAATGATATCAAATTTCTCATAATACATTCGCATGACGACATAATGCATATTATCATAATCGAAATATCCGATACCAAACTGCTGTAATTTCTTATCAGCTTTTGTGACCATCCTCTTAGATACAATCACACCATTTTCCATGACAGTCGGTTCTTTGGCTTTTCCGATGATGGTCCTTTCATACAATTGCATTTCACACTGCAATGCTTCATGAACAAGCATGTCGTTATGAATCGTATCCAGTTCATCAAAGTTGAACTGCTCCTGTTCCAGTGCTTTGAGAAACGCATCGTCTTTGATAATATACCGATACTTGAAGTTCTTCGGCTTGTGACTGATGACAAGTTCACTTGGGGTTACTATTTTCTTTGCCATATACATTCCTCCTATTTGTTTAAAATGGTTCATCCCAATTGGGAATTGTATCACCCTTAATCAATTCTACGAATGATTTTACATATGCCTCTAACGTGATAGGCATGACATCACCATGACAACCTTGTTCAATCAATTCGTAAAGGAATGATAAATCATACGCATCCCAATCCGGGGTTTTTGTAATCTGGTCGATTGTTTTCTTTACATTCATCCATGATGTGTCATCCAATGCATAATTATATGTGGATTGGTCATCCATCAACAAGTGGTCAAGAATCTGCGTATACGGTAATGACTCCAAGCATTTCACAACAACGTCGATGGCCTGAATATCACGACGGAGAATTGTCGTTCCAAATAACAGAAAATTGGATAACTCGTTCGTCACATAATCAACTGCTAAGTCGAACAGATGTGTCGATGTGACAATCTGATGGACAGTATTGTCTTCATTACTTTGTAATCTGATGAACTTCAATTCATGTGCATCCAAATCATCTTCACCTGCTAATTCATCTGGGATGTTTTCAATATACGTTTGTTGCGGGTCAAAGTTATGTTGTTTGATGAACATCTGCATCATTGTCATGTCCTGTGAATAAACGCGATAACAAGCTAACGTATTATCATCACCAATTTTGTAGTTAATGCGATACGGTCTAAATCGAATACGATACATTATCTCCACCCTCTCATTTCTTGTAATACAACATTTGCAATGAATGCAAACAGTTGCATATTATACGTTTTATACTGTGCGACTTTACCGAATGACAGGTAATCATATTCCGGCAATTTGTCTTGTAGATATTGTGTCTGGAACTTTGATAAGAACGATAATACTTCTTCGTCATAGTCTTCAATCATCTGAAAGACTTTGATCAGATACATATTAATGCCCATTGTATGTTCCTTCAGCATCTCTTTGTTGATGTTCTTGTATGTGATATATCCATCCCCATAAAACATCTCAATGTTATGGTAACGAAGATAACTTGTCCATTGTCCTTTCTTCTTGAATTCCACTCCATCAGCGATTGTTTGAATCTTCTTCTTAGACTGGAACAGCACTGCGTCAGAATGCAATGATAAAACATTGGTTTCGTCTAAACCATTATTTTCCAGAAATGTTTTTCTAATATTTATAATACCATTCAATAGCTTCTCTGAATATATTTTATCATCCTTTTGGATGAGTCCCACTCTTCTTGTTCTTTCTTTCTTAGGCAATAGATTCAGCTGTGCAATTGTTTCGTTATCCAACAGCTGGAATCTCTTTGATACGGATAACGATGCTGCGACCATGTCATATTCCATGATGTTTGTGTGAAACAAAAATTGGATATTGTCATTGGTCCATAATAATTTTTCATGCATGTACATGACCCCTTTCATCTGGTATTCTTATCAATGATATGTATACCAGAAATACTTATAAGGAGATGTTTCATTATGGCAGAGAATAATGGATTTGTCGATCCGCTGGAAAATATCATTAAGCAAACGCAAGAGGCGTTTGGTATTCCAACAGAAGATGACGAACCACCGACACCGGTTGTGAATAAAATCACTCCACCTGAAGAGTATATGGATGATGATATTTATGGTGTAAATGATTTTGAGAAAGAACTTGCAGAAGAAGAACAGCGTCTTGAAGAGGAAGAACGTGCTCGGAAAGAGGCAATTTTTGCAGAGCGCAGAGCAAATGAGAAGCCGGTAAAAGAGATGCCTCCACGTTCACTGGATCCTGAGTTCCAGGCAGAAGCAGTTGGTTTACAAGCAGACCATCTTGCTGTTGTTACCGGTATGATTGAAAAGGTCAAAGCAAAATACCATCTTACCGGTGGTATTCCAAAAGAGAAGCAACGTTTTGTACAAGGTGACTTATTGTCTTTATATTATCAGAATGGAGACGAAATTACACCAGAATTTGAACAAGTCATTCTGAACAATTGGGAACATGTAGATCCCCAAACAGGAAACGCTTATCCCGTGGCAGATGCATCGACAACGAATGTACAGTCGACAGGAAATGCCGCAGCTCCAAGTGCAGAGCCGATGACAATCAATATTGATGTAGAAGCTGGAACAAGAGATGTGGTTGTTAATATTCCGGAGGAAGTTGCAGAAATCGCAACAACCAGAACCAATGTTGTGAATGTTCATGTTCGTGAAGTAACAGAAGAAGAAATGAAAGCGGTTACTGTCATTGAGAATCCCGTTACACCTGGTATTATCCATCCATATGAATCTAATCTGAATGATGTTCCTGTTACATTACCATTATCCGGATACAAATGTGTGATTCGTCCTGTCAACTGGTTTGAATCCATTGATTTGGCTGCACCATCTTCCAATTCTAAGACAGATTTCCAAGTACAGAAGATGAGTGTTATCTACGATCACATCAAGAATGTTTCCATCGGTGCATTTGAAAACTTTGAAGATTTCTTGAAAAAGACAAAATATGCAGATATTCCGATTCTGGAATGGGCTGTGTTAACAGCAACTGCTGATGAAACAGAAAAACTTACCATCGTTTGTGGAAATCCTAACTGTGCAAAACGTCATGAAATCACATATGTTCCAAGAACCATTATCCATCTGAAGGAAGACAGACTTCCTAAGAAATATTGGAGTGTACATAATGCCGCACCAGGACCAAGCGCGATACAGTTATTCAATGAGATTAATAAGAAGCGTACACGTTACAAGCTTCCTGAAACGGGTATTATTGTGGAAATCAATGAGCCGTCTGCATATGAATATGTCCATGAAAAGCTCCCACTCATTATTGAGAAATATGCCGAGAAGAGACCGGAAGATCCAAACATGGACAACTTCGATGAAGAGACATTGATTGGTGATCCTACATTGATGAATTTTGCATACAAGATGGCATGCCTGCTTAGAATCTCTGCAATCAACGTTCCAGATCCGAATAACCCGAATAAAGAATACCGTTTCACAAAATGGGAAGAGATCGAAAAGCAGATCAACAATATCAAATTGATGAGAGATTCTATGTTGATTGTAAAACTTGCAATGGATGCACACAGTATGTCTGCACCGGCGGAATTCTATTTGGATGAGATTACATGTCCCTATTGTGGTCATGTAGATCGCCACATTCCCATTAGCGATATTTCTCAGACATTACTTTTCCGCGTATCTCGGAGGCTGGAAAATATGGAGATAAACTTAATTCCATTGGATTAAGTTTGATTGAATATGGTGAATTATTCAAGAATGTCATTCCATTAGAGATACTTGGACGCTTCCCGCTTCGATTCGTTCATGTCCTTCGAGATATTCGTGTGAAGCAAAAAGAAGAAATGGCAAGGAGAATGAACAGCGGTCGTAGTGCCGCTGTTCCAAACTCCGTCAATTCGACAACTCCAATTCAGAATTTTGATATGTCTGCAATGGAAGAGTTTATTGAAGAGAATACTTAATGAGGTGGTGAATTCCAGATGGAAACTGTTCCACAGGAAACGTTGGATCAGGTTGTTGTATATTATATACAACAAAACGGAATCACTTTCGTAATAGAGAATTATTTTCAAATTCGTGAAACTTATTATGAACAAAAGGAATCCAACGATCCTTGACAATGTAATTTAAAGGAGGAACTATCATGATTTTAATTCCTATGGGTCGTGACAGAAAATGGGAACCCGTTTACAAAAATCATCAATACTTGGTGAATTCAGAGAATATCTATTTTAATACCATTCGATTGGCCAATAACCATCATAAGATCTTAGACAGAGATGCATTCGTGGAATATTATAAGAACATCACAAATGATGTAGAATTAGTGTCACATCCAATTGAACTGTTTGTGCCGAATGACAATATGGATGAAGAGTTAGAAAACGAAGATGGACATACACCACAGATTGTGGTTGTTTCCAGAACATCACCGGAATATGAACGAATCAAGAAGCGAATTACGTTGGAAGATTTGTATGCTACGATTCCGGAAACACATCCCGTTCATATAGAGCTGAAAGCCAATCCCGGTAAGCTGGATACTGTGATCGATGACATCGTATTGTATTGGGCAGTGTATAAGTTCTTGGAGATGATTGAAGCAATTCGCTTAAAGGATATTTCCACGATGAAAGACATTATCGAATACACTGTTGAATCCATCTCTGTAAAAGACTGGAAAGAGTTTCTGTCTACGACACGCAGAATCAATTCTAAGAAAGTGGAAAAATGGATGGCTGACAATTACTTTGGTCCTGACATGGAACATACCATCGCTTTCTATCAGACAGAAAGTGTCGACAACCAAGGGATTGCCATCGATGTCCAGAATCTGTTGGAAAGAATGTGTTCTAACATTATTTTCAATTCAGACATCTATATCATTATTTCGGTATACCTCATCCTGACGTTTTCCAAGGTTGATATTAAAGAAGGGAACTTTGATCATTCACCTTGTGCAAAATACGTCAGAGATGTGTTATCACAACTTTAAAATCTTTTCATTATAGGAGGAAAATGCTATGAGTAAGAAAAAGCCCGAACTTACCAATGCAAACGAACAGCCGAAAAAGAAGAAGAGAATCGTCATGAATACCATGTCCGATATCAAAGCCCGTACAGAGGGTCTGAACAAATTGTCGACAGTCGGTATCTCCGCCATGACATTCCCCGACAAAATATCAACCGTCCGTTCCAATATGGCCGCCCGTCACACTTCCCAGTATGTGGTACCGACACATCCCGAATTCCCCCGCGTCTACACCGGTGCAGAAGACCCGTTCGGCATGCGTTCTTCTTGGAATGTGACTGCAAAACACGACTATGAGCTTGTGCGTAAGTTCGTCAAGTTCAAGAATGAACCCATCTCTCCGGTCGTGTATATCTTTCGTGATAAAGCCACCGGCAAGTACAAATGCGAACAGGTGAATCTGGCAGAAAATCTGATTGAGAAATACGGGTTCCGTACCTATGACAGAATCAACGGAAAGTATGACGTCGGTGATACGCTTCCTGCTGGTACACCCATTAGCCAGAGTTCTTCCTATGTAAACGGCCATTATTGCTCCGGAAGAAATCTGAGAATCGCATACACGGTGTTGCCGGAACTGACAGAAGATGCACTGATTGTATCAGAATCTGCTGCAAAGAAACTGGAATATGACATGGTCGATATCGTTACTGTCAACCTGAAGAAAGACTCGTATCTGTTGAATCAGTATGGTGACAGAAATCTGTATAAGCCGTTTCCGAATATCGGAGAATTTGTACAGAACGATATCATCTGTTCCATCCGTGAAAGCTCCTATCTGTCCTCTGCTTCTGAAGCATTGATTCCCCATATCAATGACAAGAACTATTATAGTCGTGGACAGGTTGTGGATATCGACATCTTCGCCAATGTAGATTCTGAGAATGAGCAGTTGAACTATTATCTCAAGCAGTGCCAGGAGTTCTATTCGGAGATTTATGACTTTATCGCGACCATCGTCACCGACCCATACCAAGATGATATCTCGTTGATTGATATGCGGGAACGTGCTGAAAAGTATCTCGCGAATTCCACATGGGTCACGAAGGAGTATATCGTTGACACCGTCATTCGTTTTAAAGTGCTGAAACATGTACCAATCCACATCGGCCAGAAAGTGGTTGGCCGTGTTGGTAATAAGTCTGTTATCACTAAGATTGTTCCTGACCGCTGCATGCCTCGTACGGAAGATGGTAATCATGTAGAGATGTTAGCAAATGGATTGGCAGTTCCTAACAGAATCATTGCATTCGCCACATATGAAGCGACGATGACATTCATGCAGGAGAGAATGTGGGAACACATCTTGAAACTTCATGAGCAAGGTGTTAATCATACAGACATTGTGATGCTGGTTGCGGAATTCGTCGGCACCTTTGAACCTGCAAATGGTGATGAGTTGATTCGCTTGTATTATGAACAGCCGGGGCGTGTCTATCAGGACATTATTAAGAACGGCATCTATATCCAGATTATGCCGTTGAATGAGGTATGTGTTCGTGATGCACTTGTGACATGCTATACCAAATGGCCTGACATTATGAAGAAACACAAACTGTATACAAAGCTCCGTCATCGCTGGATTGAACTTCCAGGTGAATACGCCATTGGATATCAGTACACCTGGGTACTGAAACAGGAGCCGTCCAAAGCCATGAGTGCAGTTGCTACCTCTAAGACAACATGGTATGACCAGCCGGTAAAGAGCCATCTGTTTGGTAAGAAGTCTATGCGGCATTACTCCGACAATCCGATTAAGTTTGGAGAATACGACACTTACAATTTCCTTGCAGGTGTTGGTATTCAGGCATTCTCCAAAATCACCACATACTTCCGCGGTTCTCAGTACGAAGAGAACTCCATTCTTATGAGCCAGCTGAACGACATGGCAATTGACACCACCAAGTACAATCAGTTCCCACAGATTGATAATCTTAAGAACGTGCTTAAGTTCATGGGTATTAAAATGGCTCCCGAAATGTTTAGCTATCACAACGCTGGTAGATTCGATGTCACTTATGACGTGATGATTGGTAATGTGCAGGTAACAATCTCAATTCCTGACTTACGCAATATCCTGATTCTGAATTCCTTCTATATGCAGTATCAGGAACAGGCTCATGGTGCTGTCGACTTAACAAACTTCTTCAAAACAATTGACGAGACAAACACATTTGATGGTTATCCCAGAGAATATGTCGAGCACGTATACCACAAATTCGTAGAATTAATTCCGGTATTACAACAGGTAAAAGAATATCAGTAAACCAAAGAAATAGTGTTGTATGTCGGGGCACATGCCCCGACATACGATTAAAGATAATAATGAAAAGGGGTTATCAATTATGGAAAATTCATTCTTTTTTAATTTAGATGAGTTCCGTTCTTCTAAACAAAACTATGATTTCTTAGTTGCAAACGAATTAATGAATTCATATGGAAAAGCAATATGGATGTTAGAGACCTGTTATAATGATGATTTATTAAGGGCTATACTCATTCAAGAAGCTGGACAACAAGGGGGATCTAATCAAAGTAACGATGCTACCAACCAAACCGGGGTTGATCAAACTGATCAGAATAATAAGGATACTGCTAAAAAAGGTATTCTGCAAAAAATGTGGGATTTTTTACGTAAATTATTCGGAGTCGTAAATGATCAAACACAAAAAATGAGTAGTGACCAGGCAATCAATGAAGCAAAGAAAACCGTTGATAATTTGGAGCAAATGAAAAGTAAAGAACCAGAAATGGTACCGTTAACTTCACAAATGCTCGACGCCATGAAGAATGATCAAAACTTCCGGGAAGAATGCTACAAGATGTTTGTTGAGTTTGAAAAAAGAAGCGATCGTGAAGAAAGTCGAAGAGATTTTGCTCGAAAGGCCGGAACAGTTGCAGCATTAGCTGGTGGTGCATATTTAGCTCACCAAGCAGGTTTAGACGAAAAAGCAAAAGAATATGCAAAAGGTAAAGCTGATGAGTTAGTTCAGAAAGGAAAGGATTACGTTCAAAGTGCAGCACAAGATACCCTTAGAAATGCAACTGCTAAAGCACAAGATATGATGAATAATGCAACTGCTAAAGCACAAGATATGATGAATGACGTAAAAACTTATGCTTCTGATGCAATAAATCAGGCTGCTGAAAATTTCACACAAGAAATGTCTGCTATGAAAGAGAATATTAACAAACTTGCAAGTCAGGTTTCTCAAAATGCAAAAAAATTCATTTCATTGATTATCCAAAATTCTGGCGTGGCAGGTGTTATTCCTCCAAATATTAATATTGACGAAATTGTGGATCTTGTAAGATATGATGAGCAAGGTGTTTTGCATGTTCCCATCGATTTTAGATTGATCGACTCACATGCCTCAACCTTTTTATCAAAACAAGAAATGTCGCTTGAACAAGTTGAACAGAAAATCAAATCTGGAGACTATAGTGGTTTAGCATTGGAAAATTATATTAAATATTATATTATCAAATGTAATCAGTTATTAAAACAGCAACAATCTGGTCAATTTTCGGAATATGATATCCCTATCATCAGTTGGGACTCATTTTATCAGGAAGAGGAGACACCTGTAACACCAGCTGAAACACCAGCTAAAGAGAATCAAGAACCACCAGCAGCTGCTCCAAAGCCACAACAACAGAAACAGGAAAATCAAAATCCTGAAAATGATAAGCAAAAGTTAACCGCAACAAAAATATCAATATCGGAAGAACAGCAAAGGAAGTTTATGACATTTGCCGCAAATAAAATAGCGAAATCAAATCCGAATATGTCTAAAGAACAGATTAAGAATATTGCCAAGGAATTCAATGTGTTTATAATCAACAGCGTAAAAAATGGACATCCCATTCCAAAGAGCCAATCAGAACTCGATGAATATTTTAAACAATTTGAAGCTCAAAAAAGTGGGGGAAGCCAAATACAGCGGTACACCGGTGATACCAAACAAGGAGAGCTCTCAACTCTTAAAGGCACAATGTCTTCAATGGGTAATCAGCTAATGAAGGGAGTTTCTAAGGTTGCTGAGAAAGGGAAAAAAACTATTGAAGCATTTTCGTTAAATCTCGATATGAGTCAATTCGCATTCGAATATAGAAAATATATCGTTAATTTCTATGATCAATTTACGAACGCCTATAAAGGTGAAACAATTGCTGAGTTTAATTTACCATTAGCTCAGTATATCGGTATTCGTGAAAGTCTATCAAGAAAATTAGCAATGATTAGTAACATAATTGGGGATCCAAATAAAAATAATGGATTAATTGCCTGTCTTAATGCTGTATCTACCGCGGATGCTAATGTAAAAGATGGAATTTTATCTAATGCTGCACGCAATCAATTGACGAATATTCAACAGTATCTACAATGGGATGGAAATTTCATTAAATCAACGATAGATCTCTTCGCATCAATTGATTTATATCTCCAAGGTATTGAGGGGGTTGCGGCTAAAATGGATGAATTGCTGAATCAATTTAATGATCTTGCTGCTAAACCAGCGCCGGTTCAAAATGAAACAGGAGCTGTATCAAATGAGTAATGTATGTAAAATCGGCAACAACTATTATGATCTCGGCACATCGAATACTTCTTTTTTACAAACTTGCCAAGAATTGAAAACCATTGGGATTAAGAACTGGTATTTTCCTCTTCGTATCATGTATCCACAATTAGGAGTACAGGATCTCGATCCTTATAAAAAAGATATCACACAAGAAGAGATTGCAAAGATTGTGTTAGAATGTAAAGCAAATCCGTATTTCTTTTTTCGTGAAGTCTTACGTATTCCTGTACGTGGTGTGGGTTTAATGAAGACCGAACTATCGAGAATGTCCGCTGCAATGTTATGGTGTTTTGATCATTCTGTTGATTTTTCTATCTGTACTCCAAGACAATGTATGAAAACAACATGGGTGACTGCAATCATTGCATATATGTTTTTATTTGAATATCAAAATTGTGACATTCCCTATCTGCATTTGACGGAGACGCGTTGTACAGATAACGCAGGAATTCTGAGAGATTATATCGAATCACTCCCACCTTATTTGAATCCCTGGTATGGGAGAAAACATCCCCCGGGAACAAAGTCTTTGAAATATGATGAACATGGTACAAGCATTGCAATTGTATCGGTTGCAGATTCAGAATCCAAAGCAAAGGACAAATTGAGAGGATATACTTTGTTTGGTGGATTTATTGACGAATTTGAATACTTACCATATGTTGGTTCTGTTATCGCAGGTGGTGCACCAGCTATGATCTCCGCTCGTGAAAATGCACGTAAATTAGGAAAACGTTGTTGTATGATGTATGCATCAACTCCTGGCGACTTGGAAACATCCATTGGTAGAGAGGCATTGAAGATTATCGAAGCAACTCCCAAGTTCTCCGAACAGATGTATGACTTGCCAGAAGAAGATATCAAAAAGATGTTTTCTGGTATGGAACAAGATGGAGAAGATGGTATGAAGATACCTGTTACAAAATTGCATATAGAATTCGATTGGAAGCAATTGCGCAAAACAGAAGCATGGGTTGCAGAACAATATCGAGCTGCAGAAATTGCAGGTAATATTTCAGAGTATCGTCGAGGTGTACTATTGGAACGATATCGTGGTTCCGATACCAGTATCTTCTTACAAGATGACATTGATTACTTGATTGCACATGTACGAAATCCGGATCATGAAATCATGCTATTAAAAAAATATGTGATGTATGTATATGATCATCAAATCCATGAAAAGGATTTAAATTCAGAACATCCATATTTCGACATCTCGGTACCATACTTAATTGGCATTGATATCGCTGCTGGTACGGGTGGCGACAACACAGTATTGATTATCGTTCATCCCTATACATTGGAAATTGTTGGAGAGATCTGTTCTCCATATCTGGGTTGTTCATTAGATTTGATACGTGTCATTACTCAATTAGCAAAGATGTTACCACGTGCTATTTTCTGTCCAGAAACCAATTCTGTTGGTAAGGCATTGGTAGAATGGGTACAAGAATCTCAATTAGAGTATCGATTCTATCACGATCCACAGTTGGATATCACAAAGAATGCTTTGGTAAGAACTGTGGATACGGCATTGAAAATGAAGCATCGTGGACAGATCAAAAAATATATCGGTACAAATGTCACAGCAAAAGTGCGTAATGACATGATGGCACTATTGAAACGCTTCGTACATGATTATCGTCACATGATCTATTCAAAGTTATTGGTAAAAGATATTACCAATTTAACCATTATGGGCGGTAAGATTCAAGCAGACCGTGGAGAACATGATGACGTGGTAATGGCATATTGTCATGTATTATATGTATTAACATATGGCTATGACCTGTCTCGATTCGGTATTATCAAAGAACAACAAACATTTGAGAAGGCATATCAAATCACCCAACAGTATGAGGATTCAATTCAAGAAGAAGTTGTCAATAATGTTGTCTACTATGAGAATCCAAATGCTTATGAAAATCAGTTGTTGAATGATATTATCAATTCAAATCAACGTGATCAACGAATGGGATTTGATCAACCAGGTGGTGTAGATGCATATGGATATCGAGCTGATCAATATAACAAACATCTATATGAAAAAGAACCACAATTGGACACACTCAGCAATTCGGATATTGCATTCTTCCAAAGTGTCAATCAATACATGTAAAAAAAGAAAAAAATAACCGAGGGAGAATGGAGCGTCGGGCCGACAAACAGCAAGCTCCCAGAGATCTCCCCCGGTTATTCATTTCATCAGAGTGTGAGGTCCGGCGGTCCAAACCTGCCTGCGAAATGATTCATGAGGATAACCTCAGCATCATGTTCCCCGGCATTGGCAAGGATCGCAATCAGTTCATTGAGCTGTGACTGAGTTGTCACAACTTCGTCGAACTGTTTAACGTCACCCCGGATGAATCCAGCAATGATGTGTGCCGGAACTCTGTCGAGCATCCAGAGCTCGATAAAGCCCCATTTTATGGACAGAGAATTCGAGATCTGGTGCTGCACTGTGTATTCACGGGAACCCCAGAGATCTCCGGTATTCCCATCGATCCAGAAATGCATCTCGAATGTGCCCTTGTAAGACCACCATCCAGCTGTTTCGACCCATTTAACATGGGCATAGAAGACGCTGGCTTCTTCTCCATCGAACCGCTTAAATGGTTCGAGATCCACGGTAACTTTATAGCTACCATATGTGAATGTCTTTGTTTCCATAATAACACCCCCTGGTGTGCATCCCGCAAACGGATATTGACTAGATACCCTTATGGAAGTCTACGTGGATGTGATATGCCATACTGTTATGGAACATCTTGTCGATGTAATAAGTGATACTTATTCATATCATATTAATTATATTTATATGAAGATTTAAAATAATCGGTAACATACAAAAAGAACACAAGAAAAACAAACTCCCGAATGAAAGGAGTTTGTTTGTTAGACCCAATCTGATATCTCTGATATATGATCAGAGATTGAATTTGTCCATCGGATCTGGTTTGTCGGGATTCTGACTCCAGTAGTCCGTTAACTGGAGCTGTTTTTCATACTGACCATGTTCATTGTAATACTGAACCATGTCGAGATACACTGTCTCCTTCATCTTCCACACGATGGAGACTAACCGGTTGTCGAGGAGATAATTGGTAATGCGAGGCATGTAGAAATCATGCTCACCACCGACCAACATTTTAATCAATCTGGAATTTCCAGACTTGATAATGCCGTCAATGAATACCTCAATTGCGGCGTCATCGTAATGACCAAATTCCGCCAATGCCTCATCGTACATGAAGTCGTATGTGACAACATTGATAACCTTGTCAAACACATGGCCGATGTTCATCCCGTTGACAAGGTGGTAGAACAGTTCGAACACTGTGCTCATCCAATTGATATTAATTCCCATCAATTGGATGGAATTCCATCCCATGAAGTTCGGGTTGACGAACTTGACGCTCGGAACCCATGCCAAGCGTTTACCCGCCGGATTTGTTTTCAAAATCATTGCGGATTTTCTGACATTAACAGGTCTGACATTAACAGGGAGATAGTGGAGTCTGTCTTCATTGTTAAAATCGATATCGGGCTCACTGACTGCTGCGAACATGTAGACATCGAAGCTGTCAGGAAAAGCTTCGAAGTAATCCATTGTGTTTACCACATTTTTGATGCAGTGAACATGGTCTTCTTCGAAATCCGACGGCGCGGGTGTGGTGAACAATTTCTCACCCGGGTTTTTCATTTTCTCAATACGCATTTTACATTTCTCCTTTCTGCGTAAAAGTTAATGAACAGAATTAGTGTGAGAGCAGATTGATTTTGATTTCTCACACCGCGGACATTGATATATTTCTATATCAAATAAATAATATGTATATGAAAAATAAAAATAAAGACTGTTTGGGGGCTTTCGCCCCCAATACAATCTATACACTGATCTCTGATCAAATTCACGGGTGAGCGCTAATCCAATGCCCGTTTAACGCTCATATATTATTATCATAGGAGGACTTACTTTACTTATGGCCAAAGAAAGTGAAAAGTAAATTCAATCAGATTACATACATGTATTATCTTGATATATAAAAATTAACACATGATTTTTGGTAACAGTTTAAGCTTACTGGAAACTCCCGGAAAGTAAGGCATATACTGACGACGCTTCATTCCCCAGTTTTCAAATGCTCTGGCATATTTCACATGGTCACACACATCAATGTAGTATGTTTGAAATCCACGATTTCTAAGTCTACCCACAATCTGTTCGAGTATAATGAGAGAGGACTTCTGATCAAAGTTTACAACTGCTCCTAAGTTAGAAACGTCGACTCCTGTTCCCATTGACATGGTAGTTGATAAAATAATGTCCTTCTCTAATGCTTCCATCTTCTCTGATTGTTTCATATGTCCATCGACACAAGAGATGGTTAATTTATCAAAGTATGGATCTTTTTTCATCTCTTCTTTGACTTGTTGAATTGCATCAAGTAATGGTAAAAGCAATAATACTTTTCCTTGCACTTTGATCTTTTGTGCAATCTTTACCATACGCATTGCATTATTGTAAAAAGGTTTTCCATGTTGATAGTCCATCAGCATTCTATAATAGGTTGCTGAAATCAAACCTTTCTTGCCATATTTGAAATGCTCGTCACAGATTTCTCGTGAAGCATTGTAGTAGATATCTTGTAAATACACATTGATGTATTCGTCTTGATATTCTTCATAACGCTTATCTCCAACAAATCTGTCAGCATCTAATAAAGCTCTATTAAGAACATCATCTTCTGATTCATCGGATCTGCCTAAGGTTGCTGACAAATAGTAATTACGTTTGATATTGGCAATGGCATCAAACTTCAGTACGCCCTTCAAATGTAAATGTGCTTCATCTGTAATACGGATTCCATAGTTTGCTTGAGCCAACACATGTAGCAATCCCTCCCAATCTTTTCTGAGTTCATTCTCGATTGCGGAGATCGTGACAACACATACTTTCTTATTTGGTCCATCATAAATACGTGTTGCAATATCGGATTCCGGTACACCCAGATCCGTAAAGTTTTCAATCCATTGATTCTTCAATAATGCAGTTGGTGCAATTATCAATGGTTTCTTTCCAAGTTGTGCGATGACAGATAATGCCATAAATGTCTTTCCGCTTTATTTTAGTTTAGACTATATCATCATCCCAATGGGATGCCCTCCGCTTCGGAATATCATTCCTACTCCATCATGGATAGTCGTTGAACGTTCTCCTGTTCAGAGCTTCGCTGCTGATTACTTATTTTTCCTTATTAGTATTTAGGATTTAACCATGTACCATCTCATTGTTTCTTTTTACTTTCGTCACATTCACACTCATGCCTGATTCGGCATCATGTTGTAGTACAATGAGCATTAAAGTGTCCCAGCAATTCAAAGGGTAATTTTACATACCGATTACTCGATACGGGTGCCGGAAGTCAACACCAGGCTTTACTTCACATGTCATTTTGGAATAACCTGTTTCTACCATCATTTGGATACAATCTACTTGTAATTGTGATCTTGGTTTACGATTCATTTCAATCTCAATTGGAGCACCATCACGTGATGTGACTCTTGTCGCACGCAGTCGTAGATTATCAATGACTGGATCTTTAATCTTTAAGAATCCAGATGAAATATATAGTACATCATGTTCATGTCCAAAGATTGGTTTCTTATTAATATCCGATCCGGAATAAATAAAGTATTCACGTTGTGGATCTGGTAATGAGAAATATTGTAATGCTTTACGTTTCACTTCCAATGTTGGTTCATGAATGATTGCACCTGTTGAAGTTTTTTCAACCGTCATGTTATCTTTTGCCATTAGAACATCATACCCCCATCATCAATTCCTTCACCCGGTCCAGCATCTGGAACGTTGTTATCTAATAGATTCTTGTTCTTATCAATCTCATTCAATTTATGTTGATTTGCCTCATCACGTGCCTCTCCAACCAACATCTCAAAATCTTCCACATCAATTTCTGGGAAATACTTTGCAATCAGCTTCTTTTTCAATGCACGAGCAACGGGAGTGTCTCCTGGTTCTCCATCTCCTTCTTGTCGTTCCTCTTTTGTTAAAAAGGTATTCATGACCAATTGCCATACCGCATCAAATGTTGAGATTTTTTCCGATGTCACATTCAATGTTTTTGATGTGGACATATGAAATGAGAAATTCATATCTTGTAATAGCTCTGGGTCAATATCTGTTTCCCATCTCATCAAACGTCGATAAAACTTTGTCGTATCATAGTTTAATTCGATCTTGACACCCGCCACGAAAGAATTGAATTTGGTATTTGCTAATTCGGTTTCTTTGGCAAATTCGATTTCTGATACAGCGCCATTTGTCAATAACAAAGCAGGTACAGGTGTGGAGTTAATGGCTTCTGTTTTCATCTGTTCCATTAGTTCATTGGAAATGGGTGCTTCTGCCGCGGGAATCGAATCAATTTGAATTGGTGCCTCACCACCTGCACCTAACGGCATGACCAATTCCGACCCGCCAGATACCTTTGTCATGGAAGAACGATAATTGAAAATGTCATTTGCAGTGACACGACGTTGTGAAAACTTCCGGATCGTATCTTGTACAAACTGCCGATAGTTCTTATCAATCCCCGACATTCTCAGATTATAAACACGCACTTGAGAATTGTTAATCTGGTACAGTACAGAATACAACTTGAGGAACATATACATTCTGGCAGCGATTAAACCGGGCTCCATCATCGAATGCCCACATCCCATACCATCCTTATTGACGGAGAACTGACATACATGTTCTGCGGGAATATAAATGAAACGAAGCATTGCTTCATTAAATTTGTGAGATTGCAAGATGGCAACAATTTGTTCATGCAATGCGATATTATCACGCATGAATTTTAAATCAAAATTATTGATGATCTTTGTGGCTAATTTCTCACAGAACATTTGATCAGGAGAAAAGGTGTCATAACCAATGGATGGTGTTCTAAGTGTATATCCACCCAATCCAGAGTTGCGTCGTTCACCACTCTTTTCCGTACGAGTTTGATCAGACACGTAGTAATATCCAATCACCGTTCTGTCAATACGAATGGGAATTAACTTCGTCGCTGGTAAGATACGAATATAACATCCCTTAATACGTGAGAAATGTTTGTCAAATGTAGATGGTTCTGGATCTGGATTTCCATCCACTACTTCTTCAAAGAATGCTTTTACGTCTGTCTCATTTTTTGTAGCACGATACTTTTCTTCATAGACAGCTTTTAAATCATGAGCCGATTGTTCTAAGACGGGTAATGCAATATCTTGTTCAATATAAGAAATATTGTCACCGATATCTTTTAAATATTCTTCAAACTCTTTATCATATTCACTTTGCATTTTCTTATTTTCCAACCCATCTTCGCCGATGATTCGACCATGATACATTGGGTTGATATCCATAATCTCTTGTTCCGTAAAAATTGTATGATCCCGGCGATGTTTGGTCTTTGCATTTTCTTGCACAATTGTATCATTTAAACTGATTTCGACTGCGGATTCCCCATAGCCATATCCTTTCATAGTGGAAGAGACTTCAAACATATTTGCCACACTTGCGGATTTTCGTTTGTCATCCGCATTTAAACGGAACTGGTATAAATCTGAGAACACCTTTGCATAGGGAATGGTATATACATAGGATTCACCATATAGCAGTGTGTTAAATACAATATGATTCTTGATAATATGATTTAATTCCAAACGATCTTCCACATCTTCAATCTTTGCAATATTGGACAATTTTTGGTGCTCGTCCAATGAGATACGATTGAATTTGATGACTCTTGATAATTTGCCATCTACCGTATCTGCTTCACAAACGGCATCACGTGTGACTTGAATCGCGTTATACCATTCTGGAATCTGTGAAATGATCATATCCAAATCTTGACGTAATGCAATATCTGCGATTGTATTCACAGGTAAGAATGCAGCGTCTTGTAATTCTGTCGGCATTCCTTCAATGGAAACTTCTTCTCCTTTGTTGTTATGAAACTTCATCTTTGCAATCTTTTCCACAAATGACAAATCCGTGGAGAGATTGTATTGTTTCAAGATATTCGTGACAGTGTCTCCAATCTCATCTTTAGTTACTTGAATTTCATCTTGACCTAAAACATCATTAATCAATCCATGCAACAGATCTTCATTGATATCTGCCATGTACATCAACTCCCTTCTTGTTTATGCTTCAATTTCTTCATCATCAGTAATCGCCGCACGAGGTTCGATACTGCCTTTCTTCTCTTTGACATTACGTTCGATACCACCATTCATCCATCCAGCTGTTTCATCTAATAATTGCATAAATCGTAATTGGGGTATCAACTTATTTTGGTTCATCAGTCGATCCATCTCCGTATTCAATACAATATATGGTCGACCAGTGAACATACCAGCTGCACCCATATATCCATTTCGACGTGCATCAGGATCCTCATGGGTCTGATATTGGTTATAATTCGTCCGCAATAAGTATGGTAATGAGAATGCATAATTCTCATTGTTTGGGTGACCAAGCTCATCCACAATCCCAGCATTATAATTAAACTCCACTAATGTCTTCATTTTATATTCTTCTTTTCCTTGATAGTAGAAGCTCGCCGACACTGTTTGTTGTTCTGTCAATGCTTGGTTATTGTTATCTGACAATCCATTCTGTTGTGCTAACACGGGATAGACGCCGATGTATTTACACCAATACAAAATTTTTGTTCCTGCCTCATTTGTCACAATATCAAAGATTGTTGCACAATAATCCAATGCTCTATCATAGGGATGTAAGTGATGATGTGTTGGTTGCAATCTTTGATAACCCTCTTCAGCTGTAATTCCCGTATCGATGTTATAGGTGTTATCAGATGAATATTCATTATAGGAAGATGCGAATTTCCCAGAGTAAATGTGTTCAATATATTCCATCCACAATCGTAAACATTCATACACCTCCAGATATTTTGTGTCATGGAATGTCAAATTCAATTGATTTCCATAACGACTATTGATCCATGTACCAGGCATCACCGTTGCATTGACAGTAGATTTTTGTACACTTTCTAATTGTGATAATTGTGTACCAGATGGAGAAATTCCATATACTGTATTCGATAATAAATAATTAAAATTATCTCCATAATCCATACTTTTTGTATCTCGACATGTCACATAGGATGGTGATAACAAATAACTGATATGGGGCATTCTTGCATAAGAAGAATAGAATGTATCGTCATAATAGCATTGTTTTGACAGCTCTTGATCAGTTGTTAGAATATAACATTCTGGACGCGTAATAAAGATATGACGAAATCCTTTTCGCCATGCCAAATCCGAAATGGGTAATCTGGTTCGATTATAGGAGAATGCATTTGCATATTGTGCCGTATAAATGTGATTCCCCGTACTAAGGTCTGCTAATCTGGTAAATGGATCAAGTACAGATAATGGTCGATATCCATGATGTTTTACCTCATCTTGTGCCAGTCCATCTTGGTATTCCTGAATCTTTCTTTTGCGCTCATCACCTGACATCACGATTGGCGTATGACCACCTTGAAACTTTTGTTCCCCATTCGATTGTAAATACCCTTCTGCTCGATTCTCCATAAATGCAGCACTTTGTGAATCGAAGTGATCTTCTTTTGTTGCAAACCGTTCTTCTTCCAATGCGATGCTTGATCGTTCGGCAGACTTTGCGGTATTGAGATACAGATAATCATCGTTGGTATAAGTGTATTCACGTGTCGTATCACCATTCCCATCTGTAACTAATGTGCTATCGCGATACAAGTGTAAATCTTTATTATAAACTCTACCGCGCCAATGATCCACTGGCTTAATGCCAGGATCTATGGGATATGCCTCTGAGGATGGCAAAGTTTGGCCGAGATTCGGTTCAATAAGTCTTTCAATAATAGATCGGTTGATTAATTCATCCGCGATCTCTTTGATCTTGTCTTTTATTTCATGATTCAGTGCAGAGCGCCCTTGTTCTTTTTGTACATCATATGGCTTTACTGGCAACGATGCACCACCATCATCGTCATCATCGGAATTTCGATGGGTATATAACGGTGTTTGTTGCTGTTGTGATTGTTCGGTGATTGTCTGTCGTTGTTGTTCAATTTCTTTTGCAAAATTGATTCCCTTTTGAACAGATTGTTCTATTAATTGTTCTGCTGTTGGGCGTGAAATCGGTGTACCATTTTCCGTTGTAAGATGTACAAGTGGTTCTGTTGAAATGGTATCTCCTGATGGATCTGGTATTGTATAAGGCACTTGAGAATTCGTTAAATGAACCAATGGTTCTGATACAGTAGAAGATCGTTCTGTTTCATCTGTATTGGTATCTTGTGGTGTTGGTTGAGACAGTTGTACTAGCGGTTCCATGGATTGTCCATTCAACCGATGCTGATTAATCAAATAATTTTCCGATAAATTCGGTCGCTCTGCCGTCAAATAAGATTGATTCAAATGAATATTGGCATCCAATCTTGTCTCTGATAATTGACTGAACATCCGACTTTGATTTTCTGTTCTTGGGAGATATCGTTCATGATATTCAGAAGAATTGATGAAGTTTAATACACTTCCAAGTTCTATATTTCTCAAAGAAGAATCCCGTCTGTAAGAGTCCAATTGTTGTGTCAATTGTAACACTTTTAATCTGGTTTGCACTGGTGCAAACCAGTATGCTTGACGATTCCCGTTCCGGTCACTTGCGAGATGATTTAAATAATCTATGTGTGGTCTCTGAGATACAGATGAGGCCTCATTTGTAGATGCATTATTTATCGTATGTGATCCATGATGATCATCCGTCAAATGTACTAGTTTTTCATCCATACAAATCAACTCCTTTCTTTATGATATCTTAATATCATCATACCATTGTGACAAATTGTGTGATACATTTCTTAGATTGTGCACCAACCAATTTATTCAGATTGAATGAGGTTAGCTTTGTTTTGTAAGATGAGGATGTCAATAACAAGAACAAGTACCCCGGATTCTCCAATGCAAAGGTGATATAAACACCGCAACATGACACAAAGTTTTGTACATAAACGGCATCCAAATTTCCATAACGAACAGGATTGATCTTCTTGATTAATTCTAATAGATCCATGAAACTGGGAGATTGCAACGCCTTTACTTCTGCAACAATTTGTTTTGCCAAATCATTATTGACGTTCTCCTTCAATAAGCGTTTAAAGTTAATAGACTCAAACGACATCTGTTCTCCATCAATCAGTTTATAAAAGAATGCGATTGCATACATCATAGCTTTTGTCAAGTTCTCACCTTTCATGTATAAACGAACTTCCAGTGGACAAAGTACCATGAACTGGTAAATGTCTGCTAATACAAGCATGACATTTCGATTGGAAATAAACCGGTCGGGATTTTGTTGTAATCGCAATGCGAGATATCCTGCCTCTAATCCAGCCATAAGATTGATATACTCATTCGTCGAATTCAGTCTTGTCATGATCTTGTCGGCAAACACATAACATTTCACATTTCCCTCTTTACCAATCACAATATACGGAAGTACAGATGGAATCTTGGATTGTTCATTGTTGAAGATCACAACGATTTCACCTTTCGTCCAAGCGTCGATTGCTTTCTTTATGACAGCATCTCCATTCAATTGCATCAATGCGACAATCTCTTTCAAGTCATCTGGTTTCTGAATAAAATCAGCACATCCCGCAAGTTCTTCTCGTAAGGATTGTGTCAATCCAGAAGACTGGTCATATTTGGTATACAATGAGCTTTGTGACAATTTAGGTAATGCAGATTCTTGTATAAAACGAATCATAATAACAACTCCTTGTGCGAAATATTCCGACCTAATACAATAGACCGGTAAGATTATCAAAATGTCGAGGGGTGATTAAGGAGGTATTATCGTGGAAAATCGATATCAAACCATGTATCGTGTGACAATGGCATTGGGAGTGAATGGTGAGACATATAACGTCAGTCCATCTAATATTGTATCCGTTGCCATGATTCATAATTACGACACTATGACATATCCCATCATTCGTGTTCGTTTGTATTGTGATTTGGCATTGATCCAAAACATCACAGAATATCCAGATGAAATTACCATGATTGGAAATTTTGATGCGGGTGTCTACTTAATCAAAGACCAAGAGAAACCAACATTAGTGGATGGTGCCACAAGCTTTTCATTCAGCATGAAAGCTTATATTGAAAACAAAAACATCCCCACATCTAAGATGGATCAATATCGAGATGGTGTAAAGACACAATCAAATCTGAATGAGACACCGAAATACACCATTGAATTATACGGCTATCATCAGAAGTTGATTTACTATATGAAACGACAAACAGAATCTATTTATCAGAATATGCCGTTGACATCTGTCATGGAGAGTATGTTATCGAGATCCAATATTCATCAATACCATATGGATCCATTAAATCAAACCAGTCGATTTGATCAAATCTTAATTCCCAATCTTAATATGTTACAAGCATTTACGTATTTTGATACCTATTATGGATTATATGAAAAAGGTGCACATGTCTATGGGGATTTGGATCAATTGTATATTACCAATGCATCATCAGATGTATATGGAAACATCATCCCCATCAGAATTGCTTCCTCACAGACAAATGCGGACACGGTGGGATTGAAAAAATATGATCATAACACATATGAGATGTATCTGTTGTTTGATAATGTTGCCGTCTTGACAGAATCAGATATTGAACGAATTATCCAAGCAGAACATATTGGAGCTGTAAATGTGAATACAAACGAAATTCAAACATCATTATTGTCAGAATTATACCGATACAAAACAAATGAGATTTATGGTTCTGACAATATTCCAAATATTCTTCACAAGTATGTGAACCCATTTGTTGCATCTTCCAATGCAGCTCGTATCAAAGAAAAAATAACACGAGTCGATCTCAGCGCCATTGGATTTGATATTGGAAGAATGCATGTGAATACGAGATACAATCTATTATTTGATTCTGCAATACGTGGATCCAATATGCGAGGACTGTATCGTCCATCATTTGTTAATCATGTCATCTCCAATCAGAATGATCAGCTCTTTGTCGTACAAACGACGATGCAATTATGCAAAAATTAAAAAAAAATAGAAATAAGAAGAACGGGGGCATACGCCCCCGTCATTCTTCATCATGATTAATAACTACCGTTTCCGTAGAAGCCTGTGATGTTGTTCCAAGAGGAACTTGCATATTCTGCACCGAGATTATCCAGTGCATTGTTATCCTTGTTCTCCTTGGATACCACCACGTTCAGTTCCTTATGAATTCTTGCTACGTCGGGGAGCATCTCTTTCAGTGCGATAATACCATACAGGTAGTTCGCAGGCATACCATGCAACAGACCAAACAGACAGAGCTGGTTCACTCTCTTCAGGCAGCGGAAGTAGTCGTCGATTGCATCGTCATTAAATTCTGTACCGATTTCCTGCCCGCATACCGCACATACGAATTTGCCGTCTTCCTGTTTGCGGGCACGAATGACGAAGTCGGTCTGGTTCTGATTGTAGGTGATGTGCACACACTTTCTCTTCAGACGCTTTCTGTTTTCCGGTTCATTGTTCTTGATGGTCGGGTCCATCTGTTCTGCGATGGAGATGTTTGTCATGTCGATGATGATAGGCTTGATGACTCTATCCACATCAGGGCTCACGGGTTGCTTATTCCACATAATTCTTCCTCCTTAATTAGTTCATCTTAAGTGCTCTCACGACCTGAATGAGCTGGGGATACTGAGTTCCACAATCCTTCAGCTGAATCAGATTGGTCTTCACAACATCACCAGGTGCGCTGGTACGATAGACACTAACGAGATATTCCAAGCAAGCCGTCGGTGCAAGGCTATCGAGTCTGGAATATACCCATTTTGTCAAACTGTCAATAAACTTCGTCTGGTTGACAGAGAGTTTCGTATAGTCAGCTTTCTGCAGATGCAGTGCTGCCGCGATAATATTACCAGGGTCAGGACCAATGGTGCTATCGTTCTGTAACAGTTCAGCAGTCAACGGCAGGTCACACTGAATGAGACCCTTCAATGTCAGTTCATTGTTCATGGAAAGATAACCGGCAATCGCCAACGCATCACCATCTTCGATACCAACACAACGATTCTTGACATACTGATATTTGCCATTGAGTAACTGCATTGCGGCATTATACATAGAAGCTGCAACATTCTCATCAAGATGTGTCTTCTTGGGTGCTGCAGGAGGTGTCGGGACTTTTGTCTCTTTCCCTTTCTCATCTTTCTTTGTGGTCTTCGGTACAGCTGTCACTTCTGCATCATCCAGCTCTTTCATATCTCTCAGATATCTCTCAGCAGCTTTACAAAGGAATGCACCAGCATAACCATTTGCCTTTGCATTGTTTTCCTGGTACAGCTGCTTCATCATCAAATTGATGAATCTGGGATTTCTCATGTGATGATACAGACTATTCTTGAGACCCCTTGCACGGTCATCGTTCTCATCTGCGTAGTTGATAAACGGGAAGAGTCTGGTCAGTCTCTGTACGATATCAGAGTAGAATGCATCTCCCGCAACATCGATGATTCTTACCCATTCCTCAGGTCTGACATTCTGAGGAGTATAGCCGCGCTGTGCCAGATATTCGTCAAGGCTCAGAAGCACAATTCTATCGTCATCTCTGACCTGATAGAATTCCGTTGGCATTGTCTTGTTGTACGCCTGCTGATATACCGGTACGGGCTGCGGCATCGCATACTGTGGATTCATATAACTATTACTGTACATATGAATGTCCTCCTTTTCTAAATTGTATCTATAAGTGATGGTGGCATAGGAAATATACCCATGCCACACCACATTAGATTCTTACGAATTACTTACCCCAGTTGAACTTGGGTCTTCCATCTTTTCCCTGAGAGATACCCGCTTTCTTACGGTTCACAAAGCTGGGGCGGATGGATTTCTTCATGCCAGAACTGATACCACCGGCGCTGGTGAAATCGTCGTTGATGATTTTGATTTCCGGTCTGGGTAATCCGGCAATGATAACAGTGGCTTCGACTTCGCCGCCATTGTCTACCTGTTCGATGTGACGATATTCATCAAACACCTGATAGATTCTGGAGCGGACTTCGTCGAACACCTGTTTGAAGTCTTCACTGGCGAACATGGACTTGAGGGAGAATGCGGACATGAATGTGTACTGCTTTGCCTCTTCTTCTGTCCAGGACGGCTGGAAGCCAGTGAACATTTTGCGGGTAATCTGACGTGTGAGATTTGTGATGTCATTTGCCTTTGCAGAGACGGCGACGAATCTACCGGGAGTAGTCAGAATTGTATCGAGGTCGGAATCATCGATACTGTCGAGTGTCGTTGTGCCATACTTCTTACCGAAGATGATTTCGATCATATCGACGATTTCCTTGTTGATTGGTGCATAGTTGGAGTCCCCGGCAATATTACGGAACACTGCATATGTGGCAACTTCTGCTTCTTCCAGCTCTACAAACAGGTCATTGTTGTTGAGATGGTAAGCGACCGGGTCATCCATACTCGGGCACACGATAATCGGAATGACCGGAATCTCCAGTTCTGCAAGTGCCTTGCAAAGCATCGGTGTAGCACCAGAACCTGTACCACCTGCTGTAGATGTGATAACAAGTACAGGGGTTTTCGCTTCGATGCAAGCGTCGAACATGTTACTGAAGGTACCGATGGATTTGTGGTATTCAAACATCGCTGCACCACGTTCACGGTTACGGCCAGAACCTGTCTTGTCATCCGAGATAATCGGAATATAGTTGATTCTGTTCACGGTTGCCAGAGAAGCGGTCGGAGCAACGGAGTCTACTGCGAAGAGCTTGACATCTCTGAGGGTGTTTCTGGCTGCGATTTCCTCGATGATGTTCTTGCCTGTATTACCAAGACCGATGCAGAGGAAGTTTGTGGGTGCCATGTCGACGGATGTCATTTCGGTTGCAACCTCAGTTGCGTTTACATTGTTCATGATTTCATTAGCCATAATAAGATTTCTCCTTTTCTTAATTATCAATTTTCAGTTGGCTTTTCATTCGGATTAAATACGGTTGTATTGTCAGCAGATGTGGATTACAATCATATTTATCGTCACCTCCTTAACGGTGAGAGACATGAGCAGATGCGGGGGCAAAGCCCCGCATGCTCAATTCTGCATCATAATTTCTTTGCATCTCCTTTCATAATCTGCTTCATAATAGCAGCGGGCGAGAGTACAATCTGGTCACCGTTGAATACTTCAATGGTGAAGATGTTGTACATATTGACTTCCTCGTGGGTCTCCATTGCAATCTGTACACCGGCGGCATACATTGCAGCCATGGTGCAGAAGATAGTCGGTGCGACTACGACGTCGATCGCATAGTCTTTCTGCAGTTCTGCGAATACCTCGTTCTCCAGTTTGGAGATGGTCTCTGTCAGATTCTCCGTTCTCCATGAATCATATTTCTGGAGCAACGTGTTCTTGAAGCTGGAGCCGATGACATCTGTGTGCTGACGTTCACGGAACAGAGGAATGCGCTTGTGCACCAGCTGTGGCACAATATTCGAGTTCTTTTCTGTCTCAGAGTATTCAGTCGTGTACTCTACGGAGATACCACAGATGTCGACAGAGAACTCCGGAACGTTCTGTGCTCTCACATATTCCATGACATGCTTCCATCCAACAACGAACACAATCGGAATGTCAGAGAGTTCCGAGAAGCCGAACTTGAATTCTTTCCACAGGAGTGTCGCAGTAATCTCCGGGATTGTCTTCATCAACATCGGGTTGTTGAGAATCTGCCACTGGCGGAGCTGGTTTTCACGGAGTTTGCAGTAGTAATCGTGCAGCTGTTCGGGTGTCATGTTTCTGATTTCTTCGCTCATTGAGCATCTTTCCTTTCTTATATAGAGATATAGATTTGATATATGACAACAGGGTGATACCTGCTTGTCTCATGTGAATATTATGTATATCTAAAATATATTTTTTATCTTTAAATATACATCATTAGGGTGTTATCAGGAAAATAGTATATATGTCTTAAAATAAAAAAATGGAGGTTTTGCATATGAAAATCGTATATATTAAATTGGTGAACTTTGCTGACGTGTATGCGGCAATGGGGAAGCATGAAGTGGAATTCCATTTCGACGGAATCGACAAACCCATCATTCAGATTTATGGCAGAAATCGTTGTGGGAAAACTGTACTGTTACAGAAGTTACATCCGTTCTCTTCGGTGAATCTGAATGGGGATGAACGGAATGACATGCCTCAGATTCTCAAAGGTGAAATCGGGATTAAGAATATTGTTTACGAAGTAAATGGAGAAGTATACAATATCACCCACACCTATAACCCGAACAAGAATGGCCATACCGTCGTATCCAGTATCATGAAAGACGGTGTGGAGTTAAATGCAAACGGTGGTGTGAATACATTCAATGCTGTTGTGGAAAAGGTGTTTGGTTTAAATCGATATGTATTCCAATTTATTATCAATGGAACACAGTTGACATCGTTTGCCAATATGAACGCAACACAGCGTAAGACATTAATGAACAAAGCAATGGGGATCGATATCTACGACAAGATTCACAAATTGGCCACGGAAGATTATCGTTACACCAGCAAGCTGATTACGTCATTAACCAGAACAAAGGAATTCTTGCTGCAGAGCTATGGCTCATATGAAACATTGAGAACGACACTGGAACAAACTCGTGTACAACATGTGTCATTGACAGAATCCATGCAACAGATGAAAACACGGCTTGACCAATTAACAGGAATGATTACGTCATTACGGCAACTGAATTTAGGAAATGAACTGATGGAGTTGCAAAATAAGCTGGTAACATACAAAAATGTCGTTGCGGAATTGGGACAGTATGACATGAATCTGTATGAGAGTTTGATGGAAGAACAGTTGCGATTGACAGATGAGATGGGAAAAGTAAGTAGCCAGCGAATGTTACTCATGAAAGACTTAGATGCCGTATATGAGAAAAAGAATCATCTCCAAACAAACATGATGTCTCGTCAAAGAATCATTGGGGATTATCAGAACATGGTACAGATGAAAGAGCGATTGGAACATGAGATTGCTCAATTACAGATTGGAGATTTGGATGTACAAGCTTCATCTGCTGTCTTCTCCAGTATGTTGTCTATTGCCAAATCTGTCAATGACACATGTAAAGAAATCACATTGTGTTTGAGTAAAGAACATCTGGAATTGTTCTGTGATATGCTATTAAAGGGAATTGATGTCAATGCATTTCTGATGCAAGAAAGTAGTGTGTTATTAGACTCTGAAAAAGAGAAGAGTGCTATCTCTCGACTTCGTCATATGTTGAGTTCTGTTGGTGGAGATTTGGTATCAGAACAGGATTGTCGTTATCCCAATTGCTTATATCGGAATACGTTTGAACGCCTGCATCAATACTTTGATTCATATGAATCTGTATCCAGAGGAAAGTTCACCATGTATGATTTGGAGAACATCGAACATGCATGGAAGAATTATCAGACCATTTGTCGTTTACTTCGGATCGAGATTCCGGTAGAACTGCAAAATGATATGTGTGAAAAGAGTGTGTTAATCCGATTGAAAAACGGTCATTCAGGTATCGATGAAGACTTCATCAAGAAATGGATGGAGATTGCCGTTAACAAAGAACACTATAACCAACTCATCAAACAACTGAGTGATGTGGAAGCACGTATTAAAGATATTGAATATCTGATGCAGAATGACACAACAAATGGTGATGTTCCCATTGAAGTATTGGAGAAACAGATTGCGGAATTACAGCAACAGATTTCCGATTGTGAAAGATTGGTAAACGAATACAAACAAGCATTATCTGAAATTGACAGAAAGAAGGTACTATTATCATCCATCAAGAACATTGACATTGGAGATGTGCAAGTTCGATATGATAAACTCAATCGTCAACAAACCCAATTGTCAAATGCAGAATTGGAATATGGTCAACTCCATGAGCAGTATGTCCAAATCCAGTCTCATGTACAGATTGTTGCAAAACAGTTGGAAACACTGGAGAATGCGGATAAACAATATGTCAGAACCGTTGACGAGATTGAGAAACATCTGACCATGGATGAACGTTATAAGATTATCTCCGAAGCAACCTCATCCACCAAGGGAAAACCCGTCATTGCCATTCGTGACAAAATCTCCGAAGCATTAAGCATGGCAAATAGATTGTTGGATGTGATGTACGATGGTGAAATTGAATTGTTGAAACCCACCATTGATGAAACCACGTTTACACTTCCATTCCGTTGTGGAACCAACAAATCTGAAGACATTCGTACAGGTTCTCAGTCTGAGAGTACGTTATTATCATTGGCACTGTCATTGTCGTTGGCTTCGTCATTAACACACTACAATGTATTTTTAGTAGATGAGTGCGATGGATATCTCGATATGGAACAGTCTAATTTATACGTCATGATGTTACAAAATGTAATGAATACTATGAAAATTGAACAGTGTTTCGTGGTATCACATCATATTGAAGGAGATCAATATGATAATTGTGTTTACCAATTAAAGATTGAAAGTTGAGGTTCATTTATGAGAGAAATTTGGAAAGCTTTAATCCATGAAGAAATTCAGCATGGTTTTGAATTATCAACACTGGGAAGAATCAGAGCATTGACAGATGAAACGCTCACTCCGTACGAGGCATCTTATCATTCTACAAATGGGTATGATTTTGCAATGTTTCTGTTAAAGGTGGACACATCTAATGGTCCACCTATTCCTAAAATGAAATTATTCCCAATTGATGACTTACTCGCTATGACATTTATTCCGGTTCCAGAAGAATTAGTCGGAAAACGTGTTAAAGTTGTTCACATAGACGGAGATAACAGAAACAATCATGTTGATAATCTCAGATGGGAAGAAGACGTCGAGGAATGGAAATTAATATCGTATCCGAAATATAAGACTGAGGATTATCGAATATCAAATTTTGGAAATGTATATAGCACACACAGTAATCAATTAATGTCGAATTATATTGATGCAAATGGATATTCAAAACGTTGTATTTGTATTAATGGATCACATTATACCGTTAGCGTTCACAGATTAGTCGCTTTTGAATTCTTAAATCCCATTGACGATTACGAAAGTCTACAAGTGAATCATATTGATGGTTGTAAAATAAATAATTATTGGAAAAATTTGGAATGGTGTTCCTGTAGTGATAATTTGAAGCATGCCAGAATGACAGAACTTAATAAAACGATTTTGAGTAAAGATGATGTAAAACTCATATGGAATTTATTACAATCTGAAAAGACATCTGGTAGTATGATGAAGACCCTTAAGATCTTACACTCAATGGGATATCATTATATAAACATTGGACATGTTAATGCGATAAAGAGAAAAGATGCATATGCGAGTATAACAGAACAACTTACTGATGCAAAATTCCCTAAATTACATCAGAGATTTTCGTCTGAATTGGTTGAATTAATATGGAAACTGCTTTGTTCTCCAGAAACAGAGGGTAACCCAAAGACGGTGTTAAATACATTAAAAAACATATATGACATTCATGACGTTTCATATGGGGACATTAAAAATATAAAGAATAAGCATACATATAAAGATATTACTGATAAATTTGAGCCATTTGAATTCAAAAATTTAAATAGAAAGATATCGGAAGAAGATGTACATCATATATGTAAACTTTTAATTGAAAATAATATGAAAACATCGATTGTATTAAATATATTAAAAGATGAGGGATATGATCAAATAAAATATTATGACGTAAATAAAATAAGAAATAAAGCTGTTTGGAAAGATATTACATCTTTATATTTCTGAATGTTTGGTCGATGAGCTGGACGCGTATATTGATGCAGGAATGAGAGATGTGTTCGTATTGATGTTACAAGAAATTATGGCGACACTGAAAATGGAACAGATGTTCTTAATCTCTCATAGTATCCAACCAGGACAGTATTCTCATATTGTCCACACAATTGATATTACAAAATGAATTTGATTCCGGGGGCATATGCCCCCGGATCATCATATTCTTAATTTAACACATTTTCTTTGTTGATGATGATTTTGTATGTCCCCGAATTGTCATTGGTTAATTTTGCAATGATTACCGAATCATCCGTTAAGTCATCAAACGGTTGTTGATCAATCCACTCTCCATTATCAAACCACAATTCATATGGTGAGGATTTCAATTTTTTGTATGTCGTTTTGATTTGGAATAGTGCTTCATCATATAACATTTTCGAGAGATCCTCTTTGACAATGACTCGCGCTTTTGCACATGACACATCATACAAATGTAATGCATCTCGAGGTAAAATGCGTAATGTGATATGATTGATCTCATCAAACAATAATAGCATATTCGAATTTCCACCGTGATCAAATAACCCACCCATGAGATATCGAAACTCACTCTTAGTAAATTCTACCATGTATGATTTAAAGTAAGTGATGACTTCTTTCAAGATATTGATATACTGATCTTTTCCCGTTGCTTCAAACTCCAATGCGGGGAGTGGATGATTGGCATACGATTCCAAAGCACGGATGATCGACCGCATCAGAATCAACAGTTGATCTCCGTCAGCTTTCATCTGTTGTAATCCACGATATAATGTAGGATTGTTTCGGAATAGCAATGCTTCAAATGATTTTGGTCCATATTGTGAATTGGAGACATCCAATAAGACTTTATCTTGGATGATGGATTGATAATGCATCTTGATCATATTTGACAGATCAGATCGTTCAATCAATTCGGATTTCCATTTTCCAACAGTAGTAATGAATTGATTCATGTAGTCTGGATTGGAGAATGCGGGATCCACTTGCAATACATTCTCATTTAAAAGTCGATATACGGGAATTTGTGTTGGTGATGTCGCATCATTATAGAAGAATGGAATAGATGCATTGGATGATTCATTTCCAAGGAATAGATGCTTGAATGCATACCACTCATAGGATTTCAACTCATAAGATTGCATGAGTAATGTTTCCACATTCTGTTGTGTGTCATCCGACCAGTCACGTAAGGGATCAACCAAGAATAGCCAATTGTAAGCATCTGTAACTTGACGGAATTCATGAATGGTTGATGCTGTTCTTAATTTCGTTCCCAAATAGTCATATAACAATTTAACGTCATGCATGAGGACTTCTCCAATATTTGCAGACTCACGCTCTAAGATTGTATCCAACATTGGCATGAATATGTCAGGAACAAGATATGCATATGTCGATAAGGCATTGTATTTCTTGATCGATTCATTCTTGATATTGAAATTGAATGAGGCGACTTTGTACGGTAATCCGGGTTTTAATTCCTTCGGAGTACCATCTGCTTCCAATCCATTGAATAACATGTCAACACAAGTTGCGACATTGTTAAACATTCCATTCGGAATATGTAAGTTTCCATCAAAATGATTGTTCTTGAAATCCGTATGGCTCCAAGTCATCATAATGATTAGCAATAGAACAGCATCAAAGACGCTGATGGTGGATGTTCCATTGACGGACTGTGAAATCTCAATTTCTGTATACTTCGTTTCATTCTTATGGTCTAATAAACCACGTAACAGAATGCAAGTCTGCCACCAAATATCATCCATACTCATCATGGTGGATAATTGAATATACTTTGAATTGGATAAGGTATAATTCATATCATTGATCATTCGTTCTACTTCTGGTGTATTCCACCATCGAGGATCTCCTGATGTAATTTCTTCTACGGTATAAGACTTTGTCTCATTCTTAAATTGGAAATAAGAAGCGTTGTCATCAGCTGTCCCCATTCTTCGAAACACGATATTCTGTTTTGGTACCGATTTTCCAGTCTCTGGATCTTTGTAATAAATGGGATATCCATTCTCAAACACCTGTTGTTTTACCATGACCAATGTGTAGATATCCGTATATTCATAACCAATCAAGTCTTTCACTCGATACACAGTATTTGTTCCTTTGTCCATTAACAGTAACCGAAATTTTTTCAAGAATTTTGTTAATGAATTCATCTCCATCAAGACAGATGGTAATCCATATAATGAAAAATAATCATTCGCAATTTGGTTATTCATGTAAATCAACTTGGTAGATTTGTGCATGAATTGATTCATACATTGTCCAATTGTCATATAGATTGACAAGTATCGAATCAAGGAATTATAATTCGGATAGATGTAAGAGAAATCACCTCGCAATGTCCCGTAGATATAACGTTGTGTCTTCTTATAAACCGATGTGAATTCATGAACAATTTCCGGAGAAACAGATACATTTCCAAATGTCTCATGATGCGTATGTAGCTTAGATTCATTAATTAATAGAATATCCCCATCACGTGCACGACGAGAGATTTCAATGGGAATGGAGTATGTTCCCATATGTCTCAAATATTCCACATGTGGATATTGCTGTAGCATCTCTTTATAGTATTTTGAATTCATAAAGAGTTCCATGTATTTTGCGGGCAAAGTATGAACCAATTGATCTTTATGGATACTACCTTCTTTTGCATAGATTGCAAAAAAATCATCGGGAATTGGAATATCGGGATCTACTCCCTCTAATGGTTTCCCCGTCAAGTTTATGTGGTATTTGTTTTGCTCTTTGTATGTTTCAATACGAACAGCTCGTGCTTTCTCCGTCAATGCATTTTTCACGTTTGTTGGGATATATTCTGGATGAAAAATGTATTTCCGAATTAAGTCATCTGGATAATGTAATTCATTAAATGCGCGCTTTAATGCAACATCTGACCAATCATATGAATCGAATTCATCTTTTTTCAATATCGCATTTACATATGCTTCACCATTCATACGAGTTTCCATTGTCTCATATTTGTCGGATTCTTCTTTGTTCATAAATTCGGTATTGGATACAATCAATTGTAATTTCAACAGATATTCCGACATGGGATTGTTTGTCTTTTCTTCTATCATTGCCATAACATCATCTCCAAACAAAAAAATATAGTGGGGCATATGCCCCACTATTCACAACTTACCACGGTTTACCGCCTCTGTCGAGACGGTCGATTTCATCAATCAAGGAATCAAGATAATGATTGCTTGTGTGAATATTTGGCATTGCTGCTTCCATTGGTTCGATACGTTCCATAATCTTACCGATAATGATTCGTTTCACCTGGTCTGTTGTATAGTTACCCGGAGGTAACGGTTGTGTTGGAAACAGCAATTCATACACATGCATCAATCCATTCGGATTTAACGTACTTAAGAATGTCATCAGATTCTCATTGGATTCCCGATAGCCGATGGAAGATATCATCTGCGTGACATGTGTATACAATGCATAATCCCGCTGGTCTCTTAAGATTCGTTCCGCCTGTGCTTTGTTTCCCGCATACTTGGGATAACCCGGAATCAGTTGTGGTCTCATCTGTACATCAATGAATTCAATATCCTCACCCATGAAATTTGCCAAGAACTCACAAATCGTGTGACCAAATACGCGGACATTCTGGTCGTCGTTAATGACCAAGAACATCAATCCATTTCCAACCGGCTTGTTCATTTCATCATAGAACCAGTTGTAGACATCACCGATTGTCTCCGGCTGCATCAGATACTTCTGATAGATTTTCAGTGCATCAGTTTCCTGAATCTGACTGGCATCAATACCGATTGCACCATTCAACACATGCTGACGTGGGTCTAAGGAACCATTGGAATATACCACATGGAATCTGGAGATGCTGGGCGACTGTACAACGGGTGTCTCCTTGATATAACTGGTACCATCTTCATTATACACCACTTCTTTATTGAATGTGACACTACGATTACCGCTGGAGACATCACAGATATAATAGTTGGCTTCGGCAATCTGTCGTAAGTCCATGAACTGGGCAACACAATTAATGAAGCATCTTTTGGATGTGACAAACATATTTTAAAACCTCGCTTTCACATGAATGATATATTTATTCATTACTATTTTCTTCTACAGCGGACACACCATAATTATCTTCTACCCACAAATATCCAATCATATTCCAGATGGCGGAGATGTAGTGTGGTTCATCTGTTTCTCCACAAATATACTGCATGGTGTGACGGCATCCAGAATCCCAGAAGCTGTCACTGGGAATTCCTTTCTTCCAATTGTCGACCCCGTATTTATCAGCACCTTTTTCGTAATGTTTGGCCAAATCACGAAGCATCATGGCGACTGCTCCAGACGTATAATGGTTCTCGCCATATTTGATTGCCGTGATGTAACGGATCACATCAACGACATCTTGTTCTGCAAGTGACATTAACAGATTGGGGAAGGTGTACACAGTATCCATATCATCCATAGAGTCCGCAGTCAGATATACAATATTCATGATCACATCCCATGGGATTAAATCAAATCTGCCTTTACCTGTTTTAGTGTAACGAATACCACCACCCTCAAACTGATGAAATTCGCCATCCATCTTGATATCGTGGTCAGCTTCAATGGAACCTTCTTCTTTCACGGGTTTGCCATCTACTTCGGTGAAGTTTAACTTGTTAAGTTTGCTTTTGAGTTCATTCGGAATTGTTGACATAAGAATCATCCTTTCTAATCAATAAAAATAATGGGCGGGAATTTCCCGCCCATATTGGGTTCACTCATCGTCATCCACTTCTTCGACCATGGAGAGATACTGCTGTTCCAGTTGTTTCACTGTCTGAATATTGTCATAGCCGTTATCAATCATGATATGCAGATAATGTGCCACTGCAAGTCCCGGATAGTCCGTCATAGACAAGTAAAAATAGAACATCGGATTGAAGATGTCGGGCTGTTCTTCTTCAATGGCTTTGCACATTGCATTGTACAACTGTTTGGGGATATTCCAGACAAACAATCTGGACGGCTGTTCTGTTAATGGGATATTTTCGAAGTATGTGTCCTGCAGATGAATGAGATATTCCATCACGGTGTTTGCCTCGTCTTCATCCAACATCGTTTCCGGTTCGGACAATCTTCCCTCTGCTTCATCAATCATATATCCCAGAATCTTATTCAGCTTCATGGTTGTGATGGGATTTCCATTCGTCAGAATCTGTTCCATCTTATTTACAATCGGATTGTTCTGCACGAGATTTGTCACTTTGGGATTCGGTGGTGCCATCACTGGAATGTCAAGCTGTACTTGGTCGGGATTCACGGAGGGAATGTTTTCCAGAGGAACGACATTCTCCGGCGTTGTACGTGTTTCTACCTGTTGGGGTGCCGTTTCCACAACAGGAGTCGGCGGTACTACGACCGCCGGTTTGTTGCATTTGATATAATTTGAATAATGCATAATAACTCCTTTCTCAATCATTAAATGGATTGAACTGACCTGTTGCCATCAGATAATGCATTGCATCTACTGTGACTTCATAGTCATCTGGATAATCTGGATTCATGTTCCGCTTCTTATATTTGATATCGACAGGATGCTGTTCTTCGACATCATGCATCTCCAATCCGGGAATGTCCTCAAACATTTTCAGTCGGTCTGCTTGTGTGATAGCCATTCTCAATTCTGCATCTGAGTAAGAACGATGACATTTGATGCACTTGTATGTGGAGAATGAATCGTCCATAGTCATAGCTCGGTTACCACAAATACATGTGAAGATATTCATTGATACCGGGAACAAATAGGCATAGTCGATACATACCGGTTTCCCTTTATTCAATCCCCAGTTGGCATAGTTCTTATCCACAATCCCAACATCACCAATCAGGAATTGTGATGCCCACCCATTGAGAATCTCACGAATGGATTCACGATATAATGTTAATTCATAAAAGTTGGAGAATGCCGGACAGTATTCCGACACTAACAGATGTCCACCTTTTGAGATTTCATATGCCATTGCAACATGAGGTGCTAACTTATCTGCCATGACCCATTCCTGTTTGTTATCAGCAATTCCCTCTTTGTCCAATGCAATCTTAATGACATAACCATCATATTTGATGATGTGTCTGTTTGTACCCGTCCCAATATTCTTAAACTCGATATTGTACTGCGAGAACAATTCCGAAATCTTATCACGTCGGGATGTCGGTAACATCCCCTTTTGGAACGAGATTTCTCCAAGCTGTACTTTCAGTTCAAGTGGCAAACTATTCAGACGGGAACGGAACGTCCGCATTTCTTGTTCCATTCTTTTCCCTTCTTTCATCAAAACAAAGCGAGATGGGGTGCGTTGCACCCCATTCGCATTACGGAGATTACTTATTCCAGCTCTGGTTAGACATGGCTTCCCAGCCGAGTGTCGGTCCCTGCTGAGGAAACATTCCCATCGGATTGTTATTCGGGAAGCTATATACCACAGGAGCAGGCTGCTGTACCTGATTGGGATTCTGCCACATTGTCGGATTCTGCTGTACATACGGTTGTTGTGCCATATACTGATTTGTCCATCCACCTGTCTGTTTGGATTTGTCGAAGGGATTGTTGCCCATGAACTGTGGGCCATACTGCGTCATTGCATCACCCTGCATTGGTGCATATCCCATCTGCTGAGGAGGAACATAACCGGGATTCTGGGTAACAGGAGGCGGTGGTACCTGGTTCTGTGCCCACGGATTATTACCGACTGCCTGTGCCATGTGTGCGTCCGCTCTTCTTGCATCTGTCATGAAGCTATTAAATGACGGGGTGTTATTATTCGGCGGATAACTTGAATACGGTTGTACACCCTGTTCCGGTGTGCTCAGCATCTGGCCAACACCTGTGGGAATCTGAGACTGCGGTGGTACCTGCTGCTGAGGTTGACTGAAGCTACCAGGATACTGCTGTACCGGCTGCTGTACTGCAAAACCATCTGCTCTGCGTGCTGCTGTGTCAGGCACCATCTGTGTACCATAACCAGCTCCACCGTAGTAGAACTGGTTGCCGTAACCTGCAGACTGATTCTGCTGGAAGATGTTGGTTCCGAAGGAACCCACGTTTGTCGGATAATCCGGATTGTTACTGTAGTTGCTCATAATGATTTCCTCCTTAATAAATTAGCGATAGATGGCAGCAATCAAGCTGCTCACTGTCATCAACATTTCGTACAATGTCTGTACCGGAACAATACCAGGACTGTATCTGGTGCGGAAGCAGGCATATACGTCATTGATACGGATGAGATGGCCGTCCTTGTACGGTGTGTTTGACGGCGGCTGTAAGATTCTGCGATAGTTCTCAGGCAGACAGAGAGAACCAAGGATAGTCTCCGTTTCATTCAGCGGGCATCTACCGGATACACAAACCTCATACTGGTCACCGGTAAGAATAATACCAAGCTGCTGTTCCAGAACACGGAGCACATTGAACAGGTTGTTCAGAGATGTCGTCACCTGGCTACGGGGCACCGGCATTGTGATGACCCAAATACCGTCCGGCATCTGAAAGTGTGTGGCTCTCAGGATAACACCTGTTCCCATCAGAATACGTGACTGCTGGAGAAACGAGTCAATCTGGTTCATTCTCTGTTCGCAGTTGCCGTACTGCATGTTGTAGTTTCCGTTGACCTGTGTGTCCCTGCACAGAATCTTGAAACCAACGAACGGTTCGCGCTGAATTGCGTATGAGGGATAAGACTGCATGATGACTGTCGAGTAGTCGATTGCAGCATCCGGCGACAAAACGCGCTGCTGAAGCTGTAAGATGCTCATAAAAGCATTCCTCCTAATGATAAAGATTTTTGACGAAGTATACCGTAGTAGGTCTCCTTCTCACTTAAATTATACATATACCTGAAATAATAAAATTATTTCAAATATTGTTTGTCATGAAATTCTGCATCTGTTTCCCGAAGAAGATGGGTATGGACAATGAACAATTTTCCATGATATCGGGTTTCAATGCAAAGGAATCCGTGGAGATGAACGGATGACGAATTGCCGTAATCTCATTTTCTGGTACGTTTTGTTTATCACGTTGCTTTACTGCTTTCATCATCAGATACTTATTATCACCCGCATTCTCAATATTGATAATCCCGAGGAAGTCGGCTACTTCCATGACTTCCCACGCAGTTCCAACTTGTGAACGACCCAGCAATTCAGATGATTTATCAAAGTGACCATGAGAAACCGCATCGTCAATAGCTTGTGCGGCAACACGGTTGAGCTGATGTCCGGTCACGATGGGAATATTGAACTGAACCGCAATCAATTTGAATTCATTCATAATCGCATGAAGCTCACTCTTTTCTGATGCCGATGCTGCAGCATCTGTACGAGCAGGCCGAACTCGTTTGATATAATCAAAGTATAGTGCAATGACTTCTGTTGTATCTGTATTAAAGGAACGGATGATGTTCGCAATATCTGCCGTGGACTTTTCGCGATATCCATAATACAACAAAACACTTCGAATTCCCTTTTCTGTTAAAGCGTTCGCAATCATATCACATGCTTCATCAACTGAAAACAAGGACATATCCGCCGTTGGGAATAATAAGCTCCACAATCTACGAACGGTCTGTTCCATCGTGTTCTCCATCGAGATATAAATCGAGATAGGTGTCTTCCCATTTGTGATGTTCTTCAAATGTTCATTATAACGACACGTGTCCACATGTGACTGTAACAGAATACCAGATTTGTAGTTACCGGGTAATCCTGCATACACATATAAACAACCAGACAGATATCCAGGAGATAACAATTGATTCAATCCACGGATCGAAGTGATGATACATTTATCTGCGGAACGGGAATCCAATGTTGATGCAATCACCGATTTCATCGCATCTCTGTCATTTGTGTCAAAGGTATGTTGCGTCGCTGATACATTTGTGACATTATATGCATTCACAATGGCATTGGACAACTTGTACAAGGTGTCGACTGTCTCTTTGATGGGGGCTTCATCGTCATCCAACATATCCAAAGACTTGATAAACGAATTCTTCGCCTTTAACAATTTTGCATACTTGACATAGTCTGATAATACCATACAGAGACTCATGACTTCAGACTGGTTTTTGATGGATGGATTTTCACGCAAGAACTTAATGTTCTCCATGATTTCTTCGTCTTCTCCCTCATCTTTCATAATCTCCAAAATGAGATTGACACTATTGACACTGCGTTCAAAGTACGACAAGAGTCGATGCGCTGCCAAACAGTATACCGATTTGGACGGGTATTCAGATAAGACTCTTGAAAAAAGCACCTGTGTCTGCGAACTCTTTAAATCTGTTCTGTCAGATGCCAAGATAGAACAGATATGCTTATACATGACAGATTTCAATTGTTTCATAATTTTCACTCCAATTTTGTATTTCTAACCTGATGTCAAAAAGTTAGTTGAATAAATGTTCCGGGGCCGAAGCCCCGGTTCATTTCATTAATCACCCATGAACTGGAAATGTCCATCGTCACCCTGCGGTTGTACAAGATGTGCATCAAAGATGAGTGCACGCGCTGAGAGGATGTACTTGACAATGGAGATGGAAGCAATTAGAATCTCCATGTCATACTGTGCAGATGTCGGAAGTTCTTCCGTAGGAAGTAAAGCATCTGTAATGATGTCATAGGACTGTTCCAATTTTTCAGTATGATAGAAATATGCTCGCTGCTGGCGAATCCATTTCTCCTTGCTCTCTTCTGTCGGGGATTTGTATTTGGACTTCCAGATATCATCCGCAAGGTCTTCAATGGAATCACAAATAGCTTGTGTAATTTTCCATTCTAGCGAGTCTTCATCTTCATTGTTGAAAAAGACACGGAATGTGCGTTTGAATCCGTATCGCAGCATATTCGGCACGACACCATATTCCAATGCAGATTTGGCAATTGCCACACAGTCATCCAGTTTGTCTGATAACAGTTTCTGTTCCAATGTCGATTCTGCAGTGACAGAGATGATAGAATCTTTCGTCTTCATTTCTAACGCATTAATTCTGTCATTGAGAAGGGTTCGTTTTGCATAACTTTTCTCATGAGAATATGCAATGCGGAGAAGTTCAGTATATTCATCCGGGGATGTTAAATCATAGAATGCCAGGCAGTCATAATTGAACACGGAGAGTTTCGCAAATGGAACTTCATCTTTGTCGATTGCCAGGTCATGAACCGTGTGTGCTTTTGTACCGAGAACAGCAGCTAAGTCATGAATCTCATCTTGGAAATATCCGGATACAATTTCCACAAGTCGATATGGGGTTGGAAGTCCAGCTAATTCACGTCTCTTACAATGACGAACGAATGTGTTATTCATGAACACTGCAGAAAATGTGCGGGCAATAATCATAATTGGTTCATCATTATTCTTACCAAATGCTGTCTCAATGGCATCCCACTCTGATTCTGCAAAAGTGTGGTCATACAGAATCACTCTCATGGTAGAAGGTCTGTCCAATGCCAATGCAAAACGGGGATCCATGTTAATTCTGACACGATAATCACCGGGAAGAATTTGGGTTTTGTATGTGGTGGAACTTGCCTCATACTTACCAGCAGAATCGACGATGACATTGTTCATGGAGACAATTGGCGTACGAGGATCATTCGGTTCTTTGCATACGGGTTGCAATGCATCCATCAAATGGTCAACTAACTCCGTATCATAGTTTGCCGCCACCATCAATAATGCACTCAATGATTCTTCCGTTAATGGTTTAATCATATTACCATCATTTCTATCAATGGCCAATTCTGTCGATGACTGCAGGTTGTTCTCAATGAAGTTGAGTACATTCTGAACATTGCGCTTGTCTTCGGATGTTTTAACAATCTCATTGATGCGATTGAAAATTTTCTCCGCTAATAGAATGCAAGATGTGGTGCCATCGCCGACGTTATTGTTGACGCGTTCGATAATCTTCTTGATGGCAAGGTATACCATCTTTTTATACTGATGGCCGAAATACAAAGCATTGTAGATGTTATAACCATCCTTTGTTGCTGTCGTTTCATTGTTCTCTGAAATCATGATGGTGGAACCATACGGACCATATGTCTCTCTGAGAACATCCGTAATGACTTTGAATGTGTCTGTAACGAGATGCTTGAACGCCTCTTCTGTAATCACATTCACGTGATTGTCATGTCCATACTGTGTATAGTCATACACCATTTTGCCTTGACCCATCATTTCTGCTTCATTAATTGTAATACTCATATAATATCCTCCTTTGGTGATTGATTCTGATTCAGATCTTGATAAATCTGAACTTTGAATTCTGGAACTCCATGAGGGAGTTTGTGGCGTTGTTTATGTGTGCGAATGATATCGACACCAAATATGACTTTGAATAAGTCATATTGAACAATGGAAGCCATTCGATTTATATCCGCAATCAGAATCTTAAGCATGTGCCGTTTGGTTCGCCAATACTTCTGATTCACATCTTGATATTGTTGTCGAATATCTTTCACCTCTTCTTGATATTCGTCTTCATAGTTCTGTTCAAAATCTTCCACATGATTTTGTGCAGCAACATGATGCAACATGAAATTCTGCAAATCAGATGCATGTTCACGAAGCTGATTCATTTTCATCAAAATAGAAACAGCGGTGATTGGTGTGGAAAACTTATTGTGTTCATACATGATGATGAGTTTGCAGATTGTCTCCGTTTTTTGAAACATGAGTTGAACAAGCTGTTCTTCATCAAATTGCTGATATTCCGGATCCATCAGATCTTCCAACATTTCCAAAAAGTCTACGATGTGATTGTATAATTCCACAACCGTTTTCTTGTAAACTTGTTCTTCATTGATATCACGTTTAGAGCATCTTACAATGTCCAATCCAAATAGTCTCACATTCACATCCCCTTTACTTTGCAGATTGTTAAGTTAATCGAGTTCTTCATGACAGAATACAACTCTCGTGTTGAGATTTCTTTTGTACATACCAATGCTGTATTGACATAGCGATGATATCGGGATTCTGCAATGGACAATACATTTGCCGGTTTTACTTTAATATGGTAATCATGTTCATTGGGATAATGTCTCATATTGTCATATGCAATTTCCAATCGAATGATATGTCTTGCGTGATATAATCGGAATTGTTGTGGCAATGGAGATGTTGTATTTGCTCGATACATTATCAGCATCATATTCTTTGTCAACACATGCAATTGATTTGCGTCATCGAGTGCAGTAAAGGATCGGTCATCCGTAATGAAAAATCGTTGTCCTTTTCTGAGATGCTGTCGCTGTTGTTGTGATTGTGCAGTTGTGATGAACTCATGATCATCACATACATACATTCTCCCATCCAGTTTACCAATTCCTTTTCGTGTGACTTTTCCAGTAGAGACAGAACCACGGGCATGTTTGTCGATTGCACGAGTGTTGATACCCCATAGATTTCGAGCCATACCAATGATTGGTGATTGCTTCTCCAAACAATCCACAATTCCGGGAACATCCATAAATTGTTCTCCACCAATATCATATGGGTCAACAATCGCAACACATTTCCGGGGAAAGGTATTGATCAACTGTTGCAACAATTCCCCATCAATCAAATGTGCATTGTTGATAATGATCATCTCATAATGATTGATCAACTTCTCATTCACGGTTTTGACATATGGGAGATTCTGTTGATAAAAGTTGATGGGAAATAATGTCTCTGGTTGTACATGTTCCACAATCACATCAGAAAAAACATATGAGAATGGAATGTAATTGGAAATGAATCGCTTCGGTAGATAACAAAAGTCGGAGCATCCTTCCAATATCAAGATCTGTTCAAAGGGAACAATTCCCGTTGCAATATCCATCACATGGGATAATGGATGAGAACCAACAATTCCACCAATCGTCAATGTTTTTGTCGATGTATTACGAAAAAAACGATTGATCAAATCCAGCATTTCATTTAGTTCGATCACGTTCGTAGTTATCACCTCTTTTGAAACAGAAGCGAGATGGTGGGGACAAGCCCCACCATGCTTCTTGATATGGTGTCGATTATCTGAGTCTGAAAATCTGGTCTACACTCAGGTCATTTGTCACGGTATTGTTTGTCATGACACGTTCCACCAGCACACGGAACTGTTCCTGCTTGGTACCATAGATTCTGCGAATGAAGAGTGTACCCTGAACCTTGTCTGTTGCGGCGTCTGTCAAGCCGTCGATGATGATTCTTTCCGGTCTGAGGTACAGGCGATAATACGGTCTACCGGAACTCGGGTCAACTGCCAAGCTAATTCTGGAATAACGTACCAGTTCATCCAGCTTCTCACCAACAACACCAAGCTCATTCAGGTGCTGGAGCATCTGTCTGTTCTGCTCCATGTAGAGCTGTCTCATGTTGCCCGGATACATAAAGGGAGTCAGGTTCTCCATCACGTTCTTATCCAGGTTTCTCTCAGCAGAATACTGACGGACAATCTTGTCAACATATTCGTTGGACTTGTCTTCCACTTCGATATCCTTCGGGTTGATAACAACTCTCATGCGGAGATAACCGGCAAATGCAGTTACGCCAGTCCATCTTTCCCAGTCGCAGGCAATCTTGAAGCCGAGGACAGAGTCTTCCAGATACTTCTGGATGTCACCGACTGAGATTTCATAGAACTTGTTCGGAAGCGGCTGCCAGCCTGCTTTGTTGTTCTCACGGGTAGTATTGTTGCTCATAACGATTTCCTCCTAATTGTGTTTATTCCTCATTGACATAAGGGAGTATCATAAGGTAAATGGTCAATACTTTAATAATGTTCATTTCCTTCTGATTCAGGTTGTTGAAGTCGACACCATACAGTCTCTTGCTGAGTACTGTGGCGAGGGCGTCGTTTACATCGCCATCGTAATGTTCATCCAGGATATGATAGACACGTGACATGTCGTCGAACTGATTCTGGAGATAGATGACTTCGATTGTTTCTGCTTTTTTCACTTTGAGACGCATCTGCTTTACCAGCACATTGAGAGGCTCCACGAGATAATCAGGAACCTCTTCGCTGTGATTGACATAGATGGTCTCAGGATTCGCGATTCTATCGCATAATTCCTGAAGTGTCATATTACACCATCACTTTCCATATGCGGGATTGAAGAATCCCCAGTAGTTACCGCTCGGATTGTTCATGTTGTTCGATGCTGTCTGTGGCATGAACGGATTCGTGAACTGACCCGGTACACTGTTATTGGCATATCCAGCTTCTGCATAGCCGTAGCCATATGTCGGTGGTGCCTGATACGGCTGCTGACCGCCATACGGTACTCCGGAGTACTGCGGTGCCGGAGACTGGAAGTAGCCATCCTGACGTCTCGGCTGTTCCATTGCTGACGGCTGTGAGAGGACTGCGCTTGTTGCCTGATAACCGTCCTGCATTGCGCGAGCGCCTGCTTCCATTCCTGTGAACAGGTTCGCTACATTTAAACTTGACATTTCTGCTGACATAATCAATTGACCTCCTTGATAATTTGTTTACGGGTTGCTTCTCTTGATGGTAGGACTTCGTATCCGTACGTAAGAGATGTTCTTCATATTTATCACCATCCATTTCCGAAGTAGGTTGACGATGGGGGTGTGGGATGCTGATTCCGATTCTGTCTCTCGCAATAATCGATAAAGGATTGCAATCCTGTGTTGTCCACACTGAATGCATTTGGGTTTCCCCATGATAAACTCGGCTGATTCGGTGGACATATCACCGCTTCCACGGGGCGATTCAATGCTTCCTGCGTGTTACACCAATTGATGTCATATTTTTGCTGAGGAACCGGTTGCTGTACCACCGGTGGCATACAAAATTGCGGTTGCTGTACTGGCGGTGGTGGAGGCAATTGTACAACTGGTGGTTTGACAACTGCCAAGGGATACTGCGATGGTTGATACGTGTTGGAGCCATCCGCTGGAGAATCCCACATCGGTTTGGTTGGTAATGTGGAACAATCCGGCATCTGGAACTGGAAGTTGATTAATGGATTGACAACAGGCGGATTCATCATAGGTGTAACCGGAACAGATGGGACTGAGACTGGTGATGACGTATATACCACCTTTGGTTGTTGCAATTGCACCTGCTGTAATATCTGTGCAATCTGATTTGTAGTCTGCTGTTGTTGTAACTGGCACTGCTGAAGAATCTGCTGTACAAGCAGAACCAGTTGGTTGTTCATCTGAGACTGCTGTGGTTGTTGTTGCAACGGTTGACACATAAGCGGATTTGGTTGTTGATACATCAGCTGGCCCATCTGATTCATTAACATGGGATTCATCATCATTTGATTCATCTGGTTCATCATGTTCAAATTCATCATCTGATTCATCATTCCAACCGGATATCCTTTTTTCGCCATTTTCATCATGTCTTTGTACATGAGATATTCGGGAGGATATCTTGAAGCTTTGTCATCCTGAATGTGTTTCCATGCCGCTGTTCCTGCACCAACCAATGCAGCGATACCTGAGATAAGTGGCATTTGATCATTACTCCTTTCTTGTGATAGATTGTATATCGACGGAGTGTCTCTATACACAATAATCTTATATATGTCTAAAATACTTTTATTATTACTATATTAAATTGACCTCCGGTCAATTTAACAATGTATATGTGTAAAATGAAAAAGTTTTGACATAAGAGAGATGCCCCCCATATGGGGGCATTCTCATTATTGTGTTATTCAGACATACGACCAGCAGTAATCGCAAACCATTCTCTCAGCGATAAGTCAAATTCACCTGTGACATAGTTAGTCATACAGGAGAAATGGAATGGTTCAAACATTTCTCTTTCGAAGTCACCCGGCACAAGGAAAATGTCCAACTGGTCACCGTCAAAGTCTGCATTCAGACCGGCCAAACATTCAATGGTGATAGACATAGTATCATCATTGTCATCCAGTTTATAACGGCGAATCCTACACAGACAGATGGATGCCAAATTGTTTGTCGGCTCTCTTAACAACACACACCATGCGCCAGCACTGATAATCTCATCCATACACTTTACCACTTCCGGATGTGTGGTAAATGTCTTGACGAATAAACAAGACTGCTCCAATGTCATATTCTTACGAACAGCCAACATGTGAGCAATCTTGAACTGGTAGATGATTACCAACATAGAATACGGCAGGTCAATCTCATCAATGTTCAAAGACGGGTCAAGTGTGATAACCGCTCTGGAAGAGAACTGATACGGCCCACCGACAATCTCACTTCTGATGAATCCCGTCTTCTTGTCCATTTCCGATTCTACCAGATAATCCGTCGCTTCCAACCAGTTATTCTGGATAGCGTTCAAGGCATGCATTACTTCCAAATCAATGTTCATAAACTTGAGCTGACAATTCAATGCCACAATCTTCGCAAGCCATCGATTGATTGTGGGATAGAATTTGGATTCCGATGTCGTATTGGTGGGACGGAAAGCCGTTGAGTAAATCGGAATCTTTGTGGTGAATACATCGTTCTTACACTCCAGCAGTCTCTGAATATCGTCAGCATGTGGTTTGGAATAACAAGCGGCGATGATTTCTTCAAATCTCGCATGAAATGCATCATGTCCAATCCCCTGATAGATATGCTTGTTCTTGGGGATTTTCTTGATAATGGCGGAGATATCATTTGCAGCAACACGACCACGTTTCTTTGTCTTCTGCTTCTTCTCGAATTCCAAATCATTGTCATTGTACTTGACATCATGGTCTGCCTTATAATTACCCAGAATGAAGTTAATCATGTTCTGTCCAATTGCCCGCTTCAGCAGATAATAATAAGCCGGCGCAATCACATGATGAGGTGCAATATCCACCCATCCCGTATAACCGAAGTTCAATGAGTGGAGAGAGATTTCCGTACCACATCTGGGGCATTTCTGACCGATAATATCCTGACCGATGAAAGCTCCGCAATCACAGCGGAACTCACAATCGGTGAATTTGGATGAGTTTACCAACATGGACGGGTCAGTTGGTGAATACACATCTTCATTTTCAATGCGAAATCCATTATGCGTAATCATGTCTGCATAATATTCGGCTTCCAGGTTCATACGTTTCAAAATCATAATAATTCCTCCTATGATATGATATGATAATATTAAACCGTCATGCGTTCAAACAGTTCCACGAGCATATCCAATAACTTGATAGTCATATCCCCCGTATCATACAGCAATGCCGTGTTCAACAATGACGGGTCATTGTGATTGACAATGGTGTAGTTACTCAAGACACACTGGATAATCTTTTCCACATACACGTTCACATACTTTTCCGACAATAGATATTCACGGAAGTCATTCAGCTTAACATATTTCTTTACACCATTCAGGTCTTTTGGTGTCAAAGTCTTTGTGGAAGTTGTTGCTACTTTTCCCATGAGAATATTAATCAACGGATTAGAGATGGTGTCTTCCTCAGTCAGTCCATAGATGTTCATAATCATATTACGAACATACAGCAGGATGATATACTTCTGCTTCATGGTCAGTGTATCCGTTGATAGTGAAGAATGAAACTTGTTATACAACACCGTGTCCACGATAATCTTGGACAAGTCATTCATACGCGGAAGATGTTCCAGATACCAATCCACCGGTGTGATGTCAATCTCTAGTACGATATGACCGATGATGATATTCAAGTCTTTGAACATACAGCAGTATTCACCGGGATTGAAAGAACGCAATACGGAGATAGGTGCATTTGCAGATACGTTGTCAGATAAGAGCTGAGAAATGTCACCGTCGACATTGACCAAGGAATATCTCATCTGCATTTTGCGGGTGTTGTTCGTGTACTTTGTCACGATGGATTTGATTAATCCGACACAGCTGTATGTGGGACGTTTCTGAATGGGATCCCAAGCGGAAGCAAATGTCAGCTTGATTAATCCATCGCAAATCAATGTCTTTCTCATCAGATACTGCGTTGTCGTCGGTGCACTGACACCATCAATGGCTCTCATCTCATAGATTGCCTGGTTGGATGCAATTGTCTGGAGCACACGAGTGTTTGCATAATTATAAAGCAGAATATACATGTTGGGGTTGATTTGATTCATGATATGTGTGAACGCTTTCGCAAACAGTTCATACAAGTCTTTCGGAACATTACCTGTGAGCAGAATGAAATGCTCCACATAGATATGCATGATTTTAATCATGAAAGAGACTTTGTACATATCATACGTGAAGTCCACGGGGAACAGACCGACTACATCATCACCAACATTGTTCTCCTGTACCATCCTATCAATCTTCTCAATAATCTTATCGGAGAAGAGTGTCTCGTAGATGTCTTGATAGAATTCATCGAAGTTTGCAATCGTATGAATCAGACCATCTGTCTTATACTTCGCAATCAGCATATTCGTAATCAGTTCATTGTCCGGGTCATAAAGTGCGGTGAAGAAGTTAATCTGTTCACAAATCAGATTCTGGATTTCCGGACGCTTGGAACGAAGCTGGAAGATTTGTAATGTCGGGTCAGTATCCGGAAACAATGCACGAAAGTCCACAATAATCTGAGAACCGAAATATCTCATGATAACGTCTTCCGGGATTGGTTGCCAATCGATGAATCGAGTGGACTTGTATACTTTCCCTTCAGCACCTCTTGGGAACTTGTTGTACGGATACTCTGTCCCATGACGTACATTGTACGTGTACGTTTCGTCAGGGTCAAATAAATAGAACAGGCTTTTGGATACGACTTCGGGTTTCTTTGCGCTCATTTCATTTTTCTCCTTTCAAATTTAATCTCGAATCACATTCGTGAGTCCTCCGGATAACACACCAGTGTAGAATACAATCTTATCTTGTTTCTGCAATTCTTCGGGTACTCGTGTTAATAGTATATCTTTCACGTAAATAAAATCATCCACGATTGTTAATACAAACGGCGCTTTTACCTCTTTGCATGATTGAATCGCATCAGGGTTCGACGTAACAAATGTACAATTGGGATTGTGATTTAACAAATCTACCAAATCACCATGGTGATATGTGAGATACTGATTTTCGAATGATGAGATATAAGCTTCAATGGCTTCGGAATAATGATTGGAATACACAATCAGATTCGTGACGCCTTGTTTGGCAGCTTCTTGAAATACCTTGTAAGCGTAGACAAAGTTCGGTTTCATCATAATTTTAGATGACCAAAGCTGATGAATGTCAATGTCATAATCAAAGGTGTCTTTCAACCATTGATTGATGTCATAATGTTCGCGATTTAAATAAGAGAGAAGCATGTCCTCGTGGGACATGCTCTCAAACTTATCATTCACTTTGTTCTCGCGAAAGTATTCCGCGATATTGTACCCAATGATGGAAATGACATCTTCATATTGGATGATGAGACCTGCTTTGCCGATATTCTCCAGACTCACCATAATTAGAATGGAGCGTCATCATCGGAGATGGTCTCACCAGCAAGTGCAGCACCAAACTCATCCATATCCAGTTTTGCACGAGCAGCTTTCTTGTAACAGATGTCGAGATAATCTGTAAGCACTTTCCATGATGCATGAATGTTCAGTGGACCTACCGGAATCGGCTTCATGGTGATAGTTCTTGTACCATTCTTCTGATTGTCGATGGTGATTTTGTAATTGCTGCCGTCACCCGTGATGGTGAGTTTAGAACGACCGAAGTCCATTGACAGATTTGCATTCTCCGGCTTTGTCTGTTTCATACCCGTTATCAGTGCGCATACATTTTCAGAGTTGATGAAGCAGGACGGAAGTTCACCGGACATTTTCTGTTCATATGCATTCAGACCTGTAGAAGGGTCTTTACCGATAGCAGCCTTGATGCTCATCACAGTGTAGGTACCACCCTTGTCGGAGTTCCAGATGGAGACTTCAAGGATGCCGTCGTCGCCGTAGATTCTGCCAACACGGAAGTTGGACTTCTTTTTCGGTTCACCGTTGTTGTTCTGCTGGTTGTTAAAACCATTACCGTTGTTCATAAAAGCCATAATACATTCTCCTTTCGGCTTTCCATAAGATAGTAACATTACGTTTGTTTAGAAACATTATATATTGTTTCTTTGTGACAGAATTAATCTTCATCTTCTTCGTTTAACTGGATAATGTCATTGACTGTGAACTGGAGACTTGGTAAATCATTTTTGACAATACCAAATACATTTTCCAGAAAGTCTTTGTTGGCATCTTCGTACTCATCGAACCATTCGGTCTTCATCAGCTTCTCCAATGTGTTTTCGGACAAAGCTTTGATCAAATCACATAATCCGTCGACGTGTTTCTCCAGTGTGGAGAATGTACGGATCGTTGTCGGTTCGATATTCAGCTTCTGTTTAATCGAATTGATAATTTCGATAATCGCTGTCAGTGTTTCTGATGTGACATACTTCTTCATCTCATCACGATTCGGGAGTTCATCCGGAATCTCCGTGTATTTCTCATCAATCACATCAATCATATCGCTGAGTCGGTCTAACAGAATTGACAATGTGTTTCTCCATGTGGTGGGAGATAAGAAGATCGCATCTCCTTTGAGAAGTCGGATATACTCTTGAAAATCGTATTCCACACCATCATACTGCTCAATCCAATTACAAATGTCTTCCCACATATTTATCATCACCTCCTTTCATGTGTTCATTATATTATAGGAAAATCATTCTTGATGGAATCATACCCCCACGGGTGTCGTTGATAACCACGTCGAACAATCCCAATGCTTGTTTAAATGGGGACAACAATTTGTCCACGCAATAGTTTTCATCAATGCCGGGTTGTAACCATTCTGGAATCTTCTTGTAGCTCTCTGGTAAACTGATGACAGCTTCTTTCTTCTTCTTTGGGTCACTCTTCAGATTTAAATCATAAACTCGTTGTAACAATGGAATCTCGGGATGCTGTTCCATTAATGCGAAGGACAACGGAATGACAGTGACTCTGTCCATCGGCAAGATTTCTTCATCCGGGAACATGTTATTCCAAACAATCATTCCTTTCATCTGTGCAGGTAATGGTCCTTTATACGAATTGACTGTCTTGATACCTTGTACCTTGTGGAACGATGCTTCTGTCCGAACAACATGTTTCAGCTTTTCCCGTAATGCATAATACTCATCCAACAATCCTGCAACATCAATCTTTGCAGGTGTCAAGATATACTTGTCATGCAGCTGTAACATAATTGGCTCCAAGAATTCTGCAGAGTCACGTTTCTTGAATGACAATCCGGTGACTGCTGTCTCATGAATGTTACGAGGATTTCCTTCCTGTACAAAACAACTTGCAGAGTACATCTTCTTGGCAAACAGTGACATTGCGAGGAATGCAAATTCATTCTTGAACACGAACTTCTTGCGATAGTATGCATCCTGGATACCCCGATACAATACCAGATTCTCTGTCATCTGGGGAACGATGGCTTCGATGAATAACCGGAATCCGAATGCTGATGCAATCAAACAAGAGTCACGGAAATTGTCCACATGTGCTTGGAAGTCGTCCAGATATGATGCAAAGTGCACCATCAATGAGTCAGTGTCCGTCACACATACCACATCACGATGCATATTCCATGCACGAATCTCACAGTCATTCGGAATGAATGGATACACACAGTTGTCCAATACAAACTGTTTGCAATATTCAATGTCATTGACAATCTCCTCTGGGGGTTTGACGCCATATCCAGATTCATTGATATTGTCTTGGTCAATGTTTTCCACATTCAACCGATGCCGTTTCAAATAAGCCATAATGCTCGCAACATTCCCATTCAGGTATACCTTTAACACATGATGCAAATTATTTGCCAACATGAGTTTGGTCTTTTGGGGATTGGATAATGATGCAATATACATTCTTAAATACTTTAAATCCGTCAAGCTCAAGTCGTTTGTCATGTCGATTAAATGACCAATCACTTCATCATCCGTGTATGAATCCATCACCATCAGTTGTCGATTGGACGTGTCTGTTGTCAAGACTTTCTGGATGAAATCATACAGTTCATTGATACCATTCAGCTTTGCCCAACGGTCTTTGTTGCCAGATAATAGTTCCAGACAACAAATTAACGTGGTAGTCATATTCTTTGCACTACCAGTCGTTGCCGGTGGAATATAGATAGAATAGAATGGTGAGAGTGGGGTTCCACTTCCACCGTAATCTGAGTTCATAATGACTTTAATCTGACCCTGTGCACAGTACAAATTGAGATACTGAATGCTTCCTTTCTTCTCTTTGTACATCCTGTCTTTGGTAGCTCCACGGTCTGTCTGGAGTGTTTCCAAAAACAGCACCGTCGGAGACAGGTATTCCGAATGCTGTTTGAAGAAAGTACCGTTGGAAGAGATGATGGGTTTTCGTTCATTCATCCAGTCAAACACCTGTGTCATGGTAGTATCGAATCTTTCATGACGTACGTTGTTGTCCATCTGACACGGGATGTCGACAAAGTTGCGGTCGACCATTGTCGTTACCAGTTCTCTCACTTTGTCAGGGTTCACATTAGGATGTGTCTGCAGATACATCTGACAAATCATGTCTTCATACTGAGTTACAATGCTCATTTCATTTCTCCTTTCAATTCAATGGGGTGATTTTATGGATTATAACGAGCTCGAAAATAAGCCGACATTAAATGGATATACACTTGAGGGTGATATGGAATTAGAAGATGTCGGTATCGTTGAGTTAACACCCGAAATGGTTGCAGAATTATATCTGGAAACATTTGGATTTATCTTATAATCGCTTGATACATCGGGTACCTCGATGTTCAAATAAACAATATGTATATTTTGAAATACTTTACAAGGAGTGATTCTAATGCTCAACTTCTTACGGCAAGAAATTGCAAAGAAAGAACAAGAAAAAAAGAAAGCTTTTCATGCACAAGAAGCCCAACCAATTCAAGAGATGGATGAAGAAATTCTGAAATTCGCACATCTATTCCAAGAGATGGAAGAATTAACCATCGTCGGTACCAATGCACAGCGTGAACGACCCGTCATTGATATTCCGATTGAAGACGACATCGAATTGGATCTGGTAGAGGTGGATGTCAAGACAGGAAGAATCGTTGATGTTCCCATGGATGTACAGACCAATGAGGCGTTCTCACAAGAAAAGACATTTGATGATTTTTATCAAGAAGCAAGCAAGAAAGTGCCTCGTTTTCATAGAGAAAGTAATAAGTCATATCGTAATCGCATTCAAACAAAAGCATCAGAACTGTATTCGGAATATCATGATTACATTGTTCAAGAAGGATTATTTGGTAATGATATGATGAGTATTGGTGATGATCGTGTTCCATCCAATGCCATGGTGGATCTTGGTCCTCTGCATGAAGGCGGTTCCAGACATTATATTGCAAAGCTTCCAGTCTTCTTTGAAACAACGAATGACCATCAGATCTCATTGAACCAGATTCATGCGTTGAATGTTGCAAGTAATCTGGAAGCCTTTGAACACATGGGTGAAGCGCTCCGTGGATTGCTGGTGAAAGATGGACTCAATAAAGAATTATACAATGAAGAAATCTGGGACATTGCCACACCACTCAGAGTCATTGTTCCAATCGTCAATGAAAAATTTGTTGTTGGTATTGAATTTGAAATAGAGGGTATAAAACATCCTTATCCTGTGATGTGGAGTATCAATAAAAGTATAGTACGCCAGTCGAAGTCTGGTAAAGTGGAAAACAAAGATGAGTTGATGAAGAAACTCGGGGGTGACAAAGAACACGAATATGACAATATTAAAGTTGCCGATAAAGACTTTGATTCCATGAAGCTCGTTTGTAAGAAAGACTTCAAAGAATCAGAGGCAATCAAAGAAGCCGCAATGTATGTTCCACCAAATCGCTGGAGAACTGGCGATCGTTTTTATCAAGAAGCAATTGATTTCGGCGGAGGTGCACCGGATCCAAATACTGGAATGGGCGGTGGAGCAACTGCCGATTTGAATAATATGGGTGGAGCACCGGATCTCAATCAAACTACACCAACTGCAAATGCAGATGCTTCAACGGCAACAACAAATGATGTTTCCCAACAGATTGCCGATAGTGTCGCAAATGCAACAGCTGCGAATACTGCTGCACAAGGTCAAGCTAACATTATGAGTACCAATCCAACGTTCGATGCAAACGTAGATGACACATTCTCTGATTTGGATAATGCAATGGGTGCGGTAGATACACCTCCTGCTGATGACATGAGTGATATGAATACACCACCAGCTGGTATGGATGATCTTGGTGATGATGTGGGAACACCTCCGATGGATACTCCAGCACCTGCCGAAAGTCTTGATGATATTACACCTCCTGATACTGACACTGATCCAATCCCCGAAGAACCTACTGGTGATATGGATAAAGGCCTCGGCGACGTGGATATCGATAATATGTCCATGGATGATATGATCCAACAAGGTATTGAAAAACTGAAGACATTACCAATGGCACAACTGAAAGAATTCCTGAGTGATGGCAGTGGTGGTGTTGGTTCGTCAGGTGGTGATGATTTGTCATTAGAATTTGCAATCACAACAGAGACAGATGAAGTCGTGACAGAAGCATTCCATTTAAAGAAGGAACTCAGTATGGGAATTCGTAGAATCTTGGGTGACTTGAATTCGAATGACATGTCATGGAAAGAGATCTTTGAAGGCGTGAAGAAAGACGGAAAAGGCTTGAGTAAAACTCTCAGTAGGGCTATCAAAACCAAGGACTTCAGTTATGCGAAACGAGAGTTGGAAGGACTTGGTCATGCCCTAAATGAATTGACAATGCAATTGGATGGTACACCAGCCAGTGGACAAGTGTCAAAAATCAAAGACTCCATCAAGAACTTTGCAAAATCTTCAAAGGCCGTATCAAAAGTGATTGACCTGAATGATCTTGTTGAAGAAAAGATTTCTGATGTAGAATACGCTATGAGACATAATGATCCAAAAAAGATCATTCCAAAGAAACTCACCGAAGCAAAAAATAAACACGAAGAGGAGGATGAAGACGATGCCTGATATTAAAGACCTATTGGATGATATTATCAAATCCACTGACAAATCCTATGAGGATAAACACAAAGCTTCAGAAGATTCTTCCAGTCATGAGAAGTTTGACAAGATCAATTTTCGTGAGAAATTATCCTTGTATGTATTACGGGATCTCATCAGTGCAATGATGCATGATGATACAAAAGACTTAGATGGTATGATCGACCAATCTATCATGAGACACATTAATACCAACTATGGCGGTTCCTGTTATGATTATCTAAAATCTTCTTGCCAGAAGTTACAGTCTCCCTTAATTGGTGACATCATCATGGAAATCAATGATTATTGTGACAAGGTCGAACAAGAAGTTTGTTTAACAAAAGACCCAAAGTGTATTGAAGAAGCTGCTTTAAAAACAAAAGAGCTGCTGAAGAATTGTGACAACTATGATGAATTCCGTCAGAGTCTCATGAACAAGGTTTCCAAAGACATTGTGGAAGATGTCACAAATGTCGTTGTCAATGGTAATGAAGCTCCTGTATTTGATGACTTGGACGAATCCTTGAATAAGAAGTCTAAGGAACAAAAGGAGAAAGAAGCCAAAGAGAAAAAACAGAAAGAGGAACAGCAAGACGAAAATGCATTACCTCAAACACAGGATCAACAACCAAATCAATCTTCTGAAACACCAGCTGACACAACAAAAACAGAATCCGTGATTCTCAAAATGTGCGAACAGATTGTCACCGAATCTTACGTCAAGCAACATAAAAAAATGACGTCAGAAGAAGGGCTTAATCGAGCCATCATCGAATACTGCATTGTCCAGATGGATGGGTTATTCAAACAGAATCCGAAACAGGATGGATTCGATCGATATCTCAAATGGTAATTGAAATGTATACGGGGGCATATGCCCCCGTATCATGATATTTTTCTTTTAATAAAAACATATATATTTAACACGAAAGGAGGAGATATCTTTATGAATCTCGAAGAAGCCAAAAAGTTAATGACACCCGAAGCAATGCACAATCTGAAACATGTCATCTCCAATGAGGAAAAAATTGACATGAGTAAGAAAGTCAATGGTGATGCTATCATGGTCGCCTTGTGCAAAGCCATCAATGAGGAAGTTATCAAAACCAGTTCCTTGTCAACTCCACTGGTGAAGATGCTGAACTCAGCAACCAACACAGTCTCTCAGTCAAAGCTGGGGGAGATTCTCGACCAGGTCAGAACAGCACAGCCGAACATGGTGTGCAACATCAAATTGGTGACAGCAGACCTTGGTCGCACAGTACAGACGTGGACTTATACCTGCACGGAAGACTGCTTGTTCAACAGCATGTTCGAATACGTAGTACAGACCTTCCGGATTACTCCCCAGATGGTGCGGGAACGTATGTCCAAACTGCTCAAGCCCACGATTGCAAATAACATCGGACAGTTCGTGGCGAAATATGAAGCGTCCACCCACAAAGATGAACTGGTCGTGTCAATCACAACGATTGCTCGTCTCGCAAATATCGTTGACCATATCATCAAAGTGGAATTCGTCGAAACAAAGTAAAGCAAGATGCCCCGGCTTAGCCGGGGCTCTATTTAATCAAAGTTTAAAATTTTTTTGTAAGCTTCAATGAAGTCGTCCAGATGGTCTTTGTCGTATACCGTTAATGCATCAACATCATCGTCTGTGATAGGTGTATGTTCGAATGTATGCATATGCGCATGTTTCAGAATCCGTTCATTTTCCTCTTTTGTCAACATCGGGTTGTAAATGACGTAGTTCTGTTCAAACTGTCCCGGAAAGACATCCTCTAACGTAACAAATGTTAACTTTCGTTCATATGATGGAACTTTGTCATTGTATTCACCAACCGTGTTTGTGATGACATGTGACTTTCGATTATGTGACGCTTTACTGGAAATGGGTCTCACTTTTGTTTGTCTTATAATTGACATCCCGTTTCACCACCTTTCTCATGATGTCTTCGACAGATTTGTAACCCTTTGCATTCGGGTATACGATTTCACGGGGATGACAATCCTCACAACGTTCTCCCGGATCAAGTGTACAACCGCAAGTAGGGCAGATTTTGTAATAGGGTTTCATAACAAATTCCTCTCTTTCTAATTTTTATAACAAGGAGTGATTACAATGGCCGTTGATTTCAATGCCAGACCAAGCTATTTACCCACACAACAAAGATTTCGGTTACCATCTGAATCATCAGATGTATCCATTTTTTTGTTGTCCGATTCCTATGAGTATGACTTGGAAATGATTAAAATGTTTCCACAACCAAAGATGTCATATAAGAACTTATTAATCCCATATCGATTTGTCGATAAAATCGGTGGGAAATACGTCCGTTATATACTCATGCAGAATGAGTATAATAAGAAAATCATGTATGCACAAAAACAGAAGATGCAACCACAACTTGTCACAATTAGGTTCCCTTACGAGAAAACATATAAAGAGAATCTGTATATTCCATTCTCAGAAATTGTAAATAGGATCTCTCCAGTCTTAAAGACTTTGGATCCACAGACCATTCAGAATTCTATTTTCAATGTCTTTGGATTAGTGGCAAACAAATTCAATTTCTCTAAAAAGAAAGTACTATGGATTGATACAAAGCGATTTCGTATCTATAACAATCCAATGATGAAGAATTTCAAATCGGATATTGTCAATGCATTACTGACAGCATACGCAGTAAATCCCGTTGACAAAATCAAGAAAGCTTCTTGGGTGATCATCTTTCATACACCAAGTGAAGATTGTAAATTTGACTTAGCTGCATTTGAAGAGCGAGACCAACAGAGACTGCGACAGATGTTAAATCGCATCGGGGTTCCTTTTGTTAGCACAGATTATGACGAGTCATCACTTGACACAAAAGCCGCTTCCGAATCTTTGGATGAAATCAAACAAGATGCAGAAGACGCAGAGAAATCTGATCAAGTCAAAGATCAATTGATGAATCAATTAACACCACAAGAATCCATCGAAACAAAAGCAAAAGATGACGGCGTTCGTATTATGCAATTGGATGAGAATTTACAACGTTTACAAGATTCTCACAAATCATCCATTCGTGATATCAAATCAACCATCGCTTCATTATTTGATCAATATCATGGAGATAAGGCAGAAGCACTACCAGATGACCCAACAAAGAAAAATCAACAACAACTCTTTGCCGCAAAAGCATTTGACATCAATGCGGATTTACAAAATCGCATCAACCCCAATCAAGGAGTTGTCGATCAAATCAAAGCAAAAACATTATCCGACAATTTGGCACAGGTGAGTGACTCACCAGTGGAAAAAGAATTGATTGGACAAGCAGCACAGAAGATTGCAAATGATGTGGAGACGGCGAATGATAATACAGTATTGGCTTCTACTTCTTCTCCTCGTGAAGAGAAGCTACGTCAACAGATGGGTGATTTGAAGCTCAACAATGTAACATTCTCTAAATTGGTACAAGTGTCCGATGTACCAAAGCCAAAACCATTAAAGCCGATTAAAACCACTTCTACTTCCAGTTGTGCAAAAACAGGTACACAATTTGCCATGGTTGCAAAAGAATATGAAGACAAATTGATGGATCGTGACATTGTTGCAACACTCATGAATTTGTCAAAACCAAGTGATGGATTCTATGTGACAAATGTAGATATCCAAGATCGATCCAGTGTTGTTGCAATGGTCAATGACTGGAAGATCACATTAAAAAGTAAAGTGAGTGGTTTACAAAATATCATCCATATTTACATCCCAAAGATGTTTAATGGAAGATTCTTTTACAATGGAACTTGGTATACAATCGACAAGCAGGACTTTCCGATTCCGATATTAAAGATTAATACAAAAACAGTGATCATCACCAGTAACTACAACAAGATTACAGTTGCTCGATATGACACAAAATCGTTGGTTGATGTAATTGCATTACGGAAATTGATTGATCGACAAGTGAATCCAGATGGAAGTAACAAGTACGTGAGAGTAGGTAAGAATACGAATGCAAATATGAAATATGTTTCCACAATTGAATTTGATGAATTTGCCAAGATATGGTATTCCTTTGACATTCCGGAGATGGATGCTCACTTCTGTTTCAATCGAAATGACTGTTTAAAGAAATGGCAATTTGTTACCGTAAATGATCATGAGTTCTGCTGTGGTATGATTGGGAAAACACCCGTTGTGATTGATTCTGATACTGCAAGGACTCGTTCAGGAAAAACCTTAACACAGGTCATCGTAGAATGTTTGCCGGATTTCTTACAACAAGAATTCTACAAGACCAAGCCGGGCAAGACAAGTATGTATGCTACCATCAAGATTGGTGGAACTGTTCCATTAGGTGTTGCCATTGCAGCATGGGAAGGGATTTCCTCATTATTGAAAACAAGTGGTGTGGAATATAAATTCGTGGAACCACGATTCAAGGATCCAAATTATATCATCTATCCATTTAAAGATCGTGCATTGGCGATTAAGAATACAATTCTGGGACAATTGGTATTTAACGGATTCTTCCGACTGAATACCAAAGCATATAACTTTGCAGATTTCGATATTTCAATCCTGGAATCGAATTCCATTTATGTGGACTTATTTAATCAGCATTTCTTCTCTCAATATTCCCAGTTGACAACATTCATCACGTATTACAATTTCTTTGTCGATGCCATTACCGCAGATGTATGCAATCATTACAATATGCCAAATACATTGCCGGGGTTATTAATCTATGCGGCAAATCTATTATGTGATAACACATATAAGAATGAGTTTGACTCTTCCTTATATCGTGTACGTTCCTCTGAGGTGATTCCTGCCATGATCCATTATCATTTGGCAGTCGAAATGAGTAAATACAATAACAGAACTGGTTCTCGTTCTCGTAAGTCCAAATTCCAATTCAACCCCAACTGCATCATTCAAGAATTGATTAATCTGGAGACATGTAACCAAATCTCCGCATTGAACCCCATGATTGAATTGCATGCGCGCGAAACCATCTCCACGAAAGGTTTCCGCGGTGTCAATAATACACGCAGCTATTCCGAAGAACGAAGATCTTATAACGATAGCATGATTGGAAAGATGGCGATGAGTTCTCCAAACTCAGGTAATGTCGGAATGCAACGTCAAACAACCGGTGATCCGAAAATTGAATCTGTCCGTGGATATACTTCGACAGATACAGTGGACAATCATACCTTTACAGATATGCAATTGGCTTCATTCTCTGAATTGTGTACCCCCGGAACCGTATCCCGTGACGATGCTATTCGTGTTGCCATCGGTTGTTCTCAAACAGGACATATCGTTGGTGTTGAACATGGTGAACCGGTTATGATTAACAACGGTTTTGATGAACTTGCACCTGCCTATTTAACTGAAGAATTTTGTGTTATGGCACAAGATGATGGAAAAGTGTTGGAAATCACAGACGGATACATGATCGTGCAATATAAGAATGAGGAAAAGCAAGCAATCCCAGTTGATTCAAAACTGGGTTTCAATTCTGGTTCAGGTTTCTATGTGGATAATAAACTGGTACCAAATTACGAAGCTGGACAATCATTCAGGAAGAATGACATCTTAGCATATCATGCAAAACATTTCTCGAAAGACTGCACGGGTCAAGTTCGTATGAATGTCGGAACATTGGCAAAGATTGCATTCTATGGTTCTTACTTCACCTATGAAGATAGCGGCGCTATCACGACCAGTATGTCCAAAAAAATGTCAACAAATATTATCATGAAAGAAATTGTCAAATTGGATGCAACAGAGGATATCGATAAGATTGTCAAGGTAGGAGACGAGATTGAAATCGGTGATCCAATTGTCACATTCGGCTTGGGAGATACCGGTGACAAATCCGTTGATAACTTCTTAAAAGCATTTGGTACCATGGCAGAGGATGACTCCTTTAAACGAATTATCAAAGCAGATCATGCAGGAACTGTCGTAGATGTCAAGATCTACACGAATAAAAGTCTGGATAAGCTATCTCCATCCTTGTTCAAGATTGTATCAGATTACTTTAAACAGAATCGTACCAAACGCAAGATTCTGGACAAGTATGATGGAACGAGTTCCGTCTACAAGTTAGGAACCTTGTATGAACGCCCAACAGAACCTTTGAAGACACCAACCATCAAAGGGATCAACTGCGATGTTTTAATCGAAGTATACATTGGACACGATGATGAAGTGTCTGTTGGAGACAAATTGGCAGACTATGGTGCATGTAAACAGGTGATATCCGAAGTCATTCCGGATGGTTTAGAGCCATATTCCGAACATGACCCGGACGAACCAATCGATATGTTCCAAGCACCATCATCCGTGTTAAAACGTATGGTGCCGTCACTCGTTGTCAATGCTGCCGGTAACAAAGTCTTGATCAATTTAAAACGAACTTGCAAAAAAATATGGGAAGGAAATTAAAAAATATGATGGGGGCGATAAGCCCCCATTCACGAATCTGTAACTTTTAATTGTAGGAGATGAGAAAAAATGAAGATCAATTACAACGACTGGTTTTATGAATTCCAAAAATACACAAAAGGAATTCGAGGATATAACGACACAAACTGGGTTGATATGGGAAAACGATATCAACAGTTGAAGCAACTCAATTCCAAATTGTTTGGTGAACAACCATTTGGTGTTGCGGGAAATACAAAAGGATTTGAGAAGTTATTGGATCTGATGGTAAAATCCAATTATCAATTTTCCAACATTAACGAATCCCTGATCAAGACATATGAACATACATTACGCGGTGCCATGAGTAAGATGATGGTGAATACACATGCCGTGATCTTTCATGCCACATCATTAAAGGACCCGAATATCCACACTGAGAATCTCAAAGCAACACATATTATCGATATTCCATATGACCAAATGCATTTTGGAGAACGGGATGAATTCATCCGTCAAAAACTGCAAAAGATGCATAATTCTGTCAATCGACAATTTATTTCTATGACGGAATTTACGTCCAATCCATTTACAAAAATTCTAGGATTCACATGTATCTGCACCATCAATGGAAAAATTTGTAATGACTTTTATATTGGATATGATGACCAAGGATTACGATTTAAATTTACTTATGGTGGACTGGCCGATGCTGAGATCATGATTTATAAATTAGACAATACCATTGTTGACACATTTGAAATTCCTGTTACAACATTAACAGCGAGAGACGATCGAATTGTTTATTTATTTCCAACAATTACAAATCCGGAACAATTGGTTGGAAAACTTTGCATCATCGATCTATATTCGGAAGATTATCGAAAGACCATGCAAGTTGTGCCACACTTTGGGATGATGCAAGAAGATGGGCGTATTAGAATTGATCAACAACAAAATGCATTGACCAATATGATCGATCGATTAAACTTGACAACATTGAATGTGATTGTTTATTTCCCACATGCATTACACGAGATCAACGGTATCTATCCAGCAACAAACTATATGCACATGACAAAGTTATCTCCTGTATATACGGACTTAGAAAATGTTGTCACAAATGTGGACGGAAATCAAATTGTTGCGTCAGATATTTCTTCGATGGATACATCAAACTTTCCCATCTGTACACCACCCATCTGCATTGATCGTACATATGATTTACATTTTCATGAGATTTGTGAATGTGTAAATCTATATGAGGCAATGCATCGTGCGCTACATGTATTTGATTACTTTGGAGAATATTTATCCAATCATAAAATAACGACGTTCGATGAATACCGTAACATCATTGGTTCTCGTGCAGAATATCTCTTTGCTGAAATGGAAAACTATGGGAGATCATATGTATATGGTATGATGATTACAGGGTTAGTGGATGCCTCATTATTTACCAGATTTTATCAGTTCATAGAACATCTCAGAGAATTGGCACATCTGAATGAGGACACATGGGAGACTTATCAAGATTATATGGATGATGAATTTTATGGTGGATATGCTTATGAACAATTCGTATTGGATATCACAAAACCATTTCGAGAATGTCAATCACTGAATATATTCCGCGGACTCACCATTCATTCAAAATCAAATTTAACACAAGCCGCTGATTCCCATGAATTCAATCGTCCCGTCTCAGAACAATGTTTCATTGCATTACAATATTCTCAAGAAGAAGATGCATGGTTATTTGCTTATCCAAAAATGAAGCATTTCAAGGGAATTGAAAATACCTTCTATATCAATGATGATTTGCAGGGAAATGAGGTATTCAAGTTCTTCGTATTATATACGGACACAAAATATCCAAGTGCAACACCAATTGATGATGCATTTGAGGTGGAAACGGTATTGGATTATGACACCTTCATTACAGAAGTTGAACATCACTTGGGATTCATTCGATACTGGGAAGTCGAGAATCAATTGATGAAACTGTCAAAGATGTTATATATGGAATATACCGATCAATCGATTGTCCAAATTATGTCGGATATTCTATGTGGTAAATTACAAGCAAAGGATCTTGTACACCATTATTGGTCTTCCTTACAATATGACGATGGAACTAAAACATCTGACAATGCGAATGCATATGATGAGACATCCGATCGAGCACCATTCGCCATCAACTATCTGTTTTACACGTTGGCTTTGATGAATGGGAATGATGATGCATTACAAACATTCTTCTATCGAACATTGACAGATGACAAATACAACGATCGTTATTTGGATTACAACATCTCAAGCGTAATAGATCATCAACCAAAATTGGTAATGAACTTTTCAAAATACAATCACCCACAACCGGATTTGACAGATTCCAATTTAAAAATGTCCACAAATAACATGAATATGTATTGGGGAATGCCGGGGTTGTATCGTAATGATGGAACAGCGATGGATAGCACCAATTATCCATATGCATTTACCGTGAACACCGTAGGTGGATTATCACAACATTGTCCATTAATCGAAGATGGGAGAATCAATACGAAATTCTATTTGGGAACAAATACTTTGGCAAATTCGTATTCTTTGTATTATGATATTCAATTGGCAAAATTGTATACAAAATATCTGAACTGCATTCGAGATCTCATCAGCTATTTAGAGACAAATTACAAGATCGGAGTCAATCAAACATTTGCCGTGCAATCTGGAATGGAGTCTTTACAAAAGATCTATGATGAGATCAGCTCTTTCTATAAAGCATTACCAGATACATCCTTCTTATGTTTAAACAAAACAGATTTGAAGAATATGATCGACAATGAACCATTCTTGAAACATACACAAGATGGAATCTTACATGACTTATTAAGCATTTATAAAAGATTACAATCACCCGAATATTTCTTTACAATGAATCTCGTATCCTGGGATGGATCACAAAGAATCAACAGTAGTTATCAATCATTGTATAAGGGCGTCAACTGGTGGCTACGGACATTGCGTTATATGTATTTCGTATATGGATTCAAAACACAAACCATCCGTCGTGTCCGAAATATCTATTTACATCTGAAGAAATTTCATAAGGTACAAAATGTACATCGATTCAAACAGCTTTGTCTAAATTTTGATGCTGGTTTCATCAAACGGGATATGCAATATACTGTTGCCGAATGGGATCAATCAGATACTTCAAAACCAGTTTATGTACCATTCCCTGGAACTGCGATTCGCAATAACTCCATTAACTTTGTCACCGGATTAAAATTAGGAAAAGGAGCATTTGATCAATTTGATGAGATAATGGAATCGATTCAGATAGCAAAGGCACAATATCTGTCGAAGATGGAGACATATGTCAATAAAATCATGCAACAGTTTGTATTCGATTTATATGTCATCGACGATTTGGTGTACAAGCCAGCCGGATATCAACCGGATCCAAATACGACCGTCTCATTTACAACAAAGCCCATGTATGCAAAATGGACAGTCATTCGTAATGTACAACATCCCCAATTCCATCCACCTTATTCTATTGCGGATGATACAAAGACATTATATTTTGCCGTAGATTCTAAATTCATCGATGGATCCTATGTCATGAAAGCACATGGTGGACTTCGCAAGATTTGTGAATATGCATTCTTTCAAGGAACGACAATTTTACGTACCGATGATGAAAATGCCGAAATAGAAATCTATGATAAATCGGGAACGCGTCTGGCGAAATACAAATACCAAATCACGTTCAGAAGAGTTGGTAATTCCGCGGATTTGTTACCTGATATGGAAATGCTTTCTAATATCACAAACAGTCGTGTGGATTTGCAAAACATCCATGAAGAAATACAAACCGTTGAGAATGGTGTTGCCATTTCTCAAAGAGTCACCAATACCAATTATGAAATGTTATTGGCCAATCGATATCAACAATTGGATCATACATATGAGATGATCTTAGATCGAGAGACATTGTTACCTGGACCAATCGATCGATTATACATTTCCAATCAAGATATCAACCAATTCATCCTCAGTGATTTGGGAAGCCGTCCCACGACACAACTCTTCTTCAAACCCTCTCAAGTGATGCATATTACTGGAACAGATGATAGTGTCGGATCAGGTTTATGTGTCTCTCAAAAAGTATATCTTATGACAAATGACGAGCTACAATATGTCTTCCCCGTAGAAGTTACTGCCATTGATCATTCAATGCATCGGGGATTTGTTGAAGCAAAAGTCGATAGCAGACATGCAAAATGGTTTGAAATCAAAGACAAAAATCTGATAGAACGATATCTGACATCGGATGTGGAATGTCATATCGTACCGGATAACATCTCCAATTTCTTAGATGAATTCTCCAATGAAACATATCGAACATTTTACAATCCCACCTTTGATCCAGAATTGGAATATACCGACGAAGATTATGATGGAATGATCAGTGTTCCAGGTGATCCGATCTATGTACAAAATAATGCGAATTATGTGTATACTAGAATCAATGGAAGATTTCCATCCATTGTCCCAGACCCATATATGGACGATGAACACAAACAATGGAGATTTCATTATATGGGATGGAATCAATTATTGGATGAAGATGGTTGTATGTCATTACAATTACTGAATGTGAATCGTTCTTTATTAACGGATCCAGAACTATATCCCATTCTGAGACAAGAACCCAATGACCATGATGTTTGGAAATTGGAACAGTTGACATATCAATCTATGATAGATAAGATTCAATCAGAATCAACAGATGATCGAGAATCATTGGATCAAATGATTGACCGTCGAGAAGATTGGTATTCCATTTTACAAGAAGCAAAGACAGAATATGACAGGGAAATTGCACAACGAAAAATTCAAGATTTCAACAAACGAATTGAGACTTCAGAAGCATTGATAAAGCGAATTAAAACATATGTGGAAGATCCAGAGCAACCCACAACATGGTTCAATGTTTCCTCTTATGATGCGGCAAAAGTGTATATCAATAATAACCGTACAAAATTACCTCGAACGTATCAGTTTGATATTCGCGATATTCGATATGCGGAACAACTGAAAGTGTATCTGTATGATTGGGAGCATAAGCGATGGATGGATCCATCTACATATTCCGTTTCCTTTACATTAACAACCTTTGATCAAATGGATGCGTGGGAAGATCAAGTCATTCGCACCGGTAGACGAATTCGTATTCAACCAAATGATGGATTTGTTTATTCACATAAGATATTGATCTATTTTGCATATCAATCGTCGGATGTGTTTAAGGACACGTATGCACAAGGTGCTGTTCATTGTCAAGTTCGTTTTAAACCAATTCTATCCACAAATCATGAGATTCCCGAAGATCCAGATGCTGTGAAGAATGACATGTATAAAGATTTATCAATTCGGAAACATGTGGACTATCAAGAGACATATACTTATGATGACAAATCCACAATCTATTTCAATTATGCATGGATGAATGAATTTTATGGAATCACGGGATTCACAAATCCTACACAAGATATGTTATATATCAGGCGTCCCAATAGTACAAAATCGATTACGGAAAAACGTGAACCAGACACGCAATATGCAATTGATCGAATGGGGACGCATAGTGGTCATTTTCCATTTACACCAGTACCAAGATTCTGTCATTTATCAGTCATCAATAAATCAGATGACATAGTCTATGATGTGGACAATTTTAGTTTAAATTGTTATATCAGAAATCCTTTCAAAGATACAACAACCTCTGCTGGACTTGTCATTCCATCTTATGAAGTATCCATGATACAAGAAATCGATCACTTTAAAGTCGGGGAAACAGTTAAGTTGATTTGCATCAATCATCAGCAAGCGGAATATGATGGGAATATTTCATCTATCATGTTCCAAGGTGAAACAGCAATGGATGAGGATGGTAATCAAATCATCAAGATCATTGGTTCTACATTGACAGCTTTTCATGATAGAACCTATACTTGTACGATATTCCATGATTCAGCATATGCATGTGTGGGAGGTTTGATACGGATTCATGTTACTTCACAATCAGCATTATTGACCAATGATGATGGTACATGGGTTCAGATTCCCCCTGCATTACTGCCATATCATGAAATTCCAGATGAATTTCTCATTGTATCTCCCATCTTTCATGAAAGTGGATCGACTGTTGGGATCGAAGTTCATATCGACACATCGTACAAAAAACAAACAACCGATCTAATTCAAAAAGACAATTCCGGAACGTTTAATCCATTTGAATTTTACTATGATCATTTTCATAAGATTCGGTATCCCATCTCTAATATTCGACATGAGCAATTTGACAAACGTTTGACATATAAGCCAGAAACATCAACCAGACTCAATGATTCCCGTGTGGTGGTACGGACAAACTATGTGAGCGTTTGTCGCTATTGTTTAAATGACATTCCAAAGAATGGATTGATTGATGTGACAGGTTATATTCCCACACCATTGTCCAGAACCAGATATGAATTTTGGGTCAATGGTAGACAACTGAGAGGAACGAGCAATGTTGTGATTTTATCTCCAACATCATTCCAATTGATTCATTTATCTTCGTTGAAGAATTTTGAATTGATTGAATTAATGGATGATATGTATGAGAACACATTGTCCAACAAAGGAAATGTGTATATTGATATCGAAGGAAATGTATATAACTCATATCAACAAGCTTTCTTATCAAATCATGCGGTATTACAACAGCATGTTCGATTTGCATATAATGGATATCCCAATCATGATCCATTACAAAATTACACAACCGGATTGATTGCAAATCCAAACAATGTGGATGTAGAAACAAATATCATGGACTATTGGGATGAAGGTGCAATTCCAGATGATGACAGATTGAATTACAATAACTATTATAACATCCCCACCTTGAATGGTGTTTCCATGTATCATCCCATTACTGATGATTTGGGAATGTATGAGATTCCCAATACAGAGATATTGAAACAGTTTGATCTTATATGGAAAAAAGAAATCACCACCAATCCATTATTCCCAACAACACATTTCGATGGATCGATGATTGTGGATCAACAATATGTATTATTCCACATCATTGAAAAACGTGATGTGTTTGAGATTTACACAACGGGAACATATTCGAAATATTTCACATTGTATCTGTCAAAGAATTCATATGCATCGATTGAAAGCATTGAGAATACCGTTCAAATCATTCCATTTATTCGAACTGGAACGCATGTTCTATTGGATAAATCCGTTCGTGGATTATGGTTACATGCAACAATCGAAAATGAATTACCAAAGAAAATACAATAAATCAAAAAAATAACCGAGGGAGAATGGAGCGTCAGGCCGACAAACAGCAAGCTCCCAGAGATCCCCCCCCCCGGTTATTTGTAATACTTACATTACAGCTCGGACAAGCTGATGCGGTTTCCCTCTTCTTTTGCTTTGGTCCTGAGAACCTCTACAACAGACGAGGGAGACGAAATTTTCTGGCACGCATGTAACGATCTTACTTCACGAACATATTCGATGAAGTAATCATCAGTCATATGTTTTTTCAGGAACTTGAGACGGTGTCCGTACTCACCGTCAAAGGATGAGAATCTCTCCTGCGGAATTTCACCGGTATCGTCAGGAAAGATTCCATGGAGTTTGATCAACACCTTGCAGTAGAACTGCAGAGCCTGGGAGTTATCCCAGCCCTTGATTCGCTTCAAGGTGTTGATCGCGTATTTGTCAGCGACATACTCGCTTGCGAGCTGTGTATCGCTGACAGCATTCACAATGTGACCCACTTCATGCAGGATCACAAAGTGAATTTCATCTTCATCAAGATGGAAATCTGTCCGGAGACTTTCCGTATCGATAAAGACGAGATTATCAACTTCGTCAATCGTGTCGAAGTTGATGATCGGAAGGTGCTTGAACAGCGTCATTTTAGCCACTGTTGCCGCACCAGCGGCATAGAGATCCTGTGCCTCTTCGTAGTCAGAGGCGCTCATGGTTGATTTGTTAAAATCAAGAATTTCAATATTCTGATTTCTTGCCCACTGGACAATCTTATCAGAATGGAAATTCTCGGTTTCAACTAAACGCCGGTACCCCTTCTTCAGGAGTTCCTGCATTTTAAAAATTGTCATATGTATACCCCCTTTTGGGAACTTCTTGATCCAGCTGGCTTTCACCCTACCCTATGCATTCAGGTAGCATATGACACTGGAGAAGTGTAATATGATATATTTCTATATCATATTAATCATATTTATATGAAGATTTAAAATAATCGAAGACATACAAGAGATAATGTCGGTGGGGCATATGCCCCACCGTATCACAAAATAAGAAAGGAGAAAATACGCACAAAATGCATTACATAGATTCCTTGTCAATTCTATGTAATGATTCTGTACCAGTTATGAATAATGAAACCCATTGTCAAATCATGATCCTGTATTTCTGATTTGACACTACCACATAGTGCTTCAATATAAAAAATAAATACACGTTTCGCTCCGCCCCAGTTGGGGCGAAAGCGTACTAGTGTATTCTTAGGAGGAAATAAAATGCCAGTGACGAATGGAAGCCTGAACCATCCGTCATGAACCCGTTAATCCACAGACCCGCACTCTGCGAATTACTTATTTGTTGGGATTGGCATTTCTCATTGCCTGTAAGATGGACTGTTCCATCTGTAAGGTTTTCTGGTCTTGTGTCTGCACTAAGGATGTCTGATACAGTTGATTGTTGACGGGGTTATCCTGGACATGTTTCAGTCCATCCAAGAAGCCATCAATGCGACTCTGGAGGCTCTGGTTCAGATTACCATCATTGGCATACTGCAAGTCATCCAACAAATCTGCAGTGGTATACTGCTTATTGTGTGTGATGTTATAATAATTCTCACCGGCATTGGGCTGCATCCAATCATAGTCCAACGGTGCTCTCTGCTGCTGTTCCTTCTGCTGATAGAACATATTGGTGTTAGGCAATGAGAATCGGGAGAAGGTACCTTGTGCTGCTTTGATAATGGGACTGATGGGTGTATTATATCCCTGCTGATGGAGCTGATACCAATATTCCCATTCGTTTGCACCAGTCACATCTACCTCGTATCTCTGACCAACGGGCATTTCTTTCTTCTTTTTCTTCTTATTGTTGTCATCACGATTGATGATGGTGACAGTGCCATTGACAATGCCCTTTAATGTTTCGGGGTCATCAATGATGGTTGTCCAGTTCAGATACAATTTTGGGAGCTGACAATATTCAAAACGAATCTCTCCCTTATTAAATTTAGCAACAGCTTCTTCATAACTCATCCATGGATAATCATGTCTGAGAGAATACTCGATTGCATCGAAGATAATCTTAATCGCATTGACATAGTCCGCCTGGTTATAATAACACTTCTGCAGTCTTGACAATTTCTGGAAGATTTCCCTTTTCTCTTGTGACTCGTATAACTCATCATCACGTTTATGATATACCAAATCAGGATTGCGACGAACAATCGATGTGGACATTTCTTCTTCCAGTTTGGCCTTCTGTTCATCACTCAACTGAATCACCAGAATGTCTTTCTTGGTAGCCTCTCTCTTTTTCGCTTCCAGCTTCTTCTGCATCAGTTCTGAATGGGACTGCTTAAATGCCTCGATGTCATCTTCATTGTCCATGATTTCCGCTTCCAGTTCCATGGCATACATCTTCAGGTCAGCTTCCAATTCCGGTGTCATCAGTACCCGGATGCCTTTGTGAATCTTCTCGAGATACTCTCTCAATTCCTCTTTGTCATACGTGTAGATGTAATCATCCATACTACCATTCTTCCTTTCTTGATATGGGTCTCTCATTCGGTAACATACAAAACAATCATATCTATCATCACCATATTCCTTTCTCCTTGTACTGGAATTGTCTATTTATGATTACTAATATAATTGACCTCCGGTCAATTTAATAATACATATGTCCAAAAGAAAAAGTTTTAGACTTAGACAAAGAAACAAAACAATCTTAATGTGTCCCCTTTCGGGGACACCAATTCATCGGTAATTTGTTTTCTTTTTCTAGACATAAGGTTTTTCAGCGGCGAAGAACTAAACCACTATATGGAACAATCTATTGTGTATTTAACAAATCATTCTATATAGTATCTAACATATCATATTATTATAGTATTTTCCCTATAATATCAATGTATATAGTATATGTATAATCCCTCCGGGATTATACTACCGTCAAGTTATAGTAAATAAGATTTATTTGATTTATTATAAAATCCATATTCATACATGTAGACGCTTTAATAATCTTATTCAATAGAAAGGAGAATGCATATGGCAACATACTTACCAGGATTTGGACAATTAAAGATTAGCACATCCGAATTCAGACAGAAGAATCCTATTGAATCGAAGTACTCACCACGATTATTTGGAGCACCTCCACAGCTGTCAAGTTTATGTGATATGAGAATTGATTCACAGTATGATGGACATGAAGGAGAAACCGGAGATTGGTATCGAAACAATGTTTTGAAACCAGCACAAGTCGCAAACTTCTTTGTTGGAAGAGCCTTATTTACAGGGGGTTACAACGGTGTCATGGATGTCATTCGTCAATGTTTGGCTTACAATAAAGCATTACAAAAGTATGACATCTTTGGACGGAATGACGTGCAAGTGAATACGGGTGTAAATTATAATGCATTTATCAATGATCAAGAAAATGCCATGAGAACCATTCGACAGAAGAATACAGAAACCACACCAAGTGAAGTGACCATTACAACGGAAACGAGTGATGATCCAACAGAAACAACTTCCGATACTGGTGATGTTGCTGCAACAGATGTTGGATCTTCTTCACTTAGTATTGAGGGTGCATTGGAAACCGTAACAGAAGGTGCAACAAATACATGGTCAACGACAAAAGAAATTGTAAGTCGATATGCCTCAGGAATTGCGGATGCTGTATGGGGAGACGATGACACACAAGTTTCTGATCTTGATGCGTTAGATTGGTCAGGGGTGGGATATGATAGTTCATCAAATGTCATTAACACTGTTGCTTCTTCCTTTGGTGGAAACCTTGCCATGTTGGCAGTTCCATTGATTACCTCATTATCCATTGGACAACCATTCTACACTTTTGAAGCAGATTGGCAGACCTACATCAATAATGTAAAGATGATGATCAATTCTGCAATTGTTATGCTCGGTTTACAAAGAGCCAAAATTCGAATTGGAAATCGCTTATATCCCATTGGAATGGATGTGCAATATACCGGAGATACGGACGTTTGGACAAACTATCGATACATTACTCCTGACGAAGACAATCCTGTTGGAGATGTCACAAGTATTGATAACTTGGCGGGGGAGACATCGCAATATGTATCATTTATGGTGGACACCTTATCTGCAAATGAGAATTATTCAAATTCTACAACGGAATCTAAAATCTATTCAACAATGCAACAAGGCAGTGATATTGGTAAAGAAATTGCATTCATTACAAACTCGAGTGCAAATGATATTGATGACGGCATCATCAAGATGGCAGGAACAGCTGTCGGATTGGCAGAATCTGTACTGAACACATTGACATTTGGTGTTGGCAAATTTGTGACGGGAGCATTGGGATCGATGGCTCGTTCATATATTGGTGAACATCCCATTTATCCAAAGATCTTCGACAGACATGATGGGTCATCCAGTATGACATTAAATATCAAATTACGTGCATCACGTGGAGATCCATATACTTACCTGATCGATGTCTTAGTTCCGTTATTCCATATCATGGGAATGGCATTGCCGAAGATGTCACAGTATTCCGCTGGCGCTTATCAATATCCACCCATCATTCAATGCCAAATTCCCGGATTATGGGGAACCAGATTGGGGATGATTACCCAAGTTGGTATTACAAAAAATCCAGATGGTCAAGGATTGAGTGTAAACGGATATCCCATGTCTATCAATGTAAGTGTGACCATTGAAAATCTGACACATTGTATGGTCACAACACCGATGAACAAACCGGCTTATTTCTTGAATAACCATACAATGTTTGATTACATTGCACAATGCACGGGTGTTGACAAATATCGAAACAATCCATCTGCACGTTTGGTAACAAGATTGGCGTTAGCTGCTTCTTATGGTGAGAACTTCTTTTACAATCTTGGCAATGCATTTGCAAATGAAATCACAACTTATGTGAACAAACTCACCAGAATCAATTCGTTATAAAAAAGAAGAACGGGGGCACACGCCCCCGTTCTCTTAATAACCAATCATATTTAACATGAGTAAGCCAAACGTAAGCGGATCAAACGTATACAATGTGTGGTCAATTGCCATTGCATCTTCTAACGGAATACGACAGCTTCCATGCATCGTATTGACCTGAATCGCCGGATAACATTCATTTGCCTCATTGCTCCAGACACAAGGGATGATGGTCATGCCGTTAATGTGCATTGCTTTTTCCGTGGTAAATCTTTCTAATACGAGTGAGTCGATTTCAAACTCTGTATTGTTCATATTTGGAAACAGTTCCAACAGATGTTGTTGAACTAATTTGATGGATTTGTGCAATAATAGTACAAAGTGTGAATAATTGTTTGCAGGAAGAAAGAGACGATTGGGGGAGCCATATGGCTCCCCAATTGTCAATGAGAATGAAGGTTCGATATATGTGGTATCTCTGTAGTCTTTCATGGTCGGGAATTTGTCATTCACCTTTTTCTGATATTGGTAAACGACACGGAGCTGTTTGTTAATGATTCCACGGTACAATGTGTGGTTAATCTTATTCATACGATTACTCCTTCGGTTTGATGTGATAGTCGATATCCATATACACAGACATGACCATCTTGTCAAGAATCTGATTGTATTCTACAATGTTATTCGCATCGAATACAACAGCACGGGTTGGGAATTCCTGTTCGATGAATTTGTACAAATCGAACTTGATATTCGGATATTTGTTGACGTTGACATCGGAGAAGACAGATACGTCAGCATATGGTGAGATGGTACCAGACTGACCCACATCCTTTGAGGATTCGATGAAGTCAACTTTACCAATCATACTGGGGTTCATTTGCTTATGAACGAAACCAATCTTGTGTCTGTCTAATCTTCCCAAGCTATTAGGCCTTGTGTTCACATGGGTCGCAAATCCATGCAGTTCTCTTATGAACTTCTTACACTTTCATGCAAGAGCAGACTATATCTTCACTTTACTAAGTGTCTCTCGTTTCCACCCATCGCAAACTTATAGGTGTACTCCCTCGTCAGGGATAGTCGTTGGGGGTGATCTTATCTTCCCTGCTGATTACCAATTGTGACATCTTTCACATTTTCACACTTCGGTAGTGAAAGCTTTACGGTGTTCCAGCATATATGAGAGAATGAGCCATTGTGTTAACCCTTACGTGTGTAGCTCAGGAGATGTGGATAATCCAAGTCGTTGGCAAAGTCAATCGAATGCACCGTGCCAAGTTCATACATTTTACGCAGAATACAGTCAGGTGCAAACTTGAAGTATCCTTCGATGTCAGACATCATTGCCAATGCACCAAAACGGAACATCTGTTTGAGTTTGTCGGATACCATTGCCGTGATGATGGTGGAGATAACTTCATTTCTTCTCAAGCGTTTGTTCTCAAAGGAGAAGAAGTTCATATCGTCAAACTCAGTTTGCAAGATATATTTCAATAACGAAATCATGATACGTTTGTCCACTTCGGGAATGGGAAGCACCTGTGCACTGATGGTATCTAACATACGAGCAACATGCATCTGATGACAAGCACCGCGATGTTCCACCATTCCATCATAATAACTTAACTGATATACCCACCACTGGGGATTCATGAGTTCTTCCATATTCTTCGGATGATAAGACTGAATCAACTGATAAGCCATTGTGAGAATCGTTCTTACATATTCAAACTTGATTAAGCCTTTCTTGTAAGCTTTAATATACAGCTCTACAGCATCCAACGGTTTAAAGTATTCATAGTCTGCTTCATCATTCAAGATACGGTCACAGAACTGCAGGATGGGAAATACCTCGAGGTAAGACAACACCGCCGGTACATGCATGAAGCACGACAAAATCGGTTCCATAGTAGTGAAGATTTTTACCATACCAACCTTTGCCGTAACCATTTTTCCACGGATGGATGTGATAGTGGCTTCTTCATACTGGATGACAACCGGCAGTAAAGACTTGATGATGAACTTGTTGTCACCGCCTGGATACAGTAGTTTGTCGACGAGCTGATACTCGGAATATCTCAGGTTGTCCAGATAATAACGACCCTTTTCATCCGCAATCGGAATGTGTAAGGTATTGTGAATCACCTGAGACACAAGGTTCTTGTTCTTATCACGTGCCTCCACATATACGTCAAAGTCGAGCACACCGATGCGGTTGTCGGAGATATTCTTCGTCTTAATTTTGGTACCGGTCTCACGGCGCTTGGTCTGGATATCACTGGACAACGGATACGGGTTCCAATTCCAGTTGCCGATGGCGACAAACGGAGAGTTTTCTGCTCCCTCGATGGGATACAAGCGGAGCTGATTGATGATTTGTAACCCGG